TCTTTAGATGCTGCCGGAAAAGTTCCTTCCAGCCAGTTACCGTCTTATGTAGATGCTGTAATTAACGTAGCTAATTATGCTGCTTTAACAGCACTTTCTGATAAGCAGGAAGGCGTTATCTATGTAGTCGAGGATACTAATAAAGTATATCGTTATATACAAGCTTCTGACAGCTTCTTACAGATAGGGGCGGAAGTTTCTACAGCAGACACCGCTAACGAAGCATTAAAACTTAAGACGGCAAGAAATATTAATGGAGTAGCCTTTGATGGTACAGCCGACATTACTATAACGCAGGTAGCTAATGCTACTAATGCAGCTAAAGCTGGAGAAGCTGCTAAGCTTGAAACGCCACGGACTATTAACGGAGTAGCTTTTGATGGTACCGCTAATATAGTAGTAGCTGATAATACTAAGTTACCTTTGACCGGTGGAACAGTAACCGGAGACATTACAGCCGACCATTTAACAGCGTCAACATTTACAGGAGATGTTGTAGGTAATGCTACTTCTGCTACTAAATTAAAAACAGCTGTTAAGATTAATGGAATTGATTTTGATGGAACAGCTGATATAATGATAAGTGCTGAACCTTCAGAAGTTATTTCAAATGCTGAAATCTTAGCTTTGTTTAATTAATAAGGAGATAAGATAATGACTAAAAAGTTACTTACGCTGGAAGGTTTAACGACATATACGACCCAGATAAAAGATAAATTTGTTCAGAAAGACGGAGCCAAAGTTCTTTCATCGAATGATTACACCACCGTAGACAAAGACAAATTAGCTGGAGTAGAAGACGCTGCTCAAGTGAATAAAATAGAGAAAGTAAAAGTCAATGGAGTAGACGTAGCTATTAACTCTAAAGCAGTTGATATTACAGTACCGAGTACAGTTGCACAATTAACTGATGCAGATGATTACGCTAAGAAAACAGACTTAGCTAATGTCACGGTTAAGAAAACAGAAGTAGCTGACATCGACTCACTTTTCTAAGAAAATAAAAATAAGAGGTGGTTAAATTTGAGTTATGATTTTTCCATAGAAGAAAAACATTTACAAAGACTCTATACAAAGCTTGACACCTACCAAAAACATTTCTATGACAGTATACAAAATCACTTATTTATAGCAGTAGACGCTAAGGCAGGAACCGGTAAATCTTTTATATCAGTATTAGCTGGATTAACTTTATTTTTAACAGGGAAGATTTCAAAGATTTACTATATAAGAATACCAGATGACCGGTCTTTACGTTTAGGATACTTACCTGGTACAGAAGAAGATAAGCAGTCAATATATTCAGCACCTTTCTATGACGCTTTAGAAACATGCGGATTACAGCCGGAATATATTGAAAGCTTAATCATGGAAAACTCTATCAAGATATTAACTGATATTTCTATGAGAGGTATTAATATAGATAACTCTTATGTAATTATAGACGAAGCTCAAAACGGCAGATTATCTGATTTAAAACTTATACTTACACGTATATCTGATAATTCAAAATGTGTTTTTATAGGACATTCAAAACAGTACGATAATTATGAAGGTAAAAACGATAATGCTTTTGAACGTTATATCAAGCACATGACAAAGAAAGATTGGGCTATACAATGTGAGCTTAAAAAGAACTATCGAGGTAAACTTTCGCAATGGGCAGATGAATTAGAGTAAAAGGATATGCACTATGGATTTTAATTCTATTCTTAGTCAACTGATACAAGTATTTATTGTTTTTCTGTGTGGTATGTTTTGGGCAAAAATTCACTATATATCCTCACAGTATACATCAATTAAAGAAGGCTTAGTAGCCTTATTGAGGTCTGAAATTATTAATGTACATGAAGAATGCATGTCTTTACACGGTATCTCATATCTCAAAAAAGAAGTAGTTAATAAACTTTATAAGTCTTATGATAACTTAGGCGGTAATGGTGTAATCACAGGCATTATGCGTGATATAGACACTTTACCAATTATCTATACAAAGTATGAAAATGACCATATTAGCAAAGATAAAAAGGATATTTAAAAGAAAAAGAAGAACACAGAAGTCTATGCTATTAATAGACTTTTTCGCTGTGATGTTTATTTTACTGATTATAGTTTATGTTGTTGCATGGATATTGGATGCCTTATATACTTTAGTACCCAAGCTTACAGAGTTTAGAAATTTCATAAACTCATTTATTGGCATGACTTTAGTAGTGGGATTTCTTTCTACATACTTACATGATGGAAATAATAATGGGATTCCTGACATGGTAGAAAGAAATATAGAAGAAGGAAAGATTTCATCCGTTGATTCAAATAGTCCAGCAGCAAGAGTAGCTACTAAAGTAACAGAGACTGCACAGACTGTAATTAAGAATAATAGTACAAGGAGTTAAAAAGTGAAGGTTATTGATATATCAGATTGGCAGGAAGGAATCGACCTTGACGAAGCATATGAAGACGGTATGCGTGGACTTATAGTTAAGATTTCTGAAGGTTGTTCTCTTCAAGATTTATATAGTACACATATTGCAAAAGCCAAAGAATTAGGTATTCCGTGGGGAGTATATTGTTTAACACACGCTCCTCATGAAGACCGAGCGGTTCAAGAAGCTCAAACCGTTATAGATGAGCTTTATGAATTAGGAGAACCTGAATTAGGTATATGGTATGATGTAGAGCCTGAACATGCTGACTCATTAGATTCAGATATTTTAACTGCTTGCTGTTCAGCTTTTGTAGTAAGATGTAATGAAAATGGATTTTCAGCAGGAATTTATGGAACATATTATACATTGTCTAACCAAGTACAGTGTTATGATTTAGCTGATTATGTTCCTTATTGGGTAGCTGACCCGTCTAACCAGAATGATTTTGCTATTGAAAATCCTTCTTTACGTGTAGTAGGGTGGCAGTATGCTTTAGACAAGCCGGCATATGGAGTTTCAGCGGTAGACTTTAACGAGTGGGAGTATTAAATGAGATATGAATTTAAGGAGAAAACAGTTTTCTATTTCTTTATAGCTTCAATGTGTCTTATTTTATGCCTTTCGGGTTATATGTATTATCATAAAGAAAATGAAAAGAAATCTAAGATAATACCGGCGGAAGGTATAAAGAACGAAGAAGTCATAGAAAAGAAACTGAATGTAGACAAGAACACATCTTATCAGATAGTAAAAGAGATAAGTAAAGCAAAACCTGTTCTTACATACTACACAGAAGCAAAATCAACTGAACAATTAGCTAAAGACATATCAAAAGATATAGACAAGAAGTCACCTAATCTGCCTAAAGTTATGACAGATAAATCTGATAAAACGGTAGTTTCACCGGACGAAGATAAAAAGCAAGTAAACGTATATAAAATAAATTTGAAAAAAGTACACAAAATAAAAGCGGGTGTTTCTGTTATAGACTCAAAAGTTTATCCGACAGCTTCTTATCAGTGCGGAAGAGTTGATTCTACAGTACATTTTAATAATACAGGTATAAAAGGGGTCACTGTATCATATACTTTATATGAATGGTAGACAAAACTTTTATCAATATATAGCTCCTTAATTGGAGCTATTTTATTTTTCCTAAAATATAGTATAATATAAAGACGGAGGAAAAAGAGATGGAGAAATACAAAGGGCATTTATTTCCTGAATTTTATTTAACATGTCCAATGTGCAATCATAGAGAAGAATACGAATATGACTTTGGGCTTTTTGATGAGATTTTTTATTCTGATGGAAGATTTCCTAACGAGTCTTTGTGGGAATGTCCTAAATGTCACTATATTAATCCGATAAATTCTGTAAAAGAATCAGTAAACAGTATATCAATTTCATCAATGACTATTCCCTTTGAGTATATAATAGATGGAGAAATAAAAAAGACTACTTTAATAGCGGACGACTTTACTATTTACGCCGAGATAGAAGGTGAATGGTTGGATTTGAATGAGCTATACTCAACAACATTATAGGGGGGAGAAATGGGTCAAATACACATACAAGAATTTTTACCATCATATTTAAACACATATGACTATGTTGTTGTTATGGATTTATCATGGCAGCTGCATAGGAATTTTTATGTCTTTAAAAATTTTCATACAATAACGCCGGCTGGATTAAAGCTTCCTAATGGGCATTTATATGGTACACTGCAAGCTATACAGTCTTTTTTATCTATGCCTGGATATCCAAATACAGCAGTAGTAATAGTAAGAGATGGTGTACCGAAAGACAGAATAATCTTAACTGAATCAACAGGACGTTCATATAAAGAAGGAAGAGCCGAGCTTGAATACAACTTCTTTAATGATATTCCATATATAGTAAAATTAGCTTCAATACATTCAAACGTTTATTTTTCATATAATGAAGATAAAGAAGCAGATGATAATTTATATAACCTTTCCAGGAAAATTGATTTAGCAAAAGTCTTTATCAATTCAGGGGATAACGATTTAATGCAAGCACTCACAGAAGACAATAGAGTTTCTATTGTTCGGAAAGTCACTAAAGGGGAGCCGGAGATAATTGATTGGGATAGGTTTACTACAATAGAAGAAGAAAATTCATTATATAAAAAATTCTTACGGATTTCACCTTCTAAGCTTCCCATTTATAGAGCTATTGTAGGAGATGCTTCTGATTCTCTAAAAGGAATACCGAGGTTTCCGCATAAGAAAGCTAAGGAGATAGCAGAGAGTGTAGAAACTTTTGAAGAAATTTTTGAGAATAATTTCGTTGAAAGCCAGTATAATAATAAGATAAAAGAAAACAAGGAAACATTGAAATTTAATTATCAGATGATGAAGTTACGAGATAATTACTATCCTAACTTATACAAAGTCAATGTGGGTAAAGACTATGCACACAGAGTTATTTCCTATTTCGGTCTTGAGAGATGGGGTCAATTTTTAAGTAGAAATGGATTTTTCTGATGTACGAAGTAAATGATTCATACAAACTTACAAAAGAGCAGGAAGAGGGAGTAGAATTTTTATATAACCATCCCAATTCTGTATTAGGGGATAAGCCAGGAATGGGCAAGACGTTACAAGCACTTTCATTGGCTTATTTAATCATGAGTAAGTTTGACCAAAAATACGCCCAGAGAGAAAAAGAAAAGCTGATAAAATCAGAACGGATAAACGTACCACAAAATATCCTTAAACCAGGTACACAAAACACACACATTAATAACGATACAGTCAATAAAGACCATATAGTAATAAAAGAAAACAACAAAGCAAATATAAAGAATAATACGAGCCAGCAGAACGAACTAAAGAACAAAGATATTATAAAAGAAGAGAGAATCCCACAGATAATAACAATAATATTATGTCCTAAATCAGCGACCAACGCATTCAAGAAAGAGCTAAAGAGGGTAAGATTACCATATCACATTAGAACTACCAACGAAAGTACAACGACTCATAAAAGCGGAAGAATATTTCTAATGAACTATAGTAATCTCACGCCGCTAAAGAATCTAATCAATAACATACAGAAGATTAAATTTAAACCAGGTATCAAGCGACCTGTCAAGATTTTACTAATTTGTGACGAAGTACACAAGATAGGAAATCCGGACAGTAACTTAACCAGAGAGCTAAAATCTTTACGTAGTAGCTTTAGTGTAGTCTATGGTTTAACAGCGACCCCTTTACTGAACAACATTATATCAGTATATTCAATCATGGACTTTTTACGTCCAGGATATTTAAGTGACAGCAGGAGGGATTTCGAGAATAAATTTGTGATTTACCACGAGCGGGTCATCAGGACAAGGCGAGGAGTGCGGAAAGTTCGAGAGATAGCAGGTTACAAGAACTTAGAGAGTTTAAAGCTTTTACTCAAGAGGTGTTACATCTCCAGAGGGAAAGAGTACAAATTAAACTTCAAGGGCATAAAATTCGACATCACAGAAGAAGAGGGTGGACTTTATAACATAGCCTCAAAAGGTTTAATGAGCAAAGAGAAAGAATATACAAGCGAGAACCCACAAGCCTTTGCCGCAAGGCTGCATTCGCTCCAGATGGTAGTGGATGGGGCGAGAAGCCCGCAGTATGACTCTGCTACAAACATATTTAATATCAAGAATGATAACAGAGTATCAACGAAGATAAGGTATTTAATAACACTAGTATCACACATTATACATAAAAACGAGTCTGTAATAATATATACAGACTATGACGAGGTATTCAGTTATTTAGAGTATCACATCAAACGTTCAAGCGTACAATACAGTAAGCTTATGTCGATAACAGGGAAGCAGAGCGAAGAGGCGAGACGCCAGGCGGAGCAGATAATACCTAAAAGTATCATTATAATCACAAAAGCAGGTTCAGAGTCTATCAATTTGCAGAAAGCGAACAATATAATATTCTATGACACGCCTTTTTCCTTATATACGATAATACAAAGTATAGGTAGAATATGCAGGATAGACAGCAAGTTCAGTACACAGAACATATACACCCTGGTAGCTAAAGGCACGATAGATGAATATAAAACCTTATTGATAGAGCAGCATAAAGAGCTTATAAACAAGATATTCGGACAAGAGGGTTTAAAGAATATTCCCAAGTTCAGTCGGACAATGAAAGGAGAAGAGGTAATAAAGTACAAGAAGTTTCTCAAAAACTCAATGCTGTGGAATTTGACAAAGAGAAGAAAATGATGTAATATATAAAATATAGAGATAAACGGACGAAGACAAAAGCCGCGGGCGTTCCTGCTTTAAATGTCGAGAGACAGCTTTGTACTAACGTACACAGTAGCAAGGTTAAACCAGTAGTCCAGCCGTCTTAGGGAGTGACGAGCCTAAGAGGAGATGCAAGGGAGTTGTGACCCCAGGTATCTGCAGTCAACGAGAAATAAAATAGAAAAAGTAGAGACTAAAGCAAAATACCAGCCAGAGTGAAAAACCAGGGCAAGTAAAACAAGCGTAACGAAAAGTAAACTAAGAGTAGAAAATAAAAGAGAGTAGTAAGTTCCTCTTATAATTCAGAGAGCGTGTTTTATAAGAGCTTAGTGGTAACTGTCGCAGACAAGGTTATAGGCTAAGGGCCGGTAGAATCTGATTTCGTACATCAGAAATATCCATTTCAAAAATAGCTAAATTCGCTGAATTTAGCAGTTACAACTGAATAATGATGAATTTATCAAAGAGCTTTAGAAGAAGAGCATATAACGCAACGTACTAATAACATTGATAACGATAACAAGGAATGTGCCACAGCTTTTAACCTCATAGAGGACGCTACCTGTGCAGCACTCTTGAGAAGTTATTATAACGTTAGAGGTACTAAGCACCAAGGTAAATTCATAAAAGAAAGTACATCTATTTATAAGATAGTATAGCTGCATAAGCCTTAGTCACGTTTATGTAGTAAATAGCCTTATCAAGACGAGGTAAATATACTATAAGACAGGTACTTATTTAACTATTGGCTGTTTAAAGAATAAAGTCAGTATGTTTATTAAGTTTTGTCAAAAGAGAGAGAAATGAATAGATGGATTTGTCGTATATAATATCTGATACTAAAATCTACAGTATCAGTTTTTTAATTTATAGTATAATATAAAGAGAGTTATTTGAAAGAATTTATTGTTATTAAAAGGAGAAAGAAATGAAACCGTATTACAAAGAGCCGGACAGGGTAGTTAATTTTGCGAGGGAGAATTTAGACGAGACAATTACATCCAGATTTGTATATAAACACCAGCTTAAATTTTCTACACCGTATCATGTATTTAATCAGACAAATTTTAAAGGAACATTTTTATTCCAACCGAGAGGATTTTATAGGAAATCAATTAATTCGGTAACAAGGGAATTATATTATGCGAAAGACTTTGATACAAAAGATTTGGAAGAATTTTTCAAAGGGTGTTTCTTTTATGAGAAGAAGCCGGAGCTTAAATTAGGAGAAGTATATTATTACCTTTATTGGGAAGAGAATGAGCCTGATGTTCTTACTTTCAAAATTAAATCGACAGACTATACCGGTACAGAAACAGATTTGGCAAGACTTAGCTTAGGTAACTTTTTTGAATCAATCTTTGTAGCACAGCTTAATTCAGATAAGATATATAACAGAGCAAGAAGACTCACGTATTCACAGCCTAAGAAAGTTATCTTGAGAGAGTGGCAGAATAATATGTAACGTAGTTTATAATATAATTTATAAATAAAAACATTTGACATATTTTACAACTTCTTTTATAATATAGACATAAAGAAATGTATTATGTTTATAGAGGAGAAGAAAGAAATGAAAAAGCTTGTATTATTTATCTTAATTGTATTTATAGCTGGTTATACTGTGACAGATTTTCCGAAAGAAGAAGTTATCACGTATCATTATACGGTGAAAGCTGGAGACAATCTGTATGACATAGCGAAAGATATTGTTAAGGAGAATGAAGACGTCCGTGAATTGGTTTATCAGATTAAGAAAGATAATAATATATCTGACGTTGGGAATTTACAAGCGGGAGACGAGTTGATAATACATGTTAAATCTCACTGATTCCCAGCAAGAGGCGTTAGAGAAGCTGGAAAAATTCTTACAATCGGATAGAAAAATATTTGTATTGGCAGGGTATGCTGGTACAGGAAAATCTACTATTATTTCAGAGTTCTTTAAGAATAAAGAAAAAGGCTTAGTAGGTTTCTTAGGTCCTACAGGGCGTTCAGTTTCAGTCTTATCCGCAAAAGGTATTCCGGCGATTACTATACACCACTACCAATATTCTTTGTTAGACAAAGAAGGGGAAGAATTAATCTTTGCTTTAAAGAAGATGCCTATCAGGCATTGCGAAGTAATAGTAGTAGACGAAGCTTCTATGGTAGACAAAGAAATCTTTAAAGACCTTCTGAAATTTCCTCACAAGATAATATTTGTTGGAGACCCTTTCCAGCTTCCGCCTATTGGAGATGACCCTCACTTGTTTGACCATCCGGACGTTATCTTGACCGAGATTATAAGACAAGCCGGAGAATCAGGTATAGTAAGATTAGCTACAAAAATTAGGAATAGAGAGACAATCACGCCTGAAAAAGGGGAAGACTTTGAAGTTTTAACAAGGCAGGATATAAAAGGTAATAAAGACTTTATAGAAACCTGTTTAAAGACAGACCAGATATTAGTTACTACAAACAAAGACAGGAATAGTCTCAACCGGTATATCAGACAGAAATTAGGATTTAGTGGACTAATTCCCCAAGCGGGGGAGAAAGTCGTACTCACTAAGAATATGTGGAATACGGAGATAGGGGGAGCAAGGCCTGTAAACGGAATGACCGGAGAATGTAAGATGGCTAAAGTCTGCAAAGGCTTATTAGGCTTCTTGAGATTCAAGCCGGATTATACACATCATAGCCGAGATTTAAAAACTGATTTTGCTAACTTCTATCAAGAACCTTTTGACGATGAATGGGATATGAATAGGGCTACATTTGATTTTGGATATGCGGTTACTGTTTGGAAATACCAAGGTTCCGAAGCAGAAGACATAGTAGCTATCATTCCCAAGTATGCTAACTGGGTTGATAGAGACAGGCTGCTTTATACAGCTGTTACGAGAGCGAAGAAACATTTACATTTAGTTATATGAGGTATTCTGATGAGTACATCGTTAGAAAAATTTTATAAGCTGAAGGCTTTTTATCCGGAGATTATGTCTATCAGGAATTTTAGCCTTGAAAAATTCAAAACAATATATGATAAAGTGAAAGACATAGAATCAGACAACTCTTTATGTGTGAAATACGAAAACAATAAGGAGCTTAAGTATGTAGCTTTATCTTTAATATTAAGGCTAAAGAAATTCAAGTCTGTTAAATTCCTGAATGCTTATGAGCTTATAGACATTTATTTAGGAAACGTAGAAGAGTATAAAACTATATTTGATTTAAAGCAGGATATTATCCTGGTATATTTTACAGGTACAGAATTTGAAAATAGAAGGCAGGATGATATAGTAATACAGTTAGGAGAGAATCTATTAACAAACAATAGGCACTTGTGGATATTGACCACAGTAAATATACAACAGAAATATCTGGCTTTACATGAATGGCTAAAGCAGAATGAGATAGAGACAATTACTTTAGGACAAAAAAGAATGGAAATAGAGGAAATATAAGTGGAGACTATAATTAAGTCTATACTGAATACATCAGGAGACGAGACAGCTTTAATCATTAACCAGGTATTATCACCGGAAAACCAGAATTATTTTTCATCACAGGAAACACAGCTGTTTGAAGAGTTCAGGGATAACTTAAAAGAATTAGGCAAGCTGCCTACAGAAAGCTATTTCTTAAATGAACATCCGGAATATGAAGTACCTCTTAGCAAAGCGAAAGTCTTATCAGAAGAAGATTTAAAGATAAGATATAAGCTACTGTTAAGACAGAGAATAAACCAAGACATTTCCAAGACCTTAATGCAGGTGGCAGGGGAAGTCAAAGCGAAAGGATTTACGCCGGAGCTTCAAGACAGATTAGCTGATATTAAAGTAGACCAGGGGAAAGTCGAGAAATCTACTACAGACACACCAGAAGCTTTTTTAGAATATTATAAGGCGAAGAAAAACAAACCTATTGGTTTGTTGTCATTCATACCGGAAATAGATGAGGCTATCGGTGGACTGCCTATGGGCGGTATTTCAACTGTATTTGGTTTCGTAGCAAACGGTAAATCAACTTACATGTTAAACTGTGCTTATAATAATGCCAAGAAAGAAAACTATAATGTAGTAATAATATCATTGGAAGTCTCAAAAGAAGATGTGCTTATACAGCTGCTTTCAAGACATTCCAATGAGTCAAAATTTACGGAATATGTTGGATTACCACATCAAAAAATCAGACAGTGTAAACTGAATGAAAAAGAGACAGAGTATTTTACAGAAACTATTTTGCCGGACTTTTATGAGACAGGCGGAAAAATAAAGATACTGGATGAGACTGATTTTGCTACAATGTCTAAAGCGGAAGTCAGAACCAAGCTGGAAGACGTAGATGATGAATTTATAAAAGAGACAGGTAAAGGTATAGACGGAGTTTTTGTTGATTATATTAATCTCTTTAAATTCGGAGCGGTTTCAAAGAACCAGAATGAATATGCTGTCATTAATGAGTATGTTTCTTACTTTAGAAAATTAGCGTTAAATTTCAGGAAAGATAAAACCACAGGAGAGTATAGAAAGATACATGTCATGGTAGCAGCGCAGGCTAACCGTGAAGGCTGGGCAAGAGCGGTTAAAAACCAGGGAGCGTATGATTTACGAGCAATAGCTGAAGCTAACGAGCTTGAGAAATCGTCTATAGTAGTCTTGTCTATATACACAGACGAGAATTTAAAATTAGCTAAAGAAGCTAATATGTGTCTGCTGAAAAATAGATACGGTCCTGTTATCGTAGACCCTGTTGCAATTAAATTTGACCCAGAAATGTATAATGTAGGAAGCGAAGATGCAGACCAGAAAATCATGATGTCGTCTGATGAGCTTTCTGATTTAGTGGGGTCAGATGATTTTGATTTAGGATTAAACTTTTAAAGGAGAAAGAAATGAAAGAATTTGAAAATATCATATCTAATTTAAGAGTCTTTGGACTTAGTGAATCTATTGTAGCTTCCGGATATTCTATGGCGGAAGAAGTTAATAGAGATTTGGATACGCCTAAAGATTCCGATATTAAGAGAGCCAGAGTATTAGCACACCAAGCACCTAATTCGGGAGAAGATAATTACCTCAACGGAATTATTGCACAGTTTGATTTACACTGTTCAATCAAGATGTGGGTAGAATTACAACGGTATCATTTTATTGATTTTGTTACTTCACAATCGACTATACACAAAATAAACGCTTTGAAGATAGATGAAAACTGTAACAGTTACGTTACAGAAGAGGCAAAAAATTTATTAAAGAAATTACAGAAAGAATATGCAGAGAATCCGTCCGAAGAAAAAATGCTTAAATTACTTTATAATATTCCGACAGGATTCTCATACACAGCACGCATGACGACTAATTATCGTCAGCTGAAAACAATATACAATCAGCGGAAAAATCATAAGCTTCCTGAATGGAGAGCCTTTTGTGAATACCTTAAAAACTTCCCAAAATTTTATGATTTAATATATGAAGACCATCATAAAAAAGTTGAAGAAAAAGCTTGACATATTTTACAACTTCTTTTATAATACAGATATAGAAATAATTGTATTATTTAGGAGGAGCTAAAATGAAAAACAAATTGTTAGATGTACCGTTTCACGTAGAAGATAAGTCTAAGGATTGTATATTAGGTGGAATAAGCTACAAGTATAAGTTTGACAACGGATATGGACTTTCGTTAATTCAAAATGGGATGTCTTATGGACACGACTTAGGTTTATATGAGACAGCACTTACTAACGAAAGGGGAGGGCTTATTTATGACGAAGAGTTAGGATATGGTGATGTCAAAGGTTATTTAACCGAAGAAGATGCTTTAGAAGAGATTTATCGAGTAGCTGCATTTCCTAAGAGAGGAAAATAAATGGAAGAGGCGTTTAAGGAATACGTTATTAATAGAAAGATTAATATTCCGTTTTTATTAAATTCTTTTCTGCAATATAACGTAAACTCATATGAGGGAAAAGTTTATTGTCCTTTTCATGAAAATTATCATACGCCGGCAGCAAAGCTTTATAACAATAAGGACGGAGATACTCTGTTTTGCTTTTCAGAGAGGAAAGTGTACCATCCGGTAGACTTCTTTAAGAAGAATATTATAAAGTACAATGTTGAAAAACTCTTTAATAATATTTGGAATAAGCTTTCTCTTGATGAGAGAAGAGCTTTAGAAGAAGAGTTTGGTACTTACAACACAGACACTATTTCACCTATTTGGTATAATAATAAAGAGAATTTAAACAGGTTCAAGGAATATAAAGCCAATATAGGTTCACACATCCAGTTTTTAATTAACATTATTGACGTGATAAAAGGAGAAGAAACAGATGTTTAAAGAAGGAGAATATGTAAAATTAAAAAAAGATACAAGGCTGCCGACCTTTCTTTCTACTATCGGAGCAATTATTGACCGAGTAGTAAATGAGGAAAAGTTAAATGGAGATTTAGATTTGGAATCTTTTTTTGAAAACTTTGATATCAAAGACAGCCAGCTTTATCTTAAAGCAGGTACATCATTAAAGTACAATGGAGTAGACCCAGTAATGGGAGATTTGCTTTATCTCAAAGAAATTCCGATACCGCTTTTCTATTTGGTAGATATAGAAGACATCAAGTTCCCGATTAAGCTGTCAGATAAATATTTTGAGAAAGCAAAATAGAAAAACATATAGATTAGAGTAACAACAAATTAATTTTTGAAAGGACTTTAATCATGAAGAAACAGTACAATCTGAAAAATATTTTTGAGTCAAGAATTGATGAAGAAACGGTAGAACAGACTTATCGCCGAGTAGCTGTACGAGATTTGAAGAATACGATTAAACTTTGCGAAGTTTGCCTGAACTATGTACAGCAAGGTAAATATCCGATTCTTTTAAATAAGAGTGTTGAAATTAAACGTGTGATGTCTACTATGCTTCCGGCATTAGAAATGCTGGCGTCAAACAAAGAAGACGTAAAATAAAACACAATAACTTCTACTTTTTAGTATAATATAGCTAAATAAACAGGTAGAAAAAATAAATACAGACGATTTAAAAATCCTACCTTAGAAGAGGTGGGATTTTATTTTAAGGAGAAAAGAATGTTACATATTTTAGCTAAAACTAAACCTATACAGATATTTACACTTAATAAGAAAGTTTATACAGTACATGTAAAAATGGAACCGATGTATTTAACTTTCTTATTTGAGCCTGAAAAAGCTAAAGAGCTTGAGGATTTCCAAGTTACGTTAAAGATTTCAGACACAAGAGGAAACAAAATGACTTTGGTTTCAGAGACCATAGTTGAAGAAACAATGTACTTTCCAAACAATGGAATTATTTCTAAAGAAGTATACGCTAACATTTACAATTCATATGAAAATGGGGAAGTTATTTATATAGAGGTGTGAGTCATGATATTAGATGAGAATAAGATACAGGAATTAATAGATGAATTTAAAAATTCAGCTTCTTTTAGCATAGAACAAACAGCACCTACAGAGTATCAAATAGTTAGGAAGAGGGTTTATGACCTGGTAGATTTGGTTGAAACTGAACGGCTTCTGCTTAAAATTCAGACAAATATTGTTTTAGGAAAGAAGTATAATATAGAAGAAGACAAAATAAAAAGGAGCAGTTCTTATGACTAATGGACAAATAGATAGAGTAGTAAAAATATTTGCTTTGGAATATTTTAAAGATATTTTTTTAAAAGAATATAAAAAAGAGAATAATTGCAAGACTACTTCTTACTTAGAGCTTTGCAAGCTTTCTAATGGTCTAACGGATTATCATAAACTATCAAACACGGTAAAATATATCATATATCAGATTTTGATAAATCTTTCTCACGGCGGAGAAGAATTTAGTAAAATGTTAATATATGATAAAAAAGTCTTGTTTGTATTTGCTTATACAGAAGTCTATAAATACCCTGTTACAGAATATATCAGGAATAAGCAGCTTGAGATTTCAAACGATGCAAAATCATTAGAGCTTTATAACCAGCTGAAGGAATTATATAAAAAGTTTATTTCTACAAGGTATGATGAATACAAACAAGGAATTAATAACAAAACTATTGCTTATCAAATTTTAGATTATATTAACAGTGTAGACAAAGAAAACTTTACAGGGTTGTATTTAAGGCTTTACGACCCTTACAATGATTTATCGGAGCAGGTGTAAATGGGTATTATTCTTAGATTTATAAAGAAATTAATAATGAAAATAAGATTGTTGTTTGTTAAGGTAGTAGAGATTCCATCACCTATTGCTAAAAAAATAAACGGAAACAATTTTATTTTTTTCGGATTTAGAATAGACCTTTCAGACAAAGGGTTAAGATATAATATATACGATGCGAACTCACTTACTATAAAACTGAATAAATATTTTTATCAAGCTTGTAACTTTAGCATGAATAAGGATAGTATAGGAGTAAAATTTAAATGTAACAAGAAAGATGAGCTTTTAAATTCTCTATCACAATATGGAGAGCTAACTAATTACTTAGAAAATACAACACTTTATATTATGACAAACACAAGTTCTTTAATTTCAATCAATAACCCTAAAATTTCATCTATTGAGGGGTTAGTAAAGTTTTATATACCGGAAGAGAAAGCGGGGGAATACACATCTATTATCAGCAGGGTTTCTGCTTCCGGACAGGAGACGTTATTTATCTTAATTCAGCCAAATAAATAATAAGGAGAAAAACATTGGCAAAGAATATAGCAGCATACGAACATTATATTCCAGCAGTGCGTGAAAATCAGGAGAGAATAAACTCATTAAAGACACATCTTATTAAATCAATAGAAGAACTGAAAAAGCTGTTTGAAGAGAATAAAGCAAAATTGATGTCTCTTGACTTTGAAACATCCGATTTAGACCCTGACAATGGATTTATAGTAGGGTTTTCGGTAGCTTTTTCATCGGACGAAGGATATTATATTCCAGTCAAACATGCTGTGGGAAATAATTTAGGGAAAGATTCCCTTGATTTATTGTATAAAGCATTATTAGAAAGCAAGAAAGTTTTCTTTTATAACTATAAGTTTGATATCCGGTGGCTTTATAAGTTAGGATATGATATCCAGGCAATTAAATACTTAGACGTTATGGAGTGTACATGGCTTTCGGATACTAATGTTAAGCTGCCGTCACTCAAGAAAAGCACTTTACATTTCTTAGGGTATATGCCACCTACCTTTGAAGAGACAGTAGGTTCTAATTCATCTTTCTATTATGTTAATCCGGAAGATGGTTATAAGTATGCTTGCTATGATGCTATTGGAACTTTTGCTTTAGTAGCAAAGACTTTTAAATTCTATCAAGAGGGTGGAATTTCATCAAAGATAGACAATAATATTTTAATGCCTTTTGTTATCTTTGAAGATAACGGAGTAAATATTGATGTAGACTATGTCAAAGCGAGATTAGATGAAATAGAGCCTGCATTAGCAAAATTAGAATCAGAGATATACGCTACAGTAGGATATCCTTTTACATTAAAATCTCCTAAGCAGTTAGGGGAAGCTTTAATTTCGGTAGGTATTACAACAGGAGTATATACAGCTACCGGACAGATGAAGACAGATATAAATACATTAACTGCTGTATCAAAGAAATTAGGCAATACAGAAGAGACGAAGCTTTTAACTAAGCTTGTAGAATACTCAAAACTCAAGAAAATGCAGTCTTCATTCTTTGGCAGCTTATATGATGAAGCTGTTCGACAGAACGGAAAGTGCCGTTTCTCTTATATTCATTTTAATGTTCCGTCAGGGAGACTGGCGTCAGGTTCAGACAAGAAGAATACATATTTTACTCATATGAATATACAGGCATTGTCTAAGCCGGAGCCTTGCATGTATTATGTGCATGAATTAAAAGACATAGATTTATCTACCATTACAAAAGACGAGATTATTATAAGAGACTGGCTGTTTTCAACATGGCGGAAAGCTGATGTTTGGGCAGAAGGATTTGACCAGCATTTAAATTTGAGGTCTTCTTTTTTGCCGGATAAAGGTTGTCTATGGGTAGCTATTGACTTTAACGCACAAGAGCTAAGAATACCAGCTGCTATTTCAGGAGAACCTGCATGGGTCAGACCGTTTACACAGGGGGGAGATGTACACGCAGAAACCGCTTGTCAGATTTGGGGAAAAGAAAATTATGATAAGCATAAAAGAAAGATGGCTAAAGTAGCTTCTTTCTCCCAGCTTTACGGCGGTAATGCACATACTTACGTGGAGAAATTAGAAATACCGTTAGAAGAAGCTCAAAAACTGGTAGATGACTTTAAAAAAGGATTACCTACATTATTTCAATGGGTACGTACAGTAGAAAGAAGAGCAGAAAAAGTAGGTACAGTTTATTCTTATTTTGGGAGACCGAGAAGAGTAAAATTTTATATGGAGTCTGCTAATCCAAAGATGCGAGCTTATGGACGGCGGACTATTATAAATGACAAGATACAAGCAACAGCGGCGGACATAACTAAACTTTCCATACTTAGAATGTGGAATAAGCTGTTAAATCCAAAATTAAATACAGGGGTTAGATTCATGAATACCATTCATGATGAAATAGATTTGTCGATACCTAATGATGAAAACTTTATACATAACTTATTATTGGCTAAAAAGTGTATGGAGTTTACAATACCTAACTGGCAATGTCAGATGAAAGCAGAGCCGAGTATAGGAACTTGTTGGGGGAAGTGTTTTGATTTTAATGTCAACTATAAAGACGGAACTATTTCACCTAAAGTAGAAGCTGTTCCTACTGAACAAATTAGAGAAGAAGCTTTAGAAGAAGTAGTACAAGAAGAGCAGGAAGAGTCTATATTTGAAATTTAAAGAGTGTAAATTTCTACACTCTTATTTATATATATTTTTATTGATGATAAACACTTATTATCTTACGAAGGAGACTGTAAATGAACATAGATTACTTAGGAGCATTGCTTCAAGTTAATAAAGACTTGACTGTAAATGAATCTACAGAAGAAGAAGAAAAACGTTTAAAGGTGCCGCAATTTGAAAAGCTTAATAAAAAAGATTTTTCTTTAATAAAAGAATCAACTTTTTCGGGTGTTCAATTTAAAGACCGGAACGTTACATATAAAATAGTTTCGGATAATCTTAAATCAGAAGATTTGCTTGAGAGATTAAAAGAGATAGATGAAAGCAATCTTTCTGATTATATAAATATGAATACAAGGATTTATGAACAAGAAGTAGAAGAAGACGCTACACAGGCGTCTGATTTAGCACCTAAGATTGATTATATGAATGATGAGCCTAAAGATAAACAGGCAGAAGAAGAGCCTAAGCCGATTAAGCCGGAAGTAGGAAAATCATATGATTTTGATGACGGGCAGTTTGTAGTATATTCTGTAGATAAAAATATAGTTTATCTAACAGATTCTACAGGTGAATATTATTCCATGTCAGAAGATGATTTCTCAAAAGAAGTAAAATCTATTTCTGAATCTGAACAGGAATATAAAGGCTATACATACTGTGCTGATAAAGACCATTATACAGTTTTAGATCCTGATGGAAATTTTGTAGCTAATGTGGATTCTGTAGAAGAAGCCAAAGAAGAAATAAATGGCAGGATAGAAAATACTAAAGTAGAAGAATCTACTGTAGGGGAATATTTCGGATTTATTTCTGAATCAGGAGATTTATATAAAGTAGATTTATCTTTAGATGAATCTGTATCTGATGAAGAAGCTTATAAAGAAGTTACTTTAAAACCTTCTGTATTTAACGGCTGCTTTATAGGCGAAGCTGTAGTCATGGGTATTTATGAAGATACAGTAATAGTATCTGATGAAGATGACAATTTATATACATCACCTACATCACCATATTATGATAAGATAAATCAGTTAATGCTTAAGTTAAACACAACCGAGTATTCTGTACAAAGAGAGATTGATAGAGAGTATAATGTAGTATATAATATATACAATGAAGAAGGGAATTTAGAATTAGCAGTACATATTCCTTTGAAAGAACGTCCGTATACGATTGCAGTTGATACTGTGGAAGAATTTGATACCTTAGAGGATGCCTATAATTATTTAGCGAAAACTTATAAAATCGAGGAAGAAGACTAAGACTTTATATATTAAAGCAGTGGTAAAGCGATTACCACTTTGGAATCTAATTGTTTGTGTGATGTGTATTTTCTCCTTACGAAAAGAAAAAGCAGTTCCTCCCTGCTTTTTCTTTTTTGTTGTAAAAAATACTTGACATATATTACAATCTATTTTATAATATAGTCATAAAAGAGTTATATTATAAGTGAGGAAACAAAAATGGGCGATAGAAAATATGAACTAACTAATGAAACAAAAACAACATTAGGTAATACTTTATATCGAATTAGAGCTTTAAAATCTTTCAACGATATACAAGCTGGAGATTTAGGAGGCTATGTAGAAAGTGAGGACAACTTATCACAAGAAGGAACTTGCTGGGTTTATCATAATGCTATTGTATATGAGGGAGCTAAAGTTTGGGGAAATGCTAAAGTATATGATGATGTAATAATTAAAGGTTCTGCAAGTGTTTTTGACGTAGCGGAAATAAAAGATTATGCTTTGATTTCAGGGTTAGCAAAAGTATATGGAAATGCTTTACTTAGAGGAAACTGTAGAGTGATAGACGGAGCAAGAGTATATGGTTCTGCTTTATTGAAGGATAATGTTTGGGTTACAGGTGGTGGAAGTGTCTATGGCCATGTTGTTTTGCTGGGCTGTACTGTTATTGGTGGAACTGCAAAAGTGTATGAGAACGCACACATTTCAGGATATGTACGAGTATCTGATAATGCTAAAGTTTATGGTGATTCTACAATATCTGAACAAGCAAAAATTATGGGGAATGCGGAAGTCTATGAAAATGCTGTTATAGATAATCACTGTATTATAACTGATAATGCAAAAATTCATGGAGATGTTTATATACTTGATGCATTAAATATTTTTGGAAATGCTGATATTTCAAGTGAAGAAGATTTAAATAGAAAACAATATAGTATAATAAAGTTAGAAGTGGAATAATTTTATATTTTAATTTAAAGGAGAAGATAAAATGTTAGAAGGATTTTTAGACCCGAAAGAACTTGCTGGTCCTGGACGTACAGGAGGCATTTTTATTAAGACTTGCTTTGCGGGAGTGTTTATTAGTTCTGTAGGTTTTAATAAACTTTCCGGACCGTATAAAGTAAAAGCATTGGTAAATCCACAAACAAACCAAGTAGTAATTTTTAAAGTAGCTGATGAAGATACCGATGGAAAAGTTATCCAATCAAACGGTTCTATTAATAGCGTTCCGCTTAGAAAGTATATTGAAGCTCATTGGGGTACCGGAAGATTGTATGGTACATATGATGAAGAAAATAAAGCTTTACTGTTTGATTTAACGGATATGAAATCAACCGGATTTGATAAGTAAGGAAAATATACTATGTCTATTTCTACAACCAGGACTATTAAAGGGTTAGATAAACAGTGTAGAGAATTATCTATAGAGTTGCCTTATACTGAAACTAAGCTGGGAAAGACTGATTACATCTTAGCTTTAAGAAAATATTATATGGAGCAGCTTTACGGAAATTATATTCCAAAGACTTTATCTGCTATTTTAAACATAGATAGTCCTATGTTATGTCAACGGATGAATTATTTACAGCCTGATATTCAAAACTCTTTATGGCTGTCTAAGGACTGGATAGCAGAAACAAAGCTTGACGGAGTAAGATTTATGCTGGTCAAGTTTAATAATGATTGGCAGTATTATTCCAGGAATATTTCTGTCAAAGATTTTTTGCCTGTATCTTACGCCGGTAACATTTTAGAAGATTGGGATAAAGAAAAGATTCCATATGACTTTATTTTGGATTGTGAGCTTACATCTTTAGATGACTCTATATCAACTGAAATGGAATCCAGGGGAGTAGTAACAGTAGCTCAATTGCAAGCTATTACAGCACTTTTAGCTTTAAACGCTCATGATTCTCTTAATATTCAAAAGAAGCTGAAATCACAAGAGGGGAGACCTGTAATTCAATTTAATTGTTTTGATTGTCTTTATTATAAAGATAATTGGCTTTTAAATAGACCTTTAGTAGAACGTAAAGTAGCAATGCTGAAGGTGTTTGAAGATTTAAAAAAATCAGGAATGCAAATAGAACTTCCTTATTCAGCTTACACAAATAAAAAACAATTTTATAAAGCAATCGTAGCTCAAGGTGGAGAGGGTATTGTTCTCAAGAATTTATATTCAAAGTATTCTACAGCTAACAATCGACTTTCTGATGGTTGGGTGAAAGTAAAACGGTCTATGTCTGAAAGTTCAGCTATGGCTGGATTAGGGGATACTATTGATGCTTATATTACAGGATTTGAGCCGGCAGATGAAAATAAAGCTTGGGCAGGTTTAGTTGGAGCTTTACAGTTTTCAGTTATTTTAAAGAAAGAAGATGGCACAGAAGCTAATCACGTTATAGCTAATATAGCTTCTTTACCTTTAGATTTAAGAAAAGATATAACAGAAACTGTAGATGGAAAACCTACATTAAAGCAAGAATGGTATGGTAGGGTTGCAGAGATAGACGGACAAGCTGTTAGTGGAAGAGCTAAAGCTTTGAAGCATGCAAGACTTATTAAGTGGAGACCTGATAAATCCCCTGATGCTTGTGTAATGACTGAAAGCTTTTTAAATTCTATGATACTTTAAAATATAGGAGAAATTATGCAGATAAAATTAGCTTTACCGAGTGAGATACCTTCTACCTGGAAGAATAAAAATTTAGGATTAGACATAGAGACAGAAAGTTTGGATTTTAAATCTCCGATAACTTTACTTTCTTTATATAACTTGCAGGAAGATATTTCTTTAGTTATACCGATAAAAACATATTCAAATAAAACAGACACATATACAGAACTTTCTGATATTGAGAAATCTATTCTGAAAGATTTTTTATCAAGTATTAAAGCAGTAGGGCATAACCTTCAATTTGATTTGTCAAGAATATATGACCAATTTGGAGTAGCCGTTCCTATTTACTTTGATACTTTTATCATGGCAAGAGTTTTTCAATTAGAGTTAAACGCTTTAAAAGACATTTTTATTAACTTATATCCGGAAAAAGCTTCTCTTATCCGAAAGTTTGAAAACATTTTTACACCTGATGAAGATGGAAAATTTAGATATGATATAGAAAATAAGCTGGTTTTACAATATTCCGCTTTAGATTCTGTCTTACCGTTTAGGATAATGGAATATTACAAAGACAATATAATACAGCAGAAAAAAGTCTTGCAGCTTGAATTTGACTTTATATCAGAAGTTATTAAATCAAGTGGAAGAGGAATACTTTTTGATGCGGACAAGTTTACTGAAATAGAAAATACAGTCAACAAGAAGTATGATATAGACTTAAATAATTTCTGTAAAAAGATAGGGAAAGAAACTTTCAGACCTAACGCTTTTTCTGATTTAAATAGTTTTTTAGTAGATGAGAAGAAATTTGAAATACCTTTAAAATCGCCTAAAGGGAAACCGTCATTCAATGCACAATCTTTAAATATGCTTTCTGAAAACTTAGCTAATAAAGGAGAGACTGAAAACTCTAAAATAATAACGAATATCTTAGAGTTGAAACATAATCTTTCAGTCAAGAACTCTTTAAAGAAAGTAACTTCAATGGTTTCTGATGATGGAGCTTTTCATCCGGTATTTGAATCAGTTGGGTATGGAACTGCTTCAAGTCGTGTATATGTAAAAGACCCTATTGTTTCAGCATATCCGGCTGAATTTAGAAAAAGTATAATTCCTCACAAAGGAAATAAATTCTTATATGCGGACTGGAAATCAGCGGAACTTTATATAGCAGCGTATCTTTCTAACTGTAAAACTCTTTTAGACTGGTTTAATAAAGGAGTAGACTTACACACCGAGATAGCCAAAAGATTATTAGGTAAAACAGAAATCTCTAAAGAAGAAAGAAATGTGTCTAAAGTTGTTTCTTTCAGCACTATTTTTGGTTCTGCCGGAGCAGCTACTGCAAGAGCGTTAAATATATCATACGAAGATGGGCAGAAATTAGTTAATAAATATTTCTCATTATTTCCGGAATTAGCTAAATTCAGAGATGAAGTCATAGCAAAAACCAGGAAGAACGGATATACAGAAACGATAATTGGCAGAAGACGTACTTTAGTAAACATAAATTCTTTTGATGAATCTGAAAAGTCTGCTGATGAGCGAAGAGCTTTTAACACAGCTATACAGTCTTCATGTGCTGATTTCTTTAAGATGGTAGTTAGAAGAACAAAAGATATTAAAGACATTCAATGGGTGTTGGGAGTTTTTGACAGTCACTTGATAGAAGTTCCGGAGACTTATACAGACAAACAAGCAGAGGAGCTTTTAGACAGCTTATTTGATTTTTCAGATTTATATAAAGATTTCAAATTTAAGTATGAGTGGGCTTTCGGAAGTAACTGGTGTGAAGCTTATGAAAAATGTTAAAAGCACTTGACAAATATTACAATAAATATTATAATACAGACATAAAATATATTAGTAATATTTACTGTTAAGAGAAAGGACACTATCATGTACTCAAAAGAAACTTTCAACACACTGCTTACACTTTCTTTAGGACTTACAGCTTTTAACTATTTTGCAAGTAAGAATAAAGAGAAGAAGGAGAAAGAAAAGAAAGAGACAGAAGTAGTTCAAGTTGAAGCTGTTAAGGAAAATCCTAAGGAAGAAAAAGTAGGTTGGTTTCAGTCTTGGATAAATGAAGCTCAAGAGAAGGAAGATTTAGAAAGATTAGAAAGTATTCTTAATTGTCATGCGGAAGCTTATGAACAGACTCTTTCAGATATTCCTTTAGCAGAAACAGAATGTTATGTTCCTACTAAAATAGATAGTGTTAGGTCTATTATAAGCAATAAACATAGAATTATTCATTTCTATGATAAGCCTTGTCTACATACCGACAAGGACGATAATATTATTTCTAAATACTTTAAATATTTAGATTATTGTAAATCAGACTATAATGAAAATGAATTTCATAGAACCTTAAACTATCGGAAAATTGTTAATTTGGAACCGTACAGTACGTGTAAGTATTTCAAGTTTAACGAGTTTTACAGTGATGAAGTTTTGATGGGGGATTATAGTAATATTAGTAAGTTTTTCTATTTTATCCGGTATACTCTTATCACTGTTTTTATTATTGGGGGAATTTTAATAGTTCCTACAACAATGTTTGGAATTCTAAATTTATTTAAATTTTCTCCTGAAAGTTTTGGTGCAGGTTTAGGATCTCTTTTACTTTTACCAGCAGTTATTTATTATTACTATAAGTTATGCAGAATTTTCGTTTAATAGGAGACTGAATGTCTAAAAAGTTAAAAGATTTATCAAAGAATAAAATTTTAGCTAAAGTGTTTGATAAATACTTAGATAAATTTGACCTAAGACACTGGTATATTACAGTAGAAATAGCGACTGTTTTTGAGGAAGATTTCTTACCGGAAGAGACTTATATTGACTATAACGAACGTTATGCGGAAATCTTGATTTTCAAAACAAATAAAGTTTTGATGGAAAGAGATTTAGTCTTTAACTTATTACGCTGCAAATTAGGCTATTCAGCTAAAGAATCTACATGTCCTATATCTGTATTTAGGGCAGAGTTGCTTTCTTTAGCTAACTTCATTATTGAGTCTAAGTATAAAATTTCTATCGAAAAATATTTAAAATAAGGAGTAAAATGTCTACTATATCTTTAGGGCAAGAACGAATTGCTAATATCCTAAGGCAAGGAAAACGGTCATTTATCATATCCTTTTCGGGTGGTTGTGATAGCACAACCATTCTTGATATTCTTTGTAAAGAAATTGAAAAGAACCATCTTAAAGATGAATGTGATATATTTTTGGCTTATCATTCTATACCATCTTTTAGATATCCTGGTATACTTGTTCGGGAACGTCATAGTGTTTCTGATATTATGAGTATATACAAAAATCAAGGATTCCGTATATATGATATTATTTTGGATAGTAGATTGCATGAAACATATACTTCCAATCAAACACATAAATATAGTAAATATTTGGTTTTACCTGTATTATGGATATTATCAATAGCCAGTACATTAATCATTATACCACCGAATAAAATACAAATATTTATGGGGTATATCAAAGATGATGATGCAACGCAATATAAAAAAGAAATATTAGATATATATTCTAATATTTTTAAAATATACGGAATAAAAGATATCAATATAGATTTTCCATTAGATAATACTTCTAAAGAAGATATTATCTTGTACCTTCAGAAAAATGATTTATACAATAAAGTAACTTTTTGTGAAGCAAGAGAAGATTGTAATGTTCAACTATTTGGTATTCACGCTGAATCAAAATGTAAATGTTGTGAAAGACATCAAGAAGCCCTTTTATACATTGAAAATATGAAAAATATTTAAAATAAGGAGCTTTCAATGATTACAGTAACAATGACGCTTTACTTTAAGCAGGAAGATAAAGATTCTATAGATAGTTTTAAAAACTTATTATATCGTTCATTTCAATATGCTGAAGGGTATTTTGATTATCATAGTGCTATTTATTACCTTAAATCAGAAAATGACATGGTTCATCAAGTCTGCGTGATAGGCGTACTGAACACTATACCGGTTCCTGTATTTAATCAAGACTATCGTAAATTTATAAAAGAGTTAAAAGAAACTATTCCCTATATAGATTATTTGTCTTCTGTAACAGTAAAGAAGATAAAAACTTGAATTTATAGTATAATATATACGTTCCAATTTATGTGACAAGAAAGGTGGGTTGATACAGCTAAAGAAGATTATCCAGTGCAAAACTTCATAGAGAAGTGAATACAGCTGGAAATGGAAAACACGGTCTATTTTAGAAAGGTGGTTAATTTATGTTGAAATTCATATTATCTCTTTTAATAGTTTCTGGATGCTTTGCTCCTTCTTATGCAGAATGGATTACAGTTGAGACATCAGCTTACACAGGTGTAGAAACATATAGTAATCCTACAGCAACAGGTGAAATCCCTTATGAAGGAGGGGTTGCTTGCAACTTTCTTCCGTTAGGAACAAAAATTCAGATAGATGGAATTGATTATATCGTCAATGATATCTGTGGTATCGATGGTTGCGTAGATATATTTATGCACGATTACCAGCGGGCTATTGAATGGGGTAGGCGAGTTAAACAAGTTTTTATTTATAGATAGGAGAGATTAGTCATGGAAAAAGAAGGACAGTATTACAACGAAGTTTTCGACACACCGGAAGAAGAGGCAGAAGCACTTAGAAAGAGAGAAGAATCTGAAGCTAAGTGGGGTCCTAAAACAGGAGACAATGCTGAAATTCCGGCAGCCCCTGCGTTTGATGACCCTTATGAAGAAGCAGAAGCTTTGGATAAATCAATCAAAGAGCGGGAAGAAGAAAACCAGAATTAATTCTATCGTATATTATATGTAAGAGGTTTACTTATTTAATCCTGTCCAGGGTAAATCTCTTATAATAAACTGAACTAACGGTTATGCCGTACTGTTAGTTCAGACTCAAGTTTATAAAGTTGTTTATGAATTTGATTCTGAACTAAAGGGGTTATTTGTAATTTGTGGAGGAGAAAATGACAAGAAAGAAATTATCACCGGAGAAACTCAAGACCTTAGCTAAAGGCTTGAGTGATTTTCTTGAAAGAGTGAAAGAAACGGATTCAGTAGGGAAAGAAGATATTGAGCTTTTTAACTCTTTACTTGAAGATGTGGATTACAAAACTTATATTGATACCTATACTTTTAAGTACCGTATGGGGATTAATATTAAAGTTAAAATCAATCAGGTTATGAATCGTCCTGATAAAGTAAAAAGACTTGTTGGTAAAGTGACAAATATTTATTTAAATAAAGAAGATGTCACAGCAATGACTTTACAGGAAATTTGCATGTTTGCTGTAACTGATTACTTTAATAATCAGAAAAATTCTGTTCCTGTGTTATTACATGTTGCTGATTTTAAAAAGTATAATCTACCGAGTCTTAAAATCAAAGTAGATTGTGACCCGCACGACTTATTTATTTACGCTACAGGAGTAGAGTTAATTAAGAAGCGTCTTTTTGAAAAGATGGACAAAGTTCTTTTGCGAGTTTTAAAAGCATATGAATTTTATCTTTTTAAGAAGAAAAATAGTTTGCATGATATGATTTTGGAGATTAAACCTGTCAAAAAGAATTAACAAGAGGAGAAAAAGAAATGGCTGTCAAGGTAAAAGTATCTATCGGCGGAAAGAAAGAAGCAACTATTTTAGGATTAGATGATTTTGAAATACAGAAAAGGATTCATCTGTTGGAGAAAACATTTCCTGGAGATAAAATTGAAATCTTAGGGGATGAAGAAATTAGTACAAATACTTTTGACTTATCCACAGTAGGTGTCTTTGATTTAGAGAAAAAAGAAGAAAAGGCAGCACAAGCTGTAGACCGGTCTAAAGTAGAATGTCTTACTGCTTTTAAATCTTTTGACTTTATTCTAGGTCTGCATTTTGTCTATAGATATACTATCAACAAAGATAGCCAGGGAAGAGTTATCATTGCTGCAAAAGTGAAAGATATCTTTTATAGAGATGTTCCTTCTAAAGAGAAAGTAGAAGTTTTGATAGGGAAAGCTCTTAAAGATTACTATTATAATGTTGGGGGAGTAAATGTTGATTATACGGGGAAAATGTCATTTAACTCTATTTCTCTAAAGACTAAAGCTGTTACAGCTCCGGAAGATGTCTTTGATTTAGAATATGGTTTGAAATTAATTGAATCACGTTTTATTGAGAAGCTGTTGCGAGTTCTGGACAGGTACTTTCATAATTTAGATGAGACTTGCGGAATGTTTAAAAGAGCAAACCACAATATGAAAATGAAGATAGAAGTTATGAAAGAAGAAATAAATGATATTTTTTATAATCAGTAAGTGGAAGATATGTTTACATCACCTGTAGAAGTTTTACATAATGGAATAAAGACTGATATTATGGAGCTTTCTAAAAGTCAAGGAGTTCCTATTCATTCGGATACTTATGCAGAAGTTATCAGACTAAATGAGATAGGAGTTTCTATTTATTATAGACTCATTGTTTATGTAGATTTTAAGTACAATAAAACCTTAATAGTAGGGGAAGCAACTCACTACACATTACAACATTTAGGTGAGATGAAATTTGAGAGTGTAGATTCTCCAATAATGATTTCTATAAACATGTTAGCAGAAGCTTATGGCTTAGGAGATGTTCTTATTAGGGATAATGATATTGATAAATTACATACTTTAAGAGCAAGGACTATTTTAGCTGAAGGGGATACTTTTGATTTTAGAATAGGTAAGGAGAAAGTAAAAGAACGTCTAATTAAGAAGTTTGTTAGTAGATATAATAAATACTTAGATAAGTATATAGGAAAGTTTTCTGGGTTAATTGATGACTTCCAGGAAATCAAAAATTCGTTGAATAGACAATAGTATATAATAGTAACAATAAAAACACTTAGATATTTTAAGTGTTTTTATTTTAGAAGAACTTGACATAATTTACAATATAGTTTATAATCTAAATATAAAATAATTTATTTATTGGGAGGAATATTATGCAGAGTCAAGATAACGAGAAATTACAAAAAGTATTTTCTGGTGTAAAGAGTATCCTTGAACAGAGATTTCCATTTAACAAAGAGCAGGAACAGGAATTTAATGATATTAAGGAAGAAGTATTTAAACTATTAGCTGATTTAACAGTTAAAGCAGAAATATTGGAAGAAAAATATAAAGAACTAAAACTTAGAATTAATAAGTTTTTTGATAATATTGGAAATAGTCTTTATATAGATAGTCAATATTTAGCTTTAATGTTTAATTTAGAGACTTTATTTGATAAGGAAATTGATAAGAGATATTTAGCGGAAGAAAGAATGTCTAATGAAAAAACAAGTCTTACAGTTTTAGAAAAGTATATTAAATATTTACGAGAAGTAGCTTCAAGGGGATTTAAAGCTTCTGCGGTGTTTAAAACGAGCATAGATTTTCCGGCGACTCTTGAGTTACTGCTTAGGTGCTTAGAAATCTCTTTTCAAAAGAGAGAAAGAGATATTAAAGAGCAGAATATCTTAATAGAAAAGTTAGAAGAGCGAGTATCAGAATTAGAGAATAAGTTGAGGGAAAAATAATTTTAAACTTAATATTATCAATAGTATTAGCGTCAGGGTTTATAGATGGGAAGCCGTCTGAAAAATTTATCTTTTTTGTTATTTATTTTGTTATCCTTTGTATATTATCTTTCTGGTTTATGTAAGGAGGTTCCTTAATGGACGACTATCATTATTTTCAACTAAGACAACAAATAGATGACAGAACACAAAAGCTGGTGGAGTTAATAAAAGAGTTACATCATGAGAGGTTAAACAATGAAGAAGTGATTTATAAAGAAATAGTTGAAATAAAAGAGAAGATTGACTCAATTAAATAGTATAATATTGTACAGCTTAGGGTTATTAGGAGGACAAGATGACTTATAGAGAAGAAGTGTTAGAAAATTTAAGAAAAAAGATTGGAGTTAGTGAAGAGGAAGAATTTACAGCTACTTTTGAGCATGCTTTCACATTTACTTTTAAATTTAGTCATAAGTTACTTTATGTAAAAAGTAATGATAAATGGGAATATTATCCTTTCTGGAGTAGATTTATTAGTGAATGGGAGTCTGTAGCTTTATCATATACTCCATATAATCCTCCTGATGGAAATTTGTATTACTTTATCACTTCTGATAAGAAAATTGGACAGTGTATTTTTGAAAAAGATAGTGTAAGACATCAGGTAAATAGATATGCTGGAAATTGTTTCCGTACAAAAGAAGAAGCTGAAGCTCACATAGATGAGCTTTGCAAGAAATTAGGCATGGAGGAGTAAAATGGGAAAAGAAGAAAGTTCTAAAATCTCTTTAGAAGATAGAGCGTGGAAGATAATTGATACAGCTATGAGTGCTGTTTTGAAAGGGTTGAGAAAGCTGCTTCTTTAATCTTGACAAAGCTGAATGCAAAATATCGTAAGGAGGAAAAGAAATGAAACTTAAAGAGTATATGATTGACTAGTTACAGGAGATTTTAAATATTAAAGATGATATTATCTTTACTGTAACTTATCCTGATGAAAGGAAAGAGAGATATCAGTTTTCTGAACATATGTTTTTCATAGAAAAGCCTGAAACAGGATATTTAGACGAGTCTGATGATTGGGCTAATATAATTTTACAATTTGAAAATTTAAAAATAGAAATGCCTGATTATGTTCCGAAGGGTAAAGACAAATACTGGCGTATAGGAGTTAAGAATTTTTTTGCTTTGTATGATAATAAATACATGATTGAATGCGTTGAATATGAAGATGACTTGTTAGGTAGACTTTGTGTAAGTATAGGTAATTGTTTCAGAACAAAAGAAGAAGCTGAAAATCATAAAGAAGATATTATAAAGAAACTCAATTCAAAATTTTAGTATTATGAGGAGAAGAAATGAAGAAAAATAAGAGCTTAATTACTGCCGTTTTAGTAAGCTTGCTTTTAACAAGTTCAGCTTATGCTGTAGATATTGACAACGGAGCTAATAACACAGTTACAGGTAGTACCGAATATACTGTCATTGGGAATAAACTCAAAATGAAAAACTCTAACTGGAGTACAATGATAGGTAGAGAATCGGAAATGGAAAATGCTTCTATGGGTTTATCTGTAGGAGTTTATAATAAAGTAAAAGGCTTTGATGCTATGGCTATAGGAAATCACAATGAAGTTGATGGTACTAATGCTGATAATAGTAGAAACTGGATTTCTGTAGCTGTAGGTTCTGGGTGTACTGCAAAGAGTCATGGTGATGGTGAAGCGGTTGCAATGGGAGTAAATTCTGAAGCTATCGGTCAAGATGCTGTCTCTTTCGGTGACACTGCAAAAGCACATGGTTATCATGCTGTAGCTATAGGAACACAAGCTATGGTATTTGCTTCTAACGGTGTTGCTGTTGGGAGTTCTACTTACGTATATGGTATTGATTCTTTAGCTATAGGTAGTTCTACTACTAATGTTTATGGAAAATATTCTATTGGAATAAATGCGTGGACAGTTAAAGGCGATAATGTAATAGGTATCGGTGGAGAAACATACGCCGATGATGCCATTGCAATTGGAAAGTTTTCAACTACCAATGTTAAGGGCGGGATTGCTTTAGGCAAAGAGTCTTTAGCAAATATTGATAAAGGAGTTCTTGGGTGGGACCCTGCTACCATGAATATTAATCCAAAGCATACCGGATGGTCCGTATGGGAGTCTACAGCTGGTGCTGTTAGTGTTGGCAACAGTCAGTATAAACGTCAGATTACCAATGTAGCTGCTGGTACAAGTTCTGATGATGCTGTCAATGTAGCACAGCTTCGTTCATTGGCAGAAGTAGTTCATGGAAATAATGTTATAAAAGGTTCTATTAACAATGATGGAACTATTACTCTTGTCAAGAAAGACGGTTCAAAAGTCAATCTTACAGGAAAGCTGAAGGATAATTCAGTAGAACCTGGAGAGTATAATATAGAAGACAACAAAGTTACACTTGAAGTGAAAGATAATTATTCAGACACTAAGCTTGGATATGTTGTAATTAAAGATGTAGCTAAAGCGTCTGATTTACAGAAAGAGAAAGACAATCGTATTGCTGGTGATACTAATATTCACAATATGATTGGTTCTACAAACACTACAGAATTACACAATGCTTATCAACACACAACGTATATTAGTAATGCACAGAATTTAATTGACGCTGATAAGAAACTTGATGCTGCAATTAAGAAAAATTCTGATAGTATTACTAATATCAACACAAAAATCAATGAAGTTACTAATAACATTACTAATGTAGGAAGAGACGTAAAACTTTTAGGTGATAGGGTTAATAAAGTAGGTGCAGGTTCAGCAGCCTTGGCGGCATTACATCCGCTTGAATTTAATCCGGAAGAAAAATGGGATTTCGCTGTGGGATATGGAAATTATAGAAATGCTAATGCTGTAGCTTTAGGAGTATTCTACCGTCCGAGTGAAAATGTGATGTTTAGCTTAGGTTCTACTGTAGGCAATGGTAACAACATGTTCAATGCCGGATTTTCAGTAAAATTTGGTAAATCAAGTAACCAGTTTAACTATGTTTCTAACAAGAAATTAGTAGAGCAGATAAATACACTCACAGAAGAAAATAAACAGCTGAAAGATAAAGTAGAAAGACTCACTATGATTGTTGAACAGCTTGTTAAAGAAAGCAGATAATATTATGACTATAGATGATTTGATAATATCAGAAAACAGTCCTGATGATATCTTAGGAGAAATAGAAGGGTTAGAAGATATTTCAACACCTATAGAGTGGTTTAATCCAAACTTTTATCAAAATTATATAAATCGGCTTAAGGATTCTGAAGGAGATTCAATTGATTTGAAGAGCTTGAATGGATTCCTCCTGGAGTAGTAGCTGCTTGCGGTGGATTAAAGTTTACAGGTAAACTAACTTTTAGCGGTCTTAAGTTTACTATTAAGAAGGATGCTGTTGATTCCTTTCTTAAGATAATGGATTATATGTATAACAGTTAATTTTAATATAAAGGAGAGGTGTAATTAACTATGGTAGCTACAATAGATTTTAATATTCCAAGTAATAGTAAGTGTGCTAAATCATATCTGAAAAAAATTGAATCACAATTAAAAAAGTTGTCAAATGACACATCGCTTAATTGGGATGCTTGTAGTAAAGATAAAATTCCTTTATTACATGTTAATCTGTTAATACTAAATACTTTTGTAGATAGAAAAACTGAAGCTAATTTAAAATCTTTTGAAGAAATTTTAAATGAAATTAAAGTAATAACGAAAGAGTTTTACTGTTTGAATATTATGACAGGTAAAAGTTCTAAGTATTATACTGTTATAGATGATATTTTAGTAGATATTGAGCTTTTCTTAGATTTTCGTAGAATTAGTTCTGTAGGGTAAACTTATGGATAAGTATATTATGCGTAGGATTAAGATAGATGGCATTAATCGAAAGATACGTGTTTGTGTCCTCATCAATCCAAACAAGAGACTTGTTACAGCTTATATAGAGGGAATACAAGATTTATTATATAATTACTTTGATTCTGGAAATGAGTTGCTAACTCTAAAAGACCAGTATCTATGCGTAGCTAAATGTCATGAATTAGATGTTTTTGATGAAGATTATGGAGTAAATTTAGCTATGAATAGAGTAAAAGTTAAACTGCTTAAAGACATAGAAAAGAAAGTTAAAAATTATTTAGATTATAAGAAATCTGTTATCAAGAAATGGAAGTTTGTAAATCTTAATATTAGTTTACAAAGATTATCTGTAGAAGGAGCTTTAAATGAGTGAGCCTATTATTTCACCTTGGCTATTTTATTTCATTGAATTACTTGGAAAGCTTTCAAGCTTAATTAATTTAGGACTTATTCTTAGTTTTGCTGGTGCTTTTCTTGTTATATTATTATATTTGAATCTAAACGAAGATATTGAAGATTCTATACAGTTTAAAAGAGTAGGTAAATATTTAGGTGGAATTAGCTGTATTTTACTTTTTCTTTTTATAATAATTCCTGATAGAGACACGGCATATAAAATGTTAGTAGCAAAATATGTCACACAAGAAAATATAGAAAATCTGGGTGATAATTTAGATAAAGTAGCTGATAAAGTAGTCGAAAAAATTAAAGTCATTAAAGATAATAAATAATTTAAAGAAAAGAGGAGGAGTATATTATGACATTAAAATCAGAGGTTATAGACCTACTACAAAAGAAACTGGGTGTACTTGAAGGAGAAATATTTACAATTACTTCTAAAGGGTGGGATTCTTTGGATTATTATTTTAAAGACTCTAAATTATATGATGCTAAATCAGATAAAGAAGCCGACGACTGGAAATTAATAATTGAAAATTTTGAGCGAATGAAAATTGATGTGCCTGAATATAGACCTAAATTGAATGGTAGATATTTTTATGTATATTTTAGGCGAAAGTCTTCAAATGAACTTACTTCTAATTTTGACGATAACTACACTATAGGAGTAGTATGTTCTTCATTTTCTGGAGATATGATTGATTTACTTAATGTTAAAATCGGTAATTGTTTTATGAGGGAAGAAGAGGCATTTAAAAATATAAATAAAATTAAACATATTTTATTTAATCAAGAACATGAGCTTTAAAGAAAGAGTATATTATGATTAGCCAGAAAGAAATACAAGCTGTTCTTAACAGTAGTCCATATGAATTTAATATAATTGAGAACAGAAATGGATTTTTCATATCAAGTAAAGTATAGGAAAAAGATTTTCCATACTTAGTTCTTGAGAGTAGAGAGAATAAGAATCATATATTTCTAAAAATTCCAGGTAAAGAAATTCATGATTTAACCGATATACATGAATATTCTGGCTTTATAGAAAGTCTGGGTAATATAGCATATATGTTAGATGCTTATTAAAAGAAAAATTATTGGAAAATTCTATAGAAGAAATAGTATAATATAAGAGTAGTGATTTCTTCTCTTATGTGGAGGTATAGCTCAACCGGTTAGAGCAGACGCCTTATAAGCGTCAGATGCAGGTTCAAGTCCTGATACTTCCACCACATGGATAGATACTCAAGAGGCTCAAGAGGACGGTCTTGAAAACCGTTAGGTGCAGAGATGCATGCGTGAGTTCGAATCTCACTCTATCCGCCATGACCTAAGTAAGTCATTAAACTGCTTATATAAGATGGGCTTTTACAGACGCTCCTCATACTTTTACTTACAGCTAAGAAAATATCCCTAAACACTTTTCTTCATATTGCTGCTTTCTCCCATTGTTCATACAAGGCAGCAATAGCTGGTTCTGTAAAAGCTTGTCTATATGCGAGAGTGGCGGAATCGGAATACGCTGGAGACTTAAAATCTCCTGGTAGAAATACCGTGTGGGTTCAAGTCCCACCTTTCGCACCATTTCCTGATGTAGTAAAAGTATAAGATTTTATCTTTTCAAAAAGGGGAGAACTATATTACATTAGGAAAACCTGGGGTAGATAGTATCATTAAGTGAAGTGCAATTCTTCACGACCCCTCATAACGAGCTTGTTTGACTTCCGGTATAAGAGTTAGACAAGTAGCCCGTAGTTTCGAGCTTCCTTTCTACATACGTTATACCAAAATTTATTTACAGCTTAATAATAGTTGTAGATAAAGTAGGGTGAGTCTTGAAAATTAGCACTTTCAAGACTCTATTCCTATATTCAAAAGAGGAGGAAATATGGAAAACTTAACAACGGATTCTAATGACCTTGAATTTAAAACTGATAACAATTTTATAACTGATAGATTTGATATTATCAGTTATAAAATTTTGGAAGTTGAGAAAGAATTTGAATCTTTTAAAGGTGAAATAGAAGATAAAGAAAAAACTTTTAAATTTTGCTTGTTAGGTTTATTAATGCTTATTATAGTTAATCTGATGGTTTTTATTTTCAGGTGAGAAAATGAGCAGCGAAGAGAAGAAAAAAAGAAAAGAATATAATATAGATGTCAATACAGTTACTTTAACAATGGCTAAGACACCGTACTTTTATATCAAGAAAAGGTTACTTCAATCTTTAGGATTTCCGTATAGAGTAAGAGTATTAGTCAATAAAGAAAAAGAACAAGTAGCTATTATTTTTTTGAATAATATAGATGAAGTTCAAAACGGAGATTTAAAAGTAGCTTATAAATATAATAAAAATAAAGAAATTACACAATCTATTATATCTTGTACAAGTGTAGTTAAGGCTATGCAGGACATAGTTCCCAAAGATTCTCTTTCAGTAAAATTCTATTGTTCTTTAGAGAAAGTGGATAATCATAACGTATTGATTGTAGATTGTAGTATTCCAATTACGAAAAGTTTTAAAAAGACTTGACATAAATTACAATCTCTTTTATAATTAATACAACTTAGAAAACTTCATTTTAAAGGGCGGGAGGAAATTTTGATGTTTGTTGAATATTCTGAAATTAGAGCTATTCCGAAGAATGATGTCTTAACAGTAGAAGAGGGGTATACACTTACTAAATTTTATACAAGCTACTTTTATGAGAAAGAGCAATTTAGTAATTTAAAAACAAAGATAGAACTTGAAGACTTAGCGGAAGAGTTCTTTGTTAAATTTCTTGAAAAGGGATACTTTGATAAATATAATAGTCAGATAACATCAAAAAAATATTTTGTACAATTAGCGGTTTATCGGGCAATGCTTGATATTTCAGTTAGAAAAAGAGATGATAAATTCACAGCAATCAGAGATTCTGTTTCAATGGATATTGAAGATGAAGACGGATTCTCAATTTCTATGGTTTTACCTTCTAAGCAGAATTTAGAAAGAGAAGTGGACAGCAGTTTAGAGAGAGAAAGAATTTTGAAACTTATTCCTAACGATAGTTTACTTGACGAAGTTATTGATTCTCCAATTTTAGGAAAATGCAAGATGTCCTTAAGGGTTCTTGTTCTTCATTTAGAAGCTGGGTTTACGGCTAAAGAAATTTCTGTTATGTTTAATGTAAAATCAAAAGTGATTCATGAGTTTAGGCATGATTTAATTAATTATTTGGTAGCAAATGTGGAATTTTAGAAATGGTATAATATAAGAGTAGAAACAACTACTCTTTTTATTTTGTGGGGAAATTATGGGGAAAATTAATTTAAAAGACCCAAGCGTTTATCCAATACTAATCATAGGCTCTTACGTTAATGACTTTAAGAAATCTATAAAAATTCCTATGTATCATGTGGAAAATCTGAATGGCGTTAAAGACTTTGTGTCTTATTATTCAGGGATAAAGCATTTAGACCGACCTGTTGTGTTAGAAGATATTTCATTTCTTAATAAGCAGGTAGAAGGACAGCTTTTAAAGTTTATAGAAGAGACTTCATTAAAAGTAATAGTCTTATCTTACTATGATAAAAATTCTCTTATTTTCTTATCAAGATTTAAAACTGTAGTAAAAGCTATGAAAGACAAGACAACATCATTATTTTTAACTATGAAACAGGGATATAGCAAGATAGAGCAGGCTACAGTAGAGAATACACCTTATTATCAAAGAGTGGCTTTACAGGGTAAAAATTCACCTGAACTTTATTATTATGATAAGTTATTAAGATATAATAGGAACTATGAAAAAATCATAGATATCTTAATTTAAAAGGAGTTTTCACTTTGGAAAACTGTACAATAAGTGTAGAATCAAAAGAGATAGTAATCTTTTTTTATCCTAATTATGTGTGTCGGGATGTCATTGATTCATCTTGTCAAAACTTAGATATAATCTACACTGGGAAATACTATCCGACTTTAAGAGATGATTTAAAAATATATACAAGGAATTTTATTTCCTTAGCAGGAGTTCCGGATAAAGATTTATCTACTCACAGAGCGTTACTTAACTGGGTTATAGAGAAAAAGAAATACAGGATAGCTAAAAGATTTATAGAACAGGCTGATGATTGTGATTATAATTACTTTTACTACTTGCTTAAAATCTTATGGCTAACTGGTAAATGGGTAGACAAGAGCCAGGGAGATGAATCTATTTATGATTTATATGAATCTTTCAGCTTATCTCTTAAGGATTTAATTCTAACAGGATTTAAAATAACAGATAATTTGCCTTACAGTATGGTTGAATCTTCACTGTTTACTTTCTTAGAGAGAGTAAATGATTGGGAAAATCAAACTGTTAATCCACAATATAAAAGACTGCTAAAGACAGTCAATTTGAGGATAGGTAACAATATTAAGAAGTCTACATTATCGTATATTAAGAGAAAGGGAATAAAAAGCGATTTAAAGCTTTTATCATTTCTCTTAGATTTGAGGGTTAAATCGTGATAAAATTTTTCTCTTATTTATCTCCGAAAGAATTAATCCAGCTTAGCTGCAAAGACAAGAAAAAAGTTTTCGGTTCTATAATAAACAATGAAGTTAGCTGTCCGTGTCGCTGTCCTCATTGTGGGTCATACTTAGTTATATCAGAAGATTACTTACAGTGTAGTAATTGTAGCAAGATTTTATCCCTTTATTACTATAAGAGCTTGAAAGGGGAATAAATATATTTTCATAGTATTTAACATTTAGATTTATATAGGAGATTAAAATGTTTATTGGACAACAAGTTTATCATTCAATATATGGTCCTGGGCGAGTCTTAGCTGTAGACCGTCAGGTGCTGGTTAGATTTGAAACTGAACATCCCGACCTTTTTGGTAAAGGGAATGGGCAGAAGCTTTTTGCGTGGTGTTCACCTACAGCTTTAAAATCATTAGATGAAATGACTAAAAGATATTTTGAATATGTTTCCCGCTTAGGATTTGCACAAGCTGCTGAATGTGAATGTGGAGTAGCTGGGGAAGAAGATATAATAGGAATTACAAAGCCTGATGAGGGAGAAATATCAAATGAAATCCAGGAGTTCGATAACCTTATCGGATTACATGGAGAAGACATTGATGGCGGATATGGAGACGTTGTTCAGCCTTTTAAGCCACCGCTTCCGAGAAGAGCAGATGACGGTTCAGCCGGATATGATTTCTATTCTTTGTACAGCTTTACTTTAGAACCTCATAAATATTCTGATATTGTAAAGTTCGGAGTTAAAGTTTATATGCCTAAGAATGAATTTTTATCTTTGCATATCAGGTCTTCTTTAGGTATTAAACATGGGATTATACTTGCTAACAGTGTAGGAATTATTGATTCCTCATATGTAAATAATCCCGATAATGAAGGGGAAATCTGTGCAAGGTTCTACAATATGTCAGACAAACCTTTTATTGTTAATAGAGGAGATAGACTTATTCAGGGAATTTTCCAGGAATATAAAGTTATTTCTCACGATGAAGTTCAGAATAAATCACGCTTAGGTGGAATAGGTTCTACTAAAATCTAATCCTGATAATTTGTTGTAATTCCTACTATCTTTCGCTAAGGTATAATTCATGCTGTCACTTAAAATTCAGTACAATCAAAATGCTATCAAGAATCTACAGAGATTTAATTTAACAAGTAAAGAAAAAATATATCAGTTGGAAACTAAGCTTTACGGCAACCACGCTCATTTAGTTAAAGGTTCGGACATAGTATTTATTTCAAGGTCTCCGGATAAAAACGAAGCTAAGTATAACATGCTATTTCCTTCAAATACAATACAGGGAAAGCTGTTTGATGAGTATTTATTAAGATTAGGATTGTCACGGAGTGAAGTTTCCAATTTATGTATGGTATATAATGTAGTAGAAGAAATTCCTTTATGGAACTCTATTTTATCACAAGCACCTTTAAAATATTTTGAGTTTAGCTTTATTAGTAATTATAAAGTTATTTTTCTGATGTGTAACGATTCTCTAAGATGGTTCTTTGGATTTAACTTTGGAACAGTCAGACAGTCATTAGGAGAAATTTATTACACTAAGTTATCTAAGGGAATATTAGATAATGAAGAAGAAAAAGACGTAGTTATTATTCCGTTACCACACCCGACTACTTTATTTTTAAATAAAGAGATGTCACAGGCTACTACTAACATTTTAAAACTATCAAAGAAGATTATTTATGATTTAAGAGGTTCATGAAATGTCTTTAAAAGAAACTTTCAGCAATATAAAATTATATGAAGCAAGCTTAGGAAGGCTTATGCAGCACTTAGAAAAAGGAGATTGTTTACTCTTTATAAGTGCAAACAGAAATGAAAATTCAGAAAAAGAGAATAAGAAGAATTATAAAGAGCTTCAACGTTATGTAAAGATAGCTAATTTTGGCTATAATAAGATAGAAGGACATTACGTAGAAGAAAACAGTAATGGAGAAAAAGTTCCTGTTTCGGAAAATTCTTTAGTAGTATTTGCTCCGGCAGATAAAGAAAATATCTTATTTAAATTAGGTATCCAGTTAGGAATAAGATTTAATCAGGACTCTATACTTTTTATCAATAGTAAGAAAGAAGCTCAATTTTACGCTACTAAAGAAGGAACTAAGATAGGTAGTTTAGGTTCTAAGAAATCAGTAGGTAAATTTAGTCCTATAAAGATAGGGGATTATTTTTCTAAGATAGGAAAGAGACATTTTACTTTTAAGACAGTAGAAGAAGTAAAACCTAAACATAACTTAGGTGATAGGTTACTTTCAGAATCTTTTATAGAGTTATTGGAGTCTTCAACTAATCCTTTAGCAGTATGGGATAGGAGTGTTGAGGAAGATTTTGAAGTTAAAGAAATATGCAAAACTTCTTTTGAGAAAGCAATAAAAGAAATAGTGGAACAAAATAGGAAAGAGTAAAATGTCTTTAAAAGAAACTTTCAGCAATATAAAATTATATGAAGCAAGTTTAGGTAGACTAAAGCAGCATTACGATAATGGAGATTGTATTTTATTTATTTCAGCTAATCGGAATGAAAGTACAATCCAGGAAAACAAGAAAGCTTTTAAAGAGTTACAGCATTATATTTATGATTCTAATTTTGGGTATAATAAAATCAAAGGAAGCTATGTAGAAAATAGAGAAGATGGTACTACAGTTACTGTAGAAGAGGATTCTCTTATAGTCTATGGAAAACCTAAAGATGAAATAACTTTATTAAGATTAGGTAAACAGTTAGGAAGAAGATATAAACAAGAAGCTATTCTCTTTATAAATAGTGAAGGAAAAGCAAAATACTATAATTTACTAACTGATTCTGCTATAGAATTAGGTAGGTTTATTTATACAAGAGTGGTAGATTATTTTTCTACTATTGGAAAGAAGCAATTCTCATTCAGTATTCTGGAGTCAGTAGAGCCTGAAAGACAATATATGCGGGGCTTTCTACAAGAAGCATTTAGGTCTGTTATAAATAGTTATGAAGACGGATTAACTGAATGGGATAATAGAAGTACAAAAAGGTTAAATAAAGAAAGAGGTAATTATTATGTCATTAAAAGATACGTTCAACAATATGAAGATATGCGAAGCAAGTTTAGGAAGAATTAAGCAGCATTTTGACCGTGGGGATGTGTTGTTGTTCATTTCCGCAAATAGGAATGAAAACACACCTCAAGAAAATAGAAAGAACTTTAAAGAGCTGCAAAGATATTTTCGAGCAGCTAACTATGGGTTCAACAAAATTAAAGGAAGCTATGTAGAGAAAAAAGAAGATGGTTCATCTGTAGTAGTAGATGAAGATTCTTTAGTAGTCTTTGCACCTAAAGAAGAAGAAAACACTTTATTTAAATTAGGATTGAAATTAGGTATTAAGTACAAACAGGATTCTATTTTATTTGTTGACAGCGAAGGAAAAGCTAAATTAATTTCTACAAGAGAGGACTCTTTTGTTGGAGCCATAGGCAGTAAACAGCCTTTAGGAGCTTTTGCTTATACACGTATAGGGGATTACTTCTCTAAAGTAGGGAAAAAGGAATTTTCATTTAAAACTATAGATGAAGAAGTAGAACCTACTAAAAGTGTAAACAATGGTTATATTTCAGAAGCTTTCAAAGAAGTTATTAATAAGTACGATGACCCCATTGAAGAGTGGGATTCAAGAGTGACTTACGCTGATAAGGGTGATGTTGATGAAGTTATGAATACACCTATTGAAGAGCTTATTACTAATATCAATAAATCACGAGATGGAGAATAAATCGGAAATTATTATATCAGACGAGAAAGTCTTTCAAGTATTAAATGACTTGCGAAACAGATACAATAAAGATGGTGAGTGGAAATATAATATTCCTGATAATGTTTCTGATAGTGATTTCATTCATCATATTGCAGAAAATATGCGTGAATTAGTTTCTGATTATTTAAAATTATATAGAGATAAAAACTAACAATTTATTTATTCTTAAACACAATTCTTAGAAGGATAACATTCTATTAAGCCGTAGTAACTGAAGGCATTTTCTGTTAAAATATCTCCTACTCTAAGAATGCAATACAGAATAAAATTAAATTTCTATAGAAAATATTTATTTTAAGGAGATATTAAATGAATAAGGTTACAGGCTATTTATTTACTTCTGAATCGGTATGTGTAGGACATCCGGACAAAATGTGTGATTTTATCGCTATGTCAATTATGGATGATATTTTAGCTAACGATTCAGAAGCACACGTAGGAATTGAATGTGCAGTATGTAAAGATTTTTTACTTATTATGGGGGAAGTAAAGTCTAAGTATTTTTGTGTTTATGAAAAAGTAGCAAGAGAAGCTATTAAATCATTAGGTTATATAGACCCATCTAAAGGCTTTAGTTATGACACAGTATCAATAGAAGTAAGAGTAACTAATCAATCAGAAGAGATTAACCAAGGTGTTGAAGATACTTATGTTAGAGGAAAGCAGTCTGAAACACAGGGAGCGGGTGACCAGGGGTTAGTATGTGGGGGAGCTATTGATGAAACACCTAACTTTATGCCGCTGCCTATTGAATTAGCAAGAAAGCTTACATGCAGAATGACCGAGGTAGCTTTAGCTGATTTAGGCAATCCCTTTTATCCTGATGGAAAAGCTCAAGTAACAATAAGATATAATAGAGGATTAGAAAAACTTATTGTAGACACGGTGGTTATTTCTATAGCTTCAACAAAAGACATAGGAATAACAGAGTTAAGGAAAAGAGTAAAAGAGACAATCATTGCACCGATATTACAGTCAAGCGGATTTGATATTAAAGATGTTAAGAGATTTTATATCAATCCTACAGGGTCATTTACAGAGTTTGGTCCGGCTGTAGATTCTGGATTAACAGGAAGAAAAATTATTGTAGATTCTTATGGTATGTATTTTCCGGCTGGTGGGGGTTCTATGAATGGTAAAGACCCGACCAAGCAGGATATATCAGGAGCATTAATGGCAAGATATGTAGCAAAGAATTTAGTAGCTTCCGGTCTTGTTCATAAAGTAGAAGTACAGCTTTCTTATGCTATTGGTGTAGAAAATCCCTGTTCCGTTAATATAAAATGCTTTGGAACATCAGACATACCTACATCTATTATCTTAAGAGCAGTTAGACAGGTATTTGACTTAACGCCGGCAGGGATAGAAAGAGAGCTTAACTTAAGACATCCTACAGATTGGAATTATGCTATGACGGCTAAAATAGGGTTCTTTGGAAATGTTATTTTCCCGTGGGAGAAAACGGATAAGGCTGATGAGCTTAAAAATGCTATTTATGATATAAGAGCTAAGTCACAGAAAAAAGAGGGCAAGGTATGCAGTACGACTTAATCGGAGTACATGTTGATAATGTAGATTTCTTTAAAGAAGCTTTTACTCAAGGAGTAAGAACGTTTCAAATGTTTTTATCTTCACCTACACAATGGGAAGTTCCGAGATATCAGCGATTCTTAGAAATGAGTAAATATCTTGTAAAGAATAAAAGTTCAAGTGATAATGTGAATATAGTAATACATTTACCTTTTATTTTTACTCTTATTAAAGAAACTCATAAAGCTTTTATCTTAAAATACTGTTTAGATATAGATAAGAAAATGTCTTTTATGGTAGACAAGTATGGAATAAACATTTATCTTGTATCTCATTGCGGAGCATATAATCCTGAACTGTCTTATGAGGAAAATATCAAAGAGCTTTCTTATATTAGTCAGGAATTTTATAGACAAAGCTCAAAGAAAATAAAATTTACTTATGAGAACGACCCAGGGTCTAAAAAGTCTACTAAGATAGGTGTAGTAAAGAACTTACTCCAGTTACAGGGAAACTACAAAAACGTATATATAACATATGATACGGAACATGCTTACGCTGATGGAGATGACTTAACAGACAAGACTTATTTGAACAAGGTTTTAAGCAATGCTTCTTTGGTTCACTTAAACTCAATTCCTTATTTTGTTAAGCAGGGGTCACATCTGGATAGGCATTCAGAAACGTATATTAATAGTGGTAAACTGCAACTTCAACTTTTACGGATAGCTCATTATTGTTTAGAGAATAACATTCCTATGATATTAGAACGTAGTGAGAGTATCTCTTTAGAAGATAGAGCCTGGTTGATTAAGACTATTGAGGATAAATTCTATGCAGCAAAGTGAATTTCTTTCAATGTGTGCTTCTTTAGAAAGAGTAATAAACTCTATCATGTCTTTTGTTGATACAGACTTAGAAAAAGGCGTGATAGACATACCGGACATCAAAGACCCTACACAGCTGTCAACACTTTATGGGGGATATAAAGAGACCGCTGTTAATTACCAGGAAGCCTGCAACAAATTAGCTTTACTGGTGCAGGCACAAATTAAATTAAGACAGCTTAGGAAGTCTATAAGAGAGGAAGCTGTCTTGCCGTCTATTCGCAGTAAAATTACTGCTCAAATAGAATTTTTACTTTCACAAGTTGATTTAGTCCGAGAAGCTACATTAACTTTGAAAAGTAAATATGAGAAGCTATTGCAGTTTTACAATTCTTCTCAATACCTTATAAGTAATTCAACTTATAAGATGTAAATTTATTTTATTTAGTAAAGGAGAAAATTTATGGCTATTAAGACGACCGAAGTAGTCAAACGTCATATCCAGCTTATCATTAAGGATACGTTGGGTGTGAATGTATCGAAACAGAAGGCATGGGAGTTGTACAAAGACATTATGTGGGGAATGGCGGAGCTTACGACAGTCATTGACCAGCATAATATTCCGCTGGCTGGAGTAGGAAAGTATAAAATTAATCACAGTAAGCCGAGAGGAGCAAAAGCAGGTCTTGATAAGAATGGAAAGCCAATTCCAGGAATGAAGACATGGGAATATGTACCGCACTTCAAGTTCTATCCGTCCACAGCTGTAAAGACTTATATTGAACAGTTGCTGGGATTTGAAGAACTTGAATCTTCTCTTAAATTCCATGGAATTTTGGTTTCAGAAGATGCGGAAGACAAAGCGATGCTTGATGTGTTACATCCGCTTGATTACAAGAAATATGGAACAAAAGCAGAAGAAAAGCCGAAGAAGAAAGTAATTGAAGAAATTTAAAGTAAAATAAAGGAGAAAGTCATGACAACGAACGAAGTAGGTTTAGACCAGGTGCTTGATGACACAGACGTCCTAACAAACGAAGTAGAAGAAACAGAAGCAGCAAAAGCAGAAGAGATAGTAGAAGCAAAAGAAGATAAAGATGATTTAGATTTTGGTTCCCTTTCATCAGTACCTGGTGTGGTAGTAGGGAAATCAGGAACCACAGTATCAAGATTTCCGGTTGATAAAGCAAGATTTACAGTGTCTGCAAGGTCAAGAATTTCATTAATTTCAAATAAAGTAATTATCATAAAGACCGTGTATGATGAAGAAATATCAACGAATATTCTTGTAACAGACGATTTGCAGCTTAAGGGTTCACCTAAAGTAAGAGTAAGGTACTTATATCCATGCTTGATTTATGAGACCGACCGGAAAGGCGTTATTCAGTCTAACCATGTTACTAATGCTGTATTAGTATTGGGGTATAGAGAGTATTCTGATTTGGTAACTATTGAAGAAGTACAGAATACACCGCTGAATAACATTGATATCGTGGTAACATGTAATGATGAGAAATTTCAATCAAAGACTTTCACAGTAGCCGGAGCTGCAACGTGGAAGAAATCTGCTAAAATCAAACAACAGGTGATTGACTTCTGGAAACGTCACATCAAAGACATTGTACTTCCTGTAGCTACTGCTATGACACAGCAGGAATACGATGAGAAAAAAGGGATAGCCCAGCGTGTAGAATCAGCACCGGACACTATCAGTTCCGAGGAAGACCTTTCTTCTTATTTTTCAGACTAATATATCGTAACGGAAAGGAGAGATTATTTATTAAAGTAGATAATCTCTTTTTTCATTTATAGGGAGAGTATAATGTTAATAGCAGGGCTTGACCCGTCATTTACAAGGACAGGTATTTCTATTTATGATACAGAGCGTTCATTTTTATTTTTAGATGCAGTTTCAAAATTAGAATCAACTGAAAAAACTTATCAGGCAATGTTTAATAGAGTTCTTTTATTCGGAGATAGGGTTGTTGATGCTTTATATTCCAAAGGGGATTTAGACACACTTATATCAGAAGAACCGTTGCCTACTGCTTTATTTTCATCAGGACTATATACACTGGATACTCATATTTTCTATAGGTTAATACATGATAAAGGAATTAATACGATTTACAATTTACATCCTACATATTGTAAATATGTTAAAGAGGCGAAGAAGTCTATTAAATCTGAATCTGTTATTTTAGCTAAAGAGATAATCGACACTTTAAAGCTTAATAAAGTAACAGTTATACAATATACTAATAGACTCAATAATGACACAGCAGAATCTTTTATCTTTCTCTTTAGACTTATGGTGAGGAATGGTATAATATTACCAAGCGGAAAAAACTGTAAAGACTTACCGATGAGGCGAAGATTTCACGAAGAGAAAGAAAAATTATTATACACAAGGAGTAAATAATGGCAACACAAGACTTAGTAAAATCGCTTACGGCATTATGCCAGGACGACACGACCGAAGTAGATAAAGATGAATTTTTAGAATCAGGTTCTATTGTATTTGACGCTGTTCTGTCTAACGGTAAAGGGTTTCCGAGAAGAAAATTTATACAGCTTTCATCTGAATCAGGTTGTGGTAAATCGACTATGGCACTTCATATTTGTAAAACCTTGTGTGCCAATGGTTATATTACATTTTATTTAGATAGTGAAAAAGCTGTAAATGATACGCAAATAGAATCCTTTGGACTAAAAGATTATTTAAATAAGAGCTTTTTTCATAGGCAAATTAGTACGTTTGAAGAGGCGGAAGAGATTTTAGATTCAATATTGATACCGGACGACAGATTTGCATTGATAGTAATAGACTCTATAACAAATTTATTTCCGGAAAAGGTGCTTGAGAAATCAATTGCGGAAATAGAGCCAGGACTTCAAGCAAGGTATATGTCTTTATTTTTACCTAAATATAAAGCAAAACTTAAAAATTCCGGATGTCCGGCAAGCTTTTTATTTATTAATCAGATGCGCAATAAGATTAACTTTATGAGAGGTTCAACTTATGAAGCTGCTGGTGGGTCTGCACAGAAATTTAATATGGATATTAGGCTTCTGATGACTCTTAAGACTAAGCTTAAGAAGATGGTATCAACAATTACCGGAAGAGAAGAAACACCTTATGGAGCAATAAACACTATTTATTCAGAAAAGAATAGATATAACAGACCTTTTGTGAAAGCAGAGATAGCAATTTATTTTGGTAAAGGTATTTCAAACATTTCTTATTACAGTACATTCCTCATTAATGAAGGATACGTCAAAGCTCACAAGATGGGTATGTATGATGTACAGTTACCGTCTATGAAAGAGATGGTTAAAGTGAGAGGACAGGTTAAACTTTCTGCATTAGTAAGGGATAACTTAGATGAAGTCAAGCAACTGTTTAATGCTAAAGGCGGAGTAAAATTAGTAGTAGACGAGGATGAAGCTTAATATGACAGAACAAGACAAGAAAGAGATATCAAAACTTCTATACGATTTAGATATGTCTACTACACCCTATGACCAATTAGACTGTTTAGACAAACTTTCTGAATTAGTATTAGAGATGGCGTCTACCTTAAGGATTTCACTTTCAGATGCCCACAATGAAATATGTCCGAGATTTTATGTTTATGACAATATAAATCAGAAACCGGATAAAGACACTATAGTATTAGACCCTAAAGATGATAATGATAAGAAGACTATCAGATATTACATCAAGCATTTAAAAGATAAAGAAGAAGCAGAAACTATGCAGGACTGGTTAAATTCTTTTGAGGAGTTGGAAGATGATGTATACTAATTATCAAGACATTTTAGACGACTTACATTTTAGTGATGATAAGCCAAGTAAAAACTATCCGGAAGAAAATCCGGAGTTATTTGATAGAAGATTGCCTAAAATTATTAACGTTATTTTAGAAGGAAGAGATTCTCAATTTATCGACAGTTTTAAAATTTTCTTTACAGAGGTGATTAAAGATTTCGGATTTCTTACAGCTCCAGCTTCTACTAAGTATCATTTAAATAGGAAATTTGGTCTTTTAGAACATTCACTTAATGTAGCTGAAACAGCTTTAAATCTTTATGAAGCACATAAAGATTCTATGCCTAATGTATTCAGAAGTTCCGTAGCTTTTTGCGGGTTATTTCATGATTTTGGTAAAGCAGGTAATCCTCATAATCCTTTATATTTAGAGAAACCTGATTGGAAAGCTGGTTATCAATATAACACTAAGCTTTATCCGTTTATGTCTGTTCCTCACAGGTCTCTTTATTATTTAACGTGGCATTTTAAACTTACACCGGAAGAATTTCAGGCTATCTTAATACATGACGGACAGTATGTTAATGCTAACAAAGAGTATGCTTGTAAAGAATGTCCTTTAGCATTATTACTGCAACATGCTGACCAATGGAGCGGATTTATTATAGAAAATAAAGCTTGACATATATTACAATTTCTTTTATAATATACTTGTAAATTAAATGTGTTGTAGAAGAAAGGAAAACAATAATGGATATTTTGAAGTTATCAATTAAAGTCAATGCTTTAAAACTGGAGAATAGAAATTTAAAGCTGAATGTGAGTGACTTAAGGAAAGAAGTAAATATTTTGAAAGAAGATAATGAGGCTATAAAAGAGTTATTACAGCGTATAGTAAAAGCTATTGGAGAAAGTAACGCTAATGCTGAAAGCACTTTTAGAATAGTTGAACATCTTTATAGAAATAAAACGGAGGAATAATATGATATATGTATTGCAAGAAATATGTACCGATTATGATAATCCATATAAAAGAGCACGTATTGTAATGATAAGCCGAGATGAACAACGAGTTAAAGATGCTAAAAGACAGTTAGAGATTAAAGAAGAAATATATCAGAAAGAACGGGAAGAAAATTCAATAAAGCTAAACGTGGTAAACCTTTTATATAATGTGTATATTAAAAAACCGAAGTTTAAGAATATATCTGTAAGTAGGGAGAAGGAACTTAGGAATGATTTTTTCAAAAAGCATGGTGTAGATTATTTTAAATTCTTTATTATGTATCCGAATAGAGAATACCGCTATGAAATTTATAGCGGAGAAGAACAAAGTAACGGAGATTATATCACCGAAGATTTAATAGAAAATAATTAAATATACATAAAATAAAGAAAAGGAAGCTGATATTGAACAATATGTTTGGTAAAAGCTTCTTTTTGTACGATTCTTATAAGGTTTACTGACATTTTACGGGAGGAAGAATTTAAAATGATACGATTTTTACAAAATATGTTTAGAAACATTTTTTGCTGAAAACAGTATAATATATAATAAATTCAAATTCTAAAATTTTTAAGAGGAAAAAGAATGCTAACTTTTATTGACTTTTTCGCTGGCATAGGTGGATTTCATTCAGGGTTTGAGAAGGCGGGAATGAAATGTATTGGCTGGTGTGAATTTAATAAATATGCTCAAAGAAGTTATAGAGCTTTATATAACACGGAGGGATTATGGTTTGCAAATGATGTCCAAAAAGTTAGAGGCGACAAAATACCAAAAGCCGACATATGGACCTTCGGGTTTCCATGCCAAGATGTATCCATTGCAGGGAAACAAGCAGGTATCAAACGAGGAACCAGAAGTGGCTTATTTTATGAGATTATGCGGCTTCTTGACGAAGCAGGCGGAAATAGACCCAAATGGCTTATCGCTGAAAACGTTAAGAACTTGCTTTCAATTGATGATGGCTGGGGATTCTTCCAGGTCTTGTCTGAAATGGCTGCGAGAGGGTACAGTCTTGAATGGCGTGTTTACAACTCAAAAGCCTACGGAGTTCCGCAAAGCCGTGAGCGAGTGTACATTGCGGGATATAATGGAGAACACAAAGGACAGTCGCTACTTCCTGTCACAAGAAAAAGTGAGAGAACTCTTAAAGAAATTATAAATGGTTCTCAAGGAGATAGAGTATATAATTTAGATTTGGCTTGTACTATAACATCGCAAGGTGGAGGTATAGGAGCAAAAACAGGTTTATACTGTCAATTCATAGACCTTTCAGAGAAAGAAGTAAAACTAACTGAATATGCAAGATGTCTTACGACTGGTTGCAATAAAGGAACAAGCAACCATAAAGGTGAGATAAGCGGAGTTTTATTATCTAATGGAGTTAAGTGTTATATAAGAAAGCTTACTCCAAAGGAGTGCTGGGGGCTACAAGGGTTTACTGACGAGCAGTTTCATAAAGCTTTATTATGTAATAGCACTGAACAATTATATAAACAAGCAGGAAATGCTGTAACAGTAAACGTAGTATATGATATAGGGAAACATATTGTTGAACTGGAGAAAGGAGAGATAAAAACATAAATGGATAACTCACTCAAGATTGAAATTAGAAACTATCAAAGAATAAAAAATGCTAAAATAGAATTTAAGCCTGGACTGAACTTAATCTTAGGTTCCAGCAATCAGGGTAAATCTTCTTTATTTAGAGCGTTAGAAACATCAATTTTTAATTTAGCCAGAGAATCACACATTACTAAGGGAGCTAAAAAAGCTGCTGTCAAGTTCTCTTATCGGAATCATTATTTCATATGGGCGAGAGACAAAGATTCATCTATCAAGACTACTTATATAATTGATGGCAAAACATATTCTAAGATAGGAAGAAATCAGCTTGAGGAATTAGCGAATACGTTTGGTATAAAAGAAGTAGACGTTACAGGAACAAAAGAGCGTCTTAACTTTTATTCACAGATGGCATATCCATTTTTACTGAATAGGACACCATCAGAACTTTTCAAATTCTTTTCATACTCTTCTGAATTTGAAAATTTAGGGGAAGTCCAAGCAGACATGGTGCAGGACTTCAAAGGTATCAAGCGAGACATCTTGCTTTGTAAAAATACCATGGACACCAACAAAAATCTTGCTTTAGAAGAAAGCAACCGACTCAATAAACTAAAAGAGTCCGAAGAAGCAGCCGATACAATCTTAAAATTAGACAGTAAAGCTAACGAACTAAATCACATACACAATATAGAAAAAGACATCAAAGAGACAAAGAATAATATAGAGAAGATAGAAAACAAAAATACCAATATAATGAATAAGCTAAATAATATCAAATTACCTAAAAAAGAAGATATAGAGAAGATAGAAGCAATTAATACAATAATTAAAGAAACTAAAAACGTAAAAGAAGCAATAAAAGAGAAAAAAGATAATATAAAGAATATAGAGAATAAGATACAGAACACAGAAGACTTAAGCAAGCTAACAACGAAGATTGAGACAGCAGAGCTAATGTCAAAGAGGATAGAAGAAGAAAAAGAGACAAAGAATAATATAGAGAAAATAGAGAGCAAGATACAAAAAATAAACAAAAAGCTAAAAAATAGTGAGAGCCTGAAAAAGATAGACCCAGCCAAAGTATTATATATAGAAGAGCTAACAAAGGAACTATCACAGGTATTCAAAGAAAGAGTGGCAGCGGGGCAGCTTCTGACAAAGACACTTTCAACTCAAAAAGAAGTGGAGGAAGAACTGACAACATTCAAAGCCTGTCCATACTGCCACTCAATCTTAAAATAAAGGAGGAGCGAAGATGGAAGAAATGAAAGAGCGGTTCAGAGAGCTAACCGAGAAAAGAGACAAGCTGAAAGAAGAGCAGGTCGAATTAAGCGGGAAGCTGTCTGTACTAAAAGAAAGAGAGGGAGCGTTACTTAAAGAGCTAAAAGAAAAATATAACCTTAACACTTTGGAAGAAGCAGAGACCGAAGTGCAGAGGTTAAGTGAAGAAATAGAGAGAGCTTTAGCGAAAGCCGAAGAAAGTCTTTCTTTAGATATTAAGGAAGATTGACAGATGGGAAACGCCGAAGAGATAATATCACGTTACAACCAAGCAAAAATGCAAAGTATCAGTCTGAAAAGCTCAATCACGAACACGAAGCGAGTGCTAAGCCAGTTCAAGCTTAACTATGAAGAGAAGAAGAAAGAATACGAAGAGCTTACTAAGAAAAGTACATTGCAAGAAGAGGGCTTAAACCTTTTAAAGAACCTCATACAGACGATGGCTACTGAACACATTAACGAGGCAGCAAACTTCATCAATGAGGGTTTAAAGACTATCTTTTATGACAAAGAATATAAAATAGAGATAGAGATAGAAGACAAGCGTAACTTAAAGCAAGCAAACCTTTATTTGATTGAAAAGAATGGAGAAGACATTTTAAAGTCATCTCTAAAGGATTCAGTCGGTGGCGGGGTATTAGTTACTATAGGTTTTTTGTTCCAGGTATTCTACATACAATATCACGGACTGTCGCCTATTATATTTTTAGACGAAGCGTTCACGCAGCTGTCGGACAAATATATAATTTATCTCAAGATGTTTATAGAAGACATAGCCAAGAGGTTAGGGTTCATATTCGTACTTATCACGCATGACGAGCGTCTTATGCATAATGCGGTGAAGACATACGAAGTAGAGGGTGGTCGGTATCATGAGCTTAACTGAAAAGAATATAATATTCATCGGAGATTTGCATTTAAATTACCAAGCACCCCGTAGCAGAATAGACGATTATCCCAACGCATTGCTAGAGAAATTAAAACAGATTAAAGTCTTTGCGAGCAAGAGCGGTATCGACGCGGTAATCTTTTTAGGAGACATCTTCCACCAACCTCACCAGCCGTTCGACTATTTAAATAAAGTAATAGAAGTCTTCAATGAATATAAGCAAGCGGGCATTAGAGCTTTAACAGTGACAGGCAACCATGATATACAATATATGAATGTAGCTAATCTGCACCGTTCAGCATTAGGGTTGCTTTATAACGCAAAAGTGATAGAGCATTTAGTAACACTGGAATATACAATAAATGGTGATAAGTATGTCTTAGTAGGGAATGACTATAATACACCTATTAAAGCTGTGAATGAGCTTCCAAACCGAGGAGAGTATAATATTCTCATCTCACACTCATACTACAATTTTCCGTATGGAGAAAGATTTGAGACGATATACAAAGAAGACGTCACAAAATATGGGTATGATTACTATGTATTAGGGCATGACCACGTTCCTTATCCGATAGAATATGTAGGAGACCAGAGTATAATTCGTCCTGGGTCTATGTCGAGAGGTTCATCTAAAGATTATAATATCAAGAGGGATTATTTTAATATTGATGTGCTGACATTAGGAGACGGAATACAATATCAAAGGTATCAGGAGAAGATAACAGACCCCAAGCTGGTATTTAGCAGTGAAGATATGGAGAGTGAGAATATCACTAAACTCACAAGCAAGCTTACGAATAACTTTGACACCTTGATAGAGATGATGTCGAAGAAGAGAAGTAATTCATCAGTATATTCTATTTTAGACAATATAACTGCCGGCAAAGAAGCGAAAGATTTAATTATTTATTATTTAGAGCAAAGAGGAATAGTAAGGAGAATCCAGCATGGAAGAGACAGTGTTCAATGAAATCGAATTAGACAATATTATAATGGACAATACGGAAGACGTAGACTTGTCCAACTTTGGAACGGTAGAAGAAGAGATTACAGCACCTCACATTAAGTTTTCAGGGGTGCAGTTCAAGTTTTTAATAAAAATAGCGAAGACATTATCTGTAGTATCAGGAAGAGACGTCATTTCAAAAGCTATTTTGATACATCCTGAAGGAGACAAAGTACAATTCTATATTACAGACTTTGACGTTTATTTCAAGTATGAAGTAGATAGAATAAATGTAGAGAATGTGCTGACGGAAGATATCGTCATACCGACAGACTATTTAGACAAGCTTTCAAGAGCTATAGGGAATAAGACGGTTATTTTCAAAGACGGAGACAATTATAAATTAAAGCTGTTTGGTGGAGATATCGTTTTAGAAACATATACAGTAGACAACAGTAAATTTATGTTTAAAGACAGTGTTCACAAAGAGCAGTCTCTTAACTCAATAGACTTGCTGTCTGTAGTAAAAGACTTTACGCCAGTAGTTAATAATGCAGTATCACCGGCAGAAAGACGTATTCTGTGTGACAAAGACATAGCGTATGCTTCTTATATGTGGGGTAACATTTCATGCAGAAAATCTTTCAGCAATATGGATTTAAAAGTGAAAGATTTAAACGTGCTTAGGAATGTCTTATCAGAGGTAGAAGAAGAGCTTGAGATATTGGAGACAGACGAGACAGTAGTGACAAAGAGGAAAGTCATTAAAGGTTCCAATTTTGAGTATGCTTTCTTAGTATCAGACTCAACAGTACCGCAGGCTATCAGAGACGGAATAGATAATATAATCCATGCGGCAAAAGGAAAATGCTATATTGATTATGCACAGCTTTATAAGCTGGTGGATATTTCATCTATCTTGCCGACAAGTACAGGTAAAGTAGAATTTAACTATAATGATTCAGGTGTTGAATTTATTTTGAAATCAAAGAAAGGCGATTCAAAATTCACACTGGTAGGGTCGAAAGAAGGAGATACTACTCCGATGAGTTCCAACTTTACTATATCGTCTAAACTGCTTTATATTTTCCTCAAAGCTTTTAGCACACAGTCGTCCATTGCTTTTTATCTGACAGAAAAAGGAATGGGTTTATCGTCTAACGAATATGACGCCATATTATATAAAGAAAGTGTTTAATAATGTCTATAGCTGAATTGCTTTATATTCTGATAGGAATATTATCTATAATAAATATAGCAGGACTAATGCTTATCAGAGCGGCTGTTTTCTATTTAGGAAAGTTAAGAGAGGGAAATGTTCGTCTTAAAGTAAAATTCAGCAAAGGGAATACTTTATATGTGTGGGTCAAAGAGACGAGGTTCAAGATAATAACACACAATCCTTTATCTATGAATACAGCCTTTTTAATGGCAGAGCATAATGACGGAAGAGAAGTCTCTATAAAATGTTCTGAAATCGAGAATATGCAAGTCCAGAGAGGAACGTTATTTGAAATATTCAAGACCTACTATTTCCAGAAGTAGTATAATATAGAGAAGGAGGAATTGAATATGATAGAGACAACAGAGAAGATATCGGGAGCGGTATCTTTTTCAAAGGGAATAAAAGTAAATAAAGCTTTATATGACGCAATACCTAAAGAGCAGTTGAGAGCGTTTGAGGAAAGGGTCAAAAGATGCTATGAAGTTTACTTAGGGCTGAAAGACAAAGAAACTTCAATGGGGGCGAAGAAGCAAGCATACGAGGGTGAACTTGTTCCTTTCCTCAAACAAATTGGTATTGAGTTTAAGAAGACAAAGATAAACAAAGAAGAGAAGAAATCGAAAAGAGCGAAAGCAACTATAGAGGAAGCAGTTAAATATCCGGAAGAAGAATTAAAGAAGATGTTTGACAAGTTTCCGCAGGAGCTTTTAGACGATACAAAAGATGACCAGAAAGAATATAAGATAGAAGAGACACAGGAGGATATCTTTAGTTCTTTAGCTGACCCTTTTGACAGTCCGTCTAAAGAATATTCATTGGAACAGCAGCTTGACGATTTAATCCTTGACATATAGTAGGAGAAAGTGATGAATGATTTAATAGAAGTCACTCATGAAGAGATAGAGAGATTTCTTGATAATAATATGAAGAAGATGAATTATCCTGAATATCTGTATGCGGTAGACAATAACCAAGATTCTATACAGAAATGGGATAAATCAAAACTAAAAATACTTGTAGTGTTATTACTGCCAGGGTCACACAAGACAGTATCTAACTCCTTTAGCTGCTTGAATTGGCTATGTCATGAAAAGCATGGCGAAGATATCTTTGTAGACAACTGTTACTTTATCGAAGAGGGGAATGAAAAGGTTTATGAAGAAAACCACATTCCTTATCTTTTTGGTAACTGTTCCCACCATCCGGTAAAAGACTATGACTTAGTATTAGTATCAATGGCTTTAATTCCGGAAATGTTTCATATTCCGATAATACTCAAGAAATCAGGCATACCTTACACGGTAGAGGGAAGAGCAAAAGATTTAAGGATTCCGCCTTTTATAATGGGGGGAGCTTCTGCAACGGAAGCCCCGATACTTTATGGACATGTTTACGATGAAGAGGGGAAAGACTTAGGCTCATCTTTAGTAGACATGACTATTCATGGGTATGGAGAAGTTATTTTACCTACACTGATTGAAAGTGCATACAACTATAAAGTAAAAGAGGGTAAAAATCTGCATGATACTAATGGGTTCATGGAGTATTTAATATCGAGGAATATTTTAAACCACTATATTTTTTATCCCAATAAATATAAATGGGATTATGCGGAAGACAACTATACAATAAAATCAATTAAGCCTTTAGACGAAAGACTTCCGGAAAGAGTGCAAGTAAATAAACTTGAGCTTGATGAATGGGAAGGCTTTCCTTTAAAGACTTTTCACTTAGCGGGGTCAAACTGTTCATCTATAGATGTGCAGGTATCCTCAGGCTGTTCAGGGGCTTCTACATTATGTTCTTTTTCAGTACCGGCAGGAACTAAGATACCGACAGGAAGAGGGCTTGAGAATATAGAGTCTCTTTTAGACGTGGGGGCTGTGCCTACTACAAGATTTTTAAGAGAAGACGAAAAGCAATATACAACAGTAAAACAGGCTTCAAAGCAGCCTTTAATGGAAATTACTTTATCAGATGGTTCTAAATTCACCTGTTCAGAAAACCATCGCATGATGAGGATGATTTTATCTGAAGGAAGAGAAGAAGAAGTCTTAGCAAAAGACATCAATATAAGAGATGTCTTTTATATCAAGATGGGTTTAGAATCTTATGGCAAGTATATTCCGTCTGAAAAAGAGCTAAAAGAGAGATACGAAGAAGACTTTAAAAACAAAAGAGTTTCTGACCATGTATTCTATTATGCTAAAGAGAGCATAGAGAAATATTTAGAGTATGTAGAAAACGATTTAACTAAGATAACAGAATATAAGTTTAAATCAGATATTCAACTGTTATATCGTATGGTAGGAAAATTTGTAGAAATCACAGGAGAATATATTCACTTATGTTTATATAAAGATAACAAAGCTTTTGTATCATATCAAGGAAATAATATTTCTATAGAGACATTAAAGAAATATTCTTATAGTTCTTTACCGAGAATCTTTAAAGCTTTAGCGAGCGGGGATTATTTTCCTGTATATGTTATGTCTGTGAAGAAATTAGGAAGAGAAGAAGTAACATATACTACAGAGACCTTGCCTAACCATCGGACATGCTACAACATGCTTTATACTCACAATTGTCACGAAGCAACTATAGCCGGAAACTATCATGAACGTACTTTAGATAATGTAGAGAAGAATTTAGAGTATGCAAGAAAGACTTCTGCTGCTAATAAAGTAACTTTTTATAGTTATAATCTAAACTACTACTATAGGTTTATGGACATGATAAAGAAAGGGGCGGAATACTTTTCTAAAATTTCTTTGATAAATGAACGGTTAGACGTGATAGCACATGCACCGGAGCAGCTGTTAATTGCAAAGAAATTAGGATTATCCAGAGTATCTGCACCTATTGAGGGATTTTCCAACAGACTAAGAAATCAATTCTTAAATAAAAATCTATCAAGAGAAACTATAATGCAGGCGGCAAGAAATATCTACCGCTTAAAAATCATGCACTTAAAAATGGGGTATATCCAAACCGGATATGAAACTAAAGAAGACATAGATGAATGCATTTCAGAAGTAGACGAGATGTTCGCTATCAGGGATAAAATCGGAGCTAAAACATCCCTACAGATGAATATAACTCCGTTGCTTTATTATACAAATATAGCACTTAGATATCTTGATAGAAAGACTGCAAGAATGTCATTTTATCCTGGCAATCAATTTCTTTATCTGATAGAAGAGATGAAGAAAAGAAAAGTAAGAGTAAGGATACATTCAATCTTTGGGGGAACCTGGATAGAGCAGTTGCTAATAGATTTTGGTCCGGCAGGAACTGATTGTTTAGTAAAGATGTCTGAACAAGGAGCAGTTTATTACAGTAGGTTTCGAAGAAACTGCCAGGAAATAGTAGTAAAAGTCTTAAAAGAACATGGAATAGAAGATATGTTCTTTTTTTGTAATGCACGTCCTAAAGACTGGATATTTCCCAATGATTATATGCAGGCGGTCACTGACAGAGTAAAAAAGATGTGGTGGGAAAGGACACAGAAAATGGACTTTTCGGCTAATCTGTGTCTAAAGACTTTAGCCAATGAGGATGCTACATGTTTAGGATGCCAGACGTGTGACGCCAAGCATATAAAATATATGACTACCAGAAAGATATATGATGAAAGCAATTACGATGATGTCATTAATTCTTTTTCTGAAGGAAGAAAAGCTACAATACTTAGATTTATTGTAAAGCAGAATCCTAAATGGTTCTTTTATAATAGAGATGCTTTACAGTATTACGTTACATCTCAATTTTTTAAAACTGTTCCTGGATTGGCGTATAAGTATTTTGCTGTAGAAGGAAACTCTTGTCAATTATTATCTGCTAACGACCAGAGAGGTTGGTATACAGGCAGCTGGCTTTTTGATGTATCTTTCAAAGAAAAAGTATCAGCACAGGATTTATTACAACATTTAGAAGAAGTAAACAGTAAATTAGAGTCGTGTCAAGTTACAGCTGTTTATGATGATGCGGATGCTTTAAAGCAGTCAAGAGAAAACGAGATAACATACTTAGGAGTGATAAACGATTATTCTGTAGACTTCTTTAAAAACAAAATGGCAAATACAGACTGGAATATAAAAGTAGCTGGAAAGAGTCTTAATACACTGATGACATTTACAACAAAGTATATGCCGGAATTAAGAGACAAGATATTAGCTATACCGTACAAAGCGGGAGCTTTAGTTTATATGTCACTGCCGGCTTATATTTCACCATATTTAGTAATGTCCACAATCACGAAGAGGTCATACCGTCAATGCTTACAGGACTGTATTTTTCAGATGGTAGACCAGACAATGAAAGTAGATGCAAACTGCAAGTGTGGAAACTCTTTAACTTTTTCTTTGTTTAAGCACGATTATAATAAGATGTGTCCTACATGTACAGGACGATTATTACTGTACAATTTGTCGAAGAAAACAGTATAATATAAGAGATACTTTTAGAGAGGATTTAATATTATGGACGAACTGTTTATATCTCCATGGGTTATATATGCTTTGAATTTATACTGCAATGTTCATGAGACATTAAGAGTTATAGTAATTATATTAAGTATTTTATTTGGTGGATGTTTTCTTGTTTTTATTACTAATCCGTTTGAGATTGATTTAAATACAAGCAATAAGAAAAGGATAAAAAGAGCAACACTTCTTTTCTTATTTATTGTCTGCTTATATGGAGTAATGCCTAATAAAATATCTATTATAGACATAACAGCTTCTTATTATTCTAAGTCAAGTGATTTAACGCAGACAGTCACACAGATAAATAAAGAATTAGAAAAAATCAACAAAGAGGATTAGGATGAGTACACTACCAGTAAGCGAACTGTTAAAAGTTAGCTTTAGACTAAAAAAGAAAGACGTAGTAGACCCGTATTCTTATATGGGGTTATATTACGACTTATCTAACTATAGATTATTCACAATGCAGTCTTTAATACAGTTAGCGGGAAAAGCTTCATTACTTCCCGCTTATTTAAAGACTTTTATTATTGACGAAAAACTGGTAGTAGGTATAGTAAATCATTTTCAAGATAAAGACTTTTATATTATATTCCGAAGTTTAATCAACAAGAAATTTATTACCTATGGTAATTATCGAGAATTTCCATATGGTATTTTTTCTTTAGACAAGAAATTTACACCGCAAACGCCTATAGTATTAGTAGAGGGCTTGAAAGACAGGGATACCTTAGGAAAGATTTATCCATATGTATTTGCTTTGCAGTCTACAGGGCTTTCATCGATGGGAAGAGAGATACTCAAGACACTTACCAATAAAGTAATCTTGCTGTTAGATAACGATGAACAGGGAAAGAAAGGAAGCAAAAGAGAGTATTATAAGCTACAGAAATATTTTGATGTTTCAATAGCTGACCATCCTGACGGAATAAAAGACGTAGGAACACTTACAGATTATAGGTATTTTGGAAAATCATATGAAGCTGACTATTTAGAAGAATATTACAAAACACAACTGTCAATATTAGGATGCAATATTTAAGGGGGAGCTTATTTTGATTACGCAGCAATTCAGACCGACAACTTTTGATGAAGTAGTAGGGCAGGATTTAAATGTAAAAATATTAAAATCACTGGTAGCTAAACCGGAAGAAGCTCCGAGGTCTCTTATACTTTATGGAGAATATGGTTGTGGAAAATGCGTTCCAGGAGATATACGCATTTTAACAGAGAATGGATATGTAAAAATAGGAGATTACTGTAAAGGGATAGACGAGGGATTTACAGACTGTAAAGGAGAGACAGAGGGCAGGTTTGGTAAAGACAAGATAGTAGCAAAATATTTTGAAAGAGAAGCTTTAGTCCGTACAGTAAATTTAAATGTAAATAATAATGTAAGGGGAACACTAAGACACAAAGTCTTAGCTTTTAAAGATGGGGAAATTGGATTATTTCCATTAGGCAATTTAAAAATAGGAGATTATATTTTATTTCCTAAGAAACCTATAGAGTTTAAGAATGCTAAACACTGTCCTGATTTAGCTTATGCACAAGCCGTGTGGCTTTCTGATGGGTGGTGCAGCAGAGACAGAACAGCAGCAGGGTATTGTGGTTCACTCAAAGCTTGCAAGAAATTTAAAAGAATTGTAGGCTGGAGCGGGAAGCTGTCTAAAGATAAGAGAAAAGAAGACGTTTATAATATAAGGTCTTCTTTAAAAGACAAGATGAGTATAGAAATCATGCACGGAGCAGGAAATAAGTATGTTCCGGAATGGGTTTTTAATACAGACGTAGAGACGAGGAAAGCATTCATTCAGGGCTTATTTGATACTGATGGGTGCATTTCAAAGAATCAGTTTGAATTAATGAGCAAGTCTGAAAAGCTGGTAAAGGGGTACCAGGAGATTTTCATGTCTTTAGGGGTAGCTACAAAGATAATACCTAAGACACTAACTACCGGACGATATAAAGGAAATGTTTATTATAAAATATATATAAAAAATCATTCTTTACAGGACTTTAAATGGACAAGTAGACAGTTTATTTTAGAAGATAAAAATACAGCTAATTCCAGAAATGTTATTTCAGTTACAAGAAGAATGACGGAAGAATTAGAACATTATGTAAAAGGAAGAAAAACGAGTAGAGTACGTGCTGTTTTACATAATTTACGAGCGGGTAGATGTGTTACAGAAAGGACTCTTATTAATCTTAAGAATGAATTAGGGTATTTGCCGTCATGTTTTGATGAATTAATAGGGTATACATATGCTAAGATTTTATCATACACTGACACAGTAGAAGATGTTTATGACATAACAACAGAGAAGTGTCATGAATTTTACGCCCAAGGTACATATAATCACAATACAACTTGTGCGAGAATTTTTGCCAGAGAAATAAATCACGATAATACAGTAGACTTAGATACAACGCCGTATTATATGGAACTTGATTCAGCGGCTATGGGTTCTGTAGACCATATTAGAGAACTAAGAGATACGTTTGCCTATTCCTCAGGTTCATTCTATAAAGTAGTAGTGCTGGACGAGGCCCAACTGATTTCGAGTGTGGGGCAAGCAGCTTTACTTAAGATTATAGAAGAAGCTCCTAAAAAAGTTTTCTTTATATTTGCTACAACTAATCCGGAGAAATTACTCAAGACAATAAGGTCACGTTCTATAGAGCTTAAATTTGATGGTATATCAAAAGAAGAAATGTTCAAGAATTTAAAGAATATTTCTAAAGAGCTAAACAAAGAAGTACCTGATAATGTAATAGATGTGATTTGCAAACGTTCAAGAGGGCATATGAGAAATGCACACATGCTTTTAGACAAATACTTCTTAATAGGTCATGATGCTTTTGTACAATCTGTACGGACAGCACATCCTTATATTTATCTATTTCTTGAATCGATTGCAAAGAAAGATAAAGAGACCTGTTTTAAAGCAATAGACAGTATATTAAAATTTCCCTTAGTAACTGTGCAGCAGGACTTCCAGGAAGTTTTAGCCGACATGACAAAAGCCATGGTTAATTATCCGCCTTATGCGGAGCAGTCTAAGAAGATTAACAGCTTATTTGGAGCTAATACTCTTAAGATAATAAAGTTCTTGTTAGCTCCGTGGATTTTAGAAGATTCTTTTAAATCTGACTTAGAGTTGCAGACAGGGTTATTATGTGTGTTTCAGATATTAACAAAATCTTTGAGGTAGTAAATTGCAGAAGATAGACGTTAAAATAGAAGACTTTTACACAGAAGACTTCAAATTCAGACTAACCGAAAATGGTTATAAAAACATATGTAACTTATGTGATATAGTAATGGCAAGGCATTTCTATTCTAATCCGGCTTTTGACAAAGAAGATTTAAAGCAGGTAGGATTATATAAAGCTTTGTCTTTATTACAGAGGTCAAATTATAATCCAAAGAAAGCTTCTTTATTTAACTATTTATATACAGGAATAAGGAATGAGATTCATAACTATGTATATAAGATGAATAAAGATTTTGCTGTAGATTCAACTATTATGGATACGAATACAGAATCTATATGCAATACACAGTTTAGCGGAATAGACTTCTCTATATTAAATCTACAGCTTGAAAGCTTAGATGAATACTGCAAGAATGAGCAAGACAAAGAAGATTTAGCGAACTCACTTACGGAGTTAGGGTTTAAGATAGAGAGGTATATCAAGACAGATAAAGAACCTAATACATCGAGGAATAATATAATACAGGCTATGTTCTTATGGAAGTTACTTTATTTATCAAAATATAGGGGGTGGTAGAATGGCAAAGTCAAACAAAAATGTATTTGTAACAATGGGAGCTTCCAACCACTCTAAAGACAAGAGAGAGGAATACGATTTTTATGCTACTGATAATATAGCGGCGTATCTTCTTTTAGAGGTAGAAAGCTTAAATAATGTTTGGGAATGTGCTTGCGGAGATGGGGAACTTGCTAAAGTCTTTAAAGAGAAAGGAGTTTTAGGAAGAGCTTCTGACTTAGTAGACCGCGGATATGGAGAAATTGGAATAGACTTCTTTAAATGTTTAAATAAATGGGATGGGGATATAGCAACTAATCCACCGTATCATGCAGCGGAAGAGTTTGTAGCACATGCTATGGCTTTAGTTCCGGAGGGAAGAAAAGTATGTATGTTCCTTAGGCTACTCTTTTTAGAAAGCCAGGGAAGAGCAAGACTATTTGAAGAGTTTCCGCTTAAGACTTTATATGTAGCAAGAAGACGTATAACTACTTATAAAAATAATGACAGGACATTACCTAAAGGTGGGGCTGTAGCTTTCGCCTGGTATGTTTGGGAGAAGGGTTATACAGGAGACCCTATTATAAAGTGGATAAACTAACTAAAAAGTTTTATTATAATAGGAGATATTTAAATGGTCATAACGGATTTAAAAAGCAATAATAAAAAATATAGCATAATTTATGCTGACCCTCCGTGGGAACAAAAGAAAGGCGGGAAGAAAGTGGCAAGACCTAACTCAAGCGGAAAAAATTTAGATTATCCTACAATGTCTTTAAATGATATAAAGAATATACTTCAACAAGTAAAGACAGAAGAAAAGCATAATTTTTTTGTTTGGACGATAGAGAAATATTTATTTCAAACAGAGAAGATGATGCATGACTTAGGATATTCATTACATGCAAGAATTGTTTGGGATAAAGTCACAGGTATTCCGGCAGCTTTTACAATACGTTATCAACATGAATATCTCTTGTGGTGTTACAAAAAGGGAAATATACTAAAGCCTGTAAAAGAAGAGCAAGGTAAATGGGCAGACGTCTTTTCTGAAAAAGTGAAAAAACACTCACAGAAGCCTGAACATGTATATAATATGATAGAATCTATGTTTCCTAACACAGAGAAAATAGAACTATTTGCAAGGGATATAAGAGAAGGCTGGGATTCATGGGGAAACGAGGTCAATTAATGGAAAATCAAAGTGCAGGTTCTTTATTAATTTTCAACTTAAATCAGGAAGAAGTTGATATACTTGTAGACTCACTGACAGTAATAAATCCTAAGCTGAATGCCGATTTAATACAGCTAATTTTCCAGGATAGATTTCTTATGTATTTAGATGCAATGGCAGGACAGCAAGTTAGATATCCCAAGAGAGAATATTTGTCAAATTTAATTTCATCTGTTAAGATATATCTATATTGTAAGAAAAGAAATAATACAGAAGATTCTGTATCCTCAGCAGCTATAATATTTAAGAAAAAGCCGCAGGCAGTTAAAGATATATGTACTAAGATAGAAAATTATATTAAACAAGTAAAGGAGAAGTAAAATGCCGAGAACTAAGAAAGTAGTAGAAGACCAGGAAAATTTAAATGAAGTAGTACAGGAAACAGTAGAAGAGAAAGAAGAAGTAGAAAAAGCAGAAGTTCCTGGAGAAATCCTTACAGACACTCCAATAGAAGAAGCGACTGATTTAATCAAAGATGAAGAGCCGATACAAGAAGATATAAATGAGACAGTGAATGAGTTAAATGAACAGCAAGATGAATTTCAGGAAGAGCCGATACAAGAAGACACATCAAACGAAAGATTGATTAAAACATACGGTTTCGGAGTAAAATTTAAAGAGTAATAAGATAAATAGAAGACTAAAAAGTCTTCTATTTTAAATTGCTAATATATTTTAATTAGGTACTTTATTTTTAAGAGGTGTTGATATGGCAACTAAGATAAAACGAATATTTCAAAAAGGGTCATTATTTAATATTACTAATGAAACAACTGGACAGCCTGTAACCGAAGCGTCTTTAGTCTCTATTGGGGATATACTTGATATTTTAACTATGGATGCTGATAAAGTTCCACATATTTATGGAGGTTGTGCAGAAGTAATTTCCACAAGTGGATTTAACACAAAAATAAAAGTTAAAGATGAAACGAATTTTATTTTGGGCTATAAAGATAAAAGTAAACAGCTTCCATATTTAAAGATTACAAACAACGCTAATGTAGATTTATATAAAGTTGACGGTACAAAGATTACAGACACTACAGAGCTTTATGTAAATGATGTAATTAAAGTAAAGCCTAAAGACTTAAATTATTTTGCGGGGGCTGACGTTGAGGCTTTGGATGATAATAGTTACATAATGTGGGTTAATCCGCCGGAAGATGATTCATCCGAAGAATGTACGTTTAGAGCCAACGTCCAGGAAATTACGTTAATTGACAAAGAAGTAGAAAGATTACAGAGATTTATTGTTTCTTCTGATTTTGAGACTCAAGCAGATATTCATTGTACTCATTTAAGATATAATAAAGAAATTCCTGTAGGAACTATCTATACGATGCTTTGCAAAGGTGATAGATTTCAACTCACTTTTAAAGATGGATTCTATGTAGATATGTCTGATGCAGATAAAGGGTTTGAGTTAGAAGATGCTGAAAATCATATCTATAAAGCTACACGTATTGGTAGAGTCTATATCGATATAAAATTTAAAGGCAAAAATGTAACTCTAAAAATTCCTAATACTACTAAATGTAAAGTTATTAAAATCGATAGTGAAGAAGTAATTCCCAACGATACTGTTATGAAAACCGGAGATAAATTCCGCGTTATCATGACAGACGCCAGGTATTATTTAAAAATCCCTGATAATACAACAATGAATGAGTCGGGTCCCTGGAAATATGATGAATTAGATGGTCAACATTACTTTGTATGCCAGATTAAAAACGTTCCAATTGACACGGTTACTATACCCGATATGCCGGAAAAACTCACATTAAATTTAGATATGCGAGAACCTGCAGACAGGGATAAAATAAAAGGCGTAACTTCAATATATGGTCCTACAACATCAACACTACCGTCTAATATTTTCCATGCAGGTGAGCCTTTTAAGGTTGAGTTAAAAGATGAATATAAAAATGATTATATTATAACAGCAAAAAATGAACGTGGATTTACAATCCCCAGCGATGATTCAACTAATTTTAAAATTGATTTACGGTATGACCCTCAAATAGTTTTAAAATTAGAATCTAATACTACAAAAGTAAAGATTACTAACATTAGAGACGGCTCTGATTTAGTAAATGGTACAGTTCTTAGGAGAGGCGATAAATTTACTGTTGAACTCCCAGCATTTAAAAAATATATCAATATAACTTTTTCTGATAGTATCGAAGTATATCATACTTACTCCAGTACAAAAGTAACGTATATAGTTAGGGAAGATGCTACATCAGTAGTTATTAATGTAGAGGAAGCTCATTGCGTTATGATAGATAATGAGAATCCTGATATTGTAGCTGTAAAAACAGTAGACCCACCTATAGTAACATTAACGACATATCCAAATTCTGATACCATTCATGATAATCAAGATTTCCTTATAGAGTGGATAAATCCGAGTTATTTGAATGATTATAAACTATCGGTTATAGCTGCTAATCATAAATCTGAAATGATGTATACAGCATTGAGCAGTCCTATTATTATTAAAGCAAATCATAAAGCAAAGATTCATATTTTGGATAAAGAACACACTAACGTCACTAATATGAGTAATGAGCCAATCTATGATAATGACTACTCATTAGCAATAGGTGATAAGCTTAAGATTCAAAGACCTCCATATTCTTATGAATATAGAGTAAAATCTGTAGTAGGTGCTGTTCAAAAACTGGGGTATCTTTATGAAATCACGGATGAGAATGTCACTATAGAAATAGAGCCTGTTCCGTTTGTTACAATTAATAACGATAATCCGGATATTATTTCAGTATCTTATTATTGGAATAGTGTACGTAACAATATTGATACGTTCCCGTGTTCGGATAAAATTCATCAGACCCAGGAAATAGTCATTGAATATAGAGATGAAGACCTTTATAAACCTTTATATGATATTAATGTTACCGGAGCAACTGCTACACCTTCTGAACATAGATATCGTGTAGGAACTACTGATGTAAATATATCTGCTGTTATGAAAGTAGTATCGTCTCATATTAAGATTAAACATGCAGCTAATGTAACTGTAACAGCTGAATCAGATGGTAGAGAAATCCATGATGGTGATACATCTATATCTACTACCGATGTTATAAAGATAGTGCCGAAGAAATTCTTTAAAATAAATCCTACATTATTAAAAGGACTTAAGGCGACATCTGACCCGAACAAATTTACTATAGTAGCTAAAGAAGTAGAAGTAGATGTAGAAGAAGAGCCTACAGTTATCTTATACAATAACAAAGATTCATTACTTAAGATATTAGTACAGGACAATGAAGTAACTACTTTCCCATCACACTTGCTCCATAATGAAGAAATCTTTAAAGTATTCTTTAGGGTCACTTCACTTAAGGATAAATATGATATGAAAGTAACTGGGGCTGAACTTCAAGCTTCTATTCCTGACGGATATTCTTACAAAGTTTCAGGTCCTGTAGTAACGGTTGATTGTGAGCATAAGAAAATTCCTGCTACTATACATATTCCGGACGAAACACATGTGAAAGTCAAGACAGTAGAAAATGCTGTAATTCATGATGGGGATACTTCATTATTTGTAGGTAGCAAGATAAAAATTATTCCTAAGCCAGGATATAAAATAAAAGAGCCTTTAGTAGGAATACTTAAGGAAGGCAAGGAATTTAAATTAATCGATGCTGATGTTACAATAGAAGTAGAGCCGAGACCTTATGTTACTATCAATAATGAGGCAGAAACATTAGTAAAAGTTTCTACATCAGCAGAGCCTCCGGTAGAGATAGTAACATTCCCAAGCACAGCTGATATTAGAGAAGGAGAAACTTTCCAGGTTGAATTTAGAAACGCCACTGACGAAAACAAGTATAATATAATAGTTGACGGAGCAATGAAACTTTCAGACAAGCGTTATCAGGCAGTGTCAAGTCCTATAACAATCAAGACAAAAGACAGACCTAAGGTCGACCCGTACTTGATAAAGCTTAGAAGAAGTCAAGGCTTCGGAGTTCGTTATATTAAGTGGTCAAGGAAAGGAAAGTTAGTACATGAAAACAGTTTCTTCTGATTATGATTTGGACAATGTGGAATCAGCTGTAGATTTAGTAGAAGATACTAATGACATTATTTCAGACATCGACCTTAGCAATACAGGGTTGTCTGAAACAGATTTACGGAACTTCATTGCGTTCGCTTTCGGTAACTCACCGGAAGCTCCGCATGATGTTCAGAAAGCTACTACTAACATCAGTAACAAAGTTTCAATGGGTTTAGGGCTTACAGTTATTAATTCTTTACGCAGACAGATTTCTTTAGCAAAGAAACTTGAACAGATGGAAGAATCTTTGCTGGACATGAATAAGTTCGACCTGTATCCGGACAAAACCAAGCTGGAAATATATAAACAGGTAAACAAGAATCTGACAGACATGGCGGAGACAATGCGGAAGTTTGTTATTCAGAACCATCAGATTAATTCTTCATCCAATGGTTCTATGCAGGAGCAGCTGATGTCCCGCATTATGGCACTACCTAACGATAAAGCGGAGGAAGCTATCAAAGTTTTGTCGGAAGTTATCAATAAAGAGCCTGTCGCAAACGCTGTGGACTCAATAACTGCCGAAGATTCGGACGAAAACAACGTATAATGGCTTGTAAGAGGCTTCAAAAAGACTTTATGAGTTCTGACACTTTAAGAAAAATGTCAAAACTGTAAAATCAGACTTCTATAAGAGAATTTCAAATTTATACTGTGAAGCAGAGTGAAAACTGCTCCACTTTTCTTATATCTTATAGAAAGAAAAATTTAGGAGGAACACATGACAGACCACAGCATAGTCGAGGGAATGGATGAGAAAGATTCCAGCGAGCTTATCTCAATATTAAGACAAGCGATTAAATGCAAGGATTTATTCTCAAAACCAAAATTACGGTATCCTATGGTTCCAGCTTCCCAGTGGGTGAATGATGAATATTATGTAGGTGTGGAGGGTTCCTACATTTATCCGTACTGGAAGAATTTATTAATTGATATTTTTGAAACAAACAGAGGTAAATATAATGAAGTCATTTTATCAGGTGGTTTAGGGTGCTTACATGAAGACACTAAGATACCGACCTCTTTAGGGTTACTCACTTTGAAACAGATAGCAGAGCTGCCGTCTGTTAAGTTATCGGATAAAGTAAAAGTAACTTTACCAAGACTTCAAGTTTATACTGAAGGTGGATTTAAAGATATCAATTTAGTAAAAGACCGTGGAGTAGCACAAACTAAACGAATTGTTTTTGAATCAGGAAGAATAATTGAGGGAACGCCGGAACATAGGTTTAGAATATTTGACAGAAAATTTAATATAGTATGGCGGACATTAGGAAGTATAAAACCGTCTGATTATTTAATCTGTCATCGAGCAGAGCGTCCTTTTGGAAAGATGGAAATGACAAAGGATACTTTAGACAGCTTAGTTTTATACTCTAAATCACATCAGACCGTAGCTCCTTCTATTTATCTATTAAATAGAAATGGAATAGCTTATGTTCTCAAAAATCTTATAGTAGAGTATAAAGTTTATTCAAAATCAAGGACTTATTTAAGAGACATACAGTCTTTGCTGGATTTATTTGGCATAAACTCAAAGATAGAAAATCAAACTTTAACTGTAGAAACAGATGGATATAATATAGTTTTATTTCATAAGAAGATATTACAGGACGAGAAATTTAATCAGACTGTAGAATATCAAGTTAGAGAGCTTGCACATAAGCATATAATAGAAGATTTTGGAGTAAATACAACAACTGCTTATTTAATAAAGAAATATGATATTTATGTAGACAAAGTGAAATCAATATATACACAGAAATCATATTGCCGAGATTTAAATATAGCAGCTTGTCATAACTATTCTGTAGGTCCGTTTATATCACATAATACAGGCAAAACTTCATGTGCTAACTTTTTAATGGTTAGGAAGCTATATGAATTATCTTGCTATGAACATATAGCAGGATTGTTTGATTTAATGCCTTCATCAATCATTGGGTTCATGTACTTCAACGTTTCTAAAGCACAGGCTGAATTAACAGGGTATGGGCAGTTTAAAGGAATGATAGACCAGATACCTTATTTCAGGGATAGATTTCAGAGAAATGAAAGATTAGATTCTATTCTGCAATTTCCGGATAATGTAATGTTTATGTATGGTTCATCTTCTGTACACTGCTTAGACCCTAATTCTATGATTATGACAAGCAAAGGGATAGTAAGAGCCAAGCAGCTAACAGACAAATATTTTGTCTATAACGGTAGCGAATTTAAGAAAGTACGATATACCTACAAAGCTACCGGAGAAATGTATAAAGTTTATACAGACACAGGAAGAGAGCTCATCACTAAAGATAATCATTTACATTACACACACCGAGGTTTTGTTGAAACACAGCATTTAGAGTACGGAGACTTACTGTTTACCGGAGTTAATGGTTACGAGAACACAACTACTAAATCATTTAAATCTATTCATAAAATAGAAAACTTTAATCCTAAGTTACTTACTCTTTTAGGAATGATAATAGGAACTGGAGAAATAGTTTATAAAAATAATATAGTAATAATAGATAGATTCTTAACTAAAAATATTGATTATATAAAAGAAATATTACCGGAAAATACAAAGATACAAGACAGAGCAATAGCCTATAGCCAGATTACTATACAAGATTTAAAATTAGTTAATTTGTTGAAGAAGCTTGAAATATCAGAAGAAAGAAAAGACAGAGTAATTCCTGACTCAATAGTTAATTTAAAGCTTGAAGAGCAGTTTTATTTCTTTTATGGATTATTCTTATCGAGTGGTAAATTAGATAAACGGACATTTTCTTTTACTTTCTCATCTTCAAGTTTAGGACAGGATTTACATAATCTCTTGTCGTGCTTAGGTTTCCAGACAACATATCACGAGAAGAATTTAAGTAAATATCTGATATATATTGTATTCTTAAAAAATATGTCTAATGAAAGATTCTGTAAATTACTTCCGGCGGAAGACAGGGAATTAAGGGGAGCTTTTTTGTGCAAGACAAAAGACTCACAACCAAGAGGAATGAAAGATTCTTTACAGATAGAATCAGTCGTGAAGATAGAGTATTTAGGAGAGCAGGAATGTTACGGAGCTTCCGTTGAAGGAGAGCTTTATACATGTAACTCTTTAATCACTCACAATTCTATCGGTATGAATATAATCGGTACTATTCTTGACGAAGCTAACTTCTTTCAGAAAGACGCACAGTCTACACAGAAATCAACAATGAATTATAGTAAAGTAGCGGATATGTATTCATCCGTTGTAAATAGGTCTGCTTCCCGATTCATGAGTAAAGGTCATGATTCATCGTTATCTATTTTAGTATCGTCTAACACATCTACATCCTCATTTACAGACAAGAGAATAAGAGAATCTTTGCTGCAAGGAAAAGATTCAAAAACAAAAGTAGTAAACGCCAGATTGTGGGAAGTCAAGCCAAAAGGAACATATTCAGACAAATGTTTCTATGTATTTAAAGGTTCTAATTTAATAGACCCCGTTATAATAAAAGAAGTCAATGATATCAGGCAGTATTTAGAATCTGTCAATAAGACACTCACAGTCAAGACGGACAATATAGAAGAAGCTATCAAGTCATTAGATGCCTATGATAAAGAACAATTTATAGCTATACCGGAAGACTTTAGGAAATCTTTTGAAATAAATGTAACACGGTCACTTCAAGATATAGCAGGTATTTCTGTAGCTCCGATGGGAAAGCTGTTTAACTCCAGGACTACTTATTTAGATAGCTGTACTGATAATATAATACATCCCTTTTACAAAGATGAAATATCTGTAGCTACTGGAGACTCTATACAGGTGTGGGATTTTCTTAGAAAGGGATATAGACCCAGGAATATAGACAAGCCGAGATACATGCATATAGACATGTCAACTACTAACGACTCAACAGGAATAGGCATGTGTTATATAGACCATTGGGAGTCTACGCCATCAGGAGTTCAGTTACCTTATATCATTATTGATATGAAATTAAAGATAAAACCTCCGCATGCTCCGAGGAAGATATCTATACAGAAAATAATTGATTTTATCTTTTATATGCGGGAAAAGTGGAGAATAGAGTATGGGTATATTTCACAAGACCAATTTCAGTCATCGTACTCACTCCAGGCGTTTGCTGAAGCTGGAATACCTTCAGGACTTGAATCTGTAGACCGCACTGCTGATGCTTATTTATACTACATACAGTGCATGTATGAAGGAAGAATAAAAGGGTATAGATATGCTCCAGAGGAAAAAGAGCTATTTGATTTATTATATTTTCCTGATGCAGGGCAAAACCACGGCGGGAAAGTAGACCATCCTTCTGACGGCTGCTTGTTAGGTAATACATTAATAAAGACACCAAAAGGAAATGTTCCTATGTACGCTTTGATGAATAAAAAAGCTACTCTTTATTCATCAACGGAGACAGGAGCTATAGTAGAGAGCCAGATGAAAAAATGCTGGATATCTAAATTTATAGACAGCTTATATAAAATAACTTTTTCTGACGGTTCGGTAGTAAAAGGAACAGACAATCATTTATTCAGGTTAAGTAACTTAAAGTATATCAGGGCGGATAAATTATCTGCTGGAATGTCTATGTTGACTGATAATCCGGAACCTATTATAGTCACAGACATAGAGAAAATATCATTTAATGGAGTGAAGATGCCTGTTTATGATATAGAGATGGAGAAGACAGACAACTTCCAGTTATATAATTCTATTATAGTACACAACTCAAAAGACGTTTGTGACGGAATCGTGGGTGCTGTATATAATGCATTTAAGCATGGCTCATCAGCCTCACCAGGAATTACACAGTCATCGGTAGGAGGAATGTTAGATTTTTACAAAGATATGAATGTTGATGAAGATGAAGGATTTACAATGCAGGAGCTTTTAGACATTCCAAACATCAGTGCAATAAAAGGAGATTAAGAAGTGGACATAATCAAGAGTATTAACGAGTCTCTTAAAACTTTAATACCTGTTAATAAATCAGGTTCAGGTTTACAGGTAGAAGAAACTTTTTTATCTGAAATAGAGGGTTCATCTGTACAGAATCTTTTAAGTTTTATTTCGTCTGTAAAACAGTTATCAAACACAAGACAGGATATAATAACTGACTTACAGAATATGATGAATGATTCTGTAGTAGGTTCTGCTATTGAAATGATAACAGAAGATGCAACGCAGATGGACTTTGACCGTATGCATGTTTGTTGGGCAGAGCCTAATTTAGAGGAATACAAGTCTATTAGAAATCTTTATAATATATCAGGAACGGAAAAAGAAAAAGAAGATATAATAGACACTGTACATCATTTTCTTTATGACATTTTAAAGATAGACCAGAACTTATATCCTATTGCTTATAATCTTGTAGCTTATGGAGAAGTCTTTTTAAAGACTTATGAATCTGACATCATAGCTGAAAGAGAAAAGCCTAAAGACGAGCAAGACGAAAAGCTGGTGGTCAAGAGAGGACATTTATATGAAATAATAACAGACCCTCTTGCTGTACAGGATATTCAGGAATATGGAGATAACGTAGGCTTTGTAGCAGAAGACAAAGATAAGAATAAAGTCATTTACGGTACAAGAGATTATATCCATATCATAAATGATAGAGGAAATCATAGAGATAAAATCAATTTAAGGTACTATAAAGGAACTACTGAAATAAGCAAAGAATTTAAAGTTAAATTTGGTACTTCTTTTATAAATCAGGCACGAGAAGCTTTTGAGACTTTAGAGCTTTTAGAGCTGATTTTATTAGTAGCAAGATTTAATAAATCTGCTTTTTATCGTATCTTTAAAATAGAAGTAGGGGCTTTTGACAGAAAGAAAGTAAAATCTGCTTTAGCGGAATTTCAGAAAGCGATTACTAAAACAGAAACTGTTGATATTCCAGGAAAGAAGTATTCCAGTCGCAACCAGCCGTTACCGTTAGGTGGGTCTATATATGTTCCTACACGAAACGGTAAAGGTGATGTTACTGTAGACACTGTTGGCGGAGACATGGATATTAAAGCACTTCTTGATTTAGATTATTATAGAACAAAACTTTTCGGAGCTTTAAAGATACCGAAAGCTTATTTAGGAGATGCAGAAGATGTTTCAGGCGGAATAGGCAATCAGAGCCTTTTGAAGATAGACGTTAGATATAGTAGAATGGTTAGACATTGCCAGGCATGTTTAGCTGTAGGCATTAAAGCTTTGTGTGATTATTATTTATATACACAAGGGCGAGAAGCTGACTGCAATAAGTTTACAATTGTACTTCCGAGACTTTATTCAGCAGAGGAAAATGACAGGTCAACTACATTAAATGACACGTTGACTATGGCACAAACTTTAAAATCTATTATCTCCGAAGATGAAGAGTTCTTTAAGAAGATAGACAAAGACGCTTTGTATGAATATATTTTAGCTAAGATGCTTAACCTCAAAGAGTTATGGGATAATATAATGCCTAAAGAAGAAAAAACACCTTCTATTATTCAGAAGGATTTATCAGACGATTTTGAAGAGGGAGTTCCTGAAGAAGAGATGGGAGATGAAATGTAATGGTAAACGTTAAGCAGGAATTTTTTAAATCAATGAGGACTAAAGCTTTCTATATAGGACTTAGAAAAGTTCTTAATGGCAAAGAGCAGCCTAACGACTTAACTTTAGCCAAGTATCTTTCATCATTCTTAACACATTCTTTAATAGAGCTTTCTTATCAATCAGTATCTATGTATGAAATTTTAGATGTAAAGATACAGGCTAATACATTAAATGATTTTATACAGGGAAAGATTTCACAGGAAGAAGTTCTTAATATACATAAAAAATTATTCGGGGAATATTTTAAATGAGAGACTGTTTTTCAGCTTCTACTTTAGTTAAAACATCAAGAGGGAGACTGCCTATCTATTTAGTAAATATAGGAGACTATGTTTACACGCATAGAAATAGAGTTAGAGAGGTTATCGGGAAGACTATCTCATACGATAAAGTGGGTAAATTGATAATAGGGAAAGAAGTAATTTACGCTACTGAAAACCAGCTATTTTTTATTTCATCGTATAATAATAGTATAGAAGCTTTAAAAGAGCTTCCCAAACAATTTTTTGGATTAAGTCCTCACGGAAAGAAAAGTATAATATATCAGAAAGTTTTGATAAAGAAGTCAAATTATTTTTATGATGATTTTATTTACAGTCTTGAAGTAGAAGAAGACCAATCATTTTTAATCTCAAAGAAAGACGTTTCAGTATTTGTAAAAGGAACTTAAGATGAAAGGAACTTAAGATGAAAAGAACTTTATATTTATCGTTAGGTACTGGAGAATCGAATATTTTTTATAAGAAGTCTAAATTTGAAGACTTGTTTAAAAGCATTTTAAATACTATGAACCTTTATTTAGGAGAGTTCTTATTTAACATAAAATTCTTAACTTTTAAACAAGCGGAACAAGACCCTGATTTTCCATATGATACTATTGATGAAGAATTAAGTTTTTTAAAACTGGAATGGGAAGAGACTGTCAAGCCGAAAGACAGTATCTACATTTTTAGTATGTACTATTCTCCGGACACAAATATTTTTTATTTAAACGACCCTAAATATGATTATGCTGTGCCGATTATGAAGTTAAAAACTTTAGCGGAGTATTTAGAGCTTCCTTTAGAAACTGATTTTGAAAACAGAGCTTTATCATATAAAATTACCGGAGATTTAGAGACTTTATTTAAAGAGTCTGAAATTCAAGATGCGGATTCTTTTTCGCTTTTAGTGCAAATGTTGACTAAAGGTGTTGATAGTTATAACAGTGCTTTAGATACAAAAAGTAGAAGTAAACTTCTTTATAAGATGGTAAATTTAGTATCAGCTTTACAGGTTTATTTCTATCATATTTACATGTCTACTTTGGATATGTATGAATTTAACACTTCTTTATATAAAGAAATTGCTCCTTCTTTTGCAGCTTCACAAGAAGGGATGGTAGACAGTAATAATTTTTCTGCTGTAAGTAAAACTCTTTATTCGTATTCCACTTTAATTTATAGACTGGAATATGCTTTTAAAGATAAAAAAGAACTGTTAAATTTGCAAAAAGCTGTAAATAGGGAAGAAATATCTAACTACTATTTAGATAAATCTGATTCTGTTGAAAGTGCGGAAAAAGCTTTTAAAGATTTAGTTACACCGTTAAAAAGTAGAGTAAGTAGCAGGGCTGCTTCTTTCTTTAATAAGGCAGCTGACCAATCTAATTTAGATAAAATAGATGCTTTTATAGATAAACCTTTAGGACAGCTTGATAGACGGAATGAATTACTTAATCGTAAATTTTCAGTAATTTTCAATAAAATAAGTAAATCTCTATTAAAAGAGGTAAGTTTGAATGGAGGGGCTTAGATAAATGCATAGAGAAATATACGGATTTTTTCCAGATTATGTGAATGTAGAAAACTGGTGGCATACTTTAAGTTCTTTTTTAAGTGACTTTTTTTATAAATGGGGGAACGAGTTAAAAAATCAAATAGCAGAGAGTGATTGTTTATTTACTTATAGAATCGTTAATTTAGAAGATGTTCCGGAAAGTGCGTTGGCAACTCAACCAGGTATACAAAGAAAAGATATGAATGTTAGAGCTGTTAAATTTGAATGGGATGAAATAGTTAAGCCGACTAATGCAATAAAACTTTTTAGCTTATATTACTCACCTGAAACAGAAATATTTTATTTCAATCACCCTAAAGGTGGGGGAGCTATTCCCTTTATTAATTTAAAAACTTTTGAAAGGATTTTAAATTTTAAAATTTCAGATGATTTTGTAAAAAGAGCCGTTTCCTTTAAAATATCAGGGAAATTGGATTATTTTTTATATGAAAATAAAGATGTTAAGGATACAGATAATTTCGAGCTTTTAATTAATCTCCTTCAGAATCATTCTGAAATATTTAATGTAGATATTAATGAAGCGACCAGAATTTTAAAAAAATTTGTAGTCCTTGTAGATAATATAAAACGTAGGTTTACTTTTTTATTTAATTATGAGTATTGGTTAGGTCCATCTTGCACGGAGCCTGTTAAAAGATTTAATAGTAAATCTTATCTTTATTCTTCATGTACAGATTCTACTTATGATAAAGAAGACATAGTAGAAAATAAAGTTTTTAATAGAGAAGAACTATTTGACTTTTTCTTATTATCTTCTTCTTCACTTGATGTGGCTGAAAAATCAATGAAAGAACATTTAGAGTTTGTAAAAGATGTGACAGGCGGAAGAACAATTTCGGCTTTCGATAAAGCAGTTGAAAAGAGAGACATAGGTTATAATGCAGTACGAGCAAAATATAGCAGAGGATTAACTGACCGAAAGTTTTCAGTCATTTTCAACAAAATATCTAAGATACTGCTTAAAGAGGTAAGTTAAAATGAAACGGTCTTATCGAGTAAATTATCCTACTTCTGATATAAAGGGTGGAGTAAGAATAGTAAATTCTCCACTAAGAAGACTAAAAAAAGATTTAAATATGGAATATCTTTTTAAATATGAAAATTTCCATGATGATTATGTAATTTTAAGCTGGGAAGAAGAAATTAGACCTCAAAATTTTTTAAAGATATTTGGAGCTTATTATTCACCAGACACAGAAATTTTTTATGCTAATAAATCAGAGAAGATAGCGATACCTGTTGTTTCTTTAAAAGCTTTAAGTAAATATTTGCAATATCCTATTAATCAAAATTTTACCGAGAGAGTTTTACTTTATAAAGTAACAGGTAATATAGATGATTTATTATCTTTTGATATTCAAGATACAACATCGGATACATTCTCTTTAATGGTTAATCTTTTACAGAATATGAACGTTGAGGTTATCACAGACAAAAAAGAAATAAAAGATAGGTTACTTAAATTTACAGATGCAATGACAAGATTTCTTTTTACGTTTGGTGCTTTTATGGAAGATTTTGCACAACATGTTGAAGAGGAAGAATTTAAAACTATAGAATGTACGTTTCAGAAAAATACTCTATTAGGTATTGATAATATAGATGATTTTAGAAAAGCTTCTCTTGATTATCCGTCATATTTTGTAGAACATGAATTTACTACAAGTGAATTTAATTTAACTAATCCTTTATATAAAGCTTTAAATAAAGAAGAGCTTTCAGAGTATTTTATAAAAACTTCACCGTCTCTTGATGTAGCTGATAAATCAATAAAGGATTTTTTAAAGCCTATCCAAGATAAAGTTTCTAAGAGAACTCTTTCTTTATTTGATACAGCCGATAGTAAAATAGAAGCGGATGCTAAACAAAGTAAAGAGCTTTATACAACGTATTATGGAGAAATGAGTATATTATATTGTAAGAAGTTTTCAGTAATTTTCAATAAAATATCTAAGATACTACTTAAAGAGGTAAGTTAAATGGGAGTAGAAAAAACTCTTTTTGAATTTCATTTAGATACTTTTCTATCAGATGAACAGAATTTAGATAATGTGTTTCATTCTATAAAGGCTGTTAATTCGGTTATAAAAAGATATGAAGCTTTCTTTAAAACTAAATCTTTATTTTTTATAGTACATAACTTAACTAAAAATAGTATAAGGGTCCTAACACGAGGAGAAGCTGTTACTTGTGTAAATCCACGTAACTTTATATGTCTTTGGGGTATGTACTATTCACCGGACACAGAAATTTTTTATGCTAATAAATCAGATGTTGGAGCTATTCCTATATTGTCTCTAACGACTCTTGAAAAAAAGTTGCAGTTTAAGATAAGAAATGACTTCTTTAAAAAAGCTTTAGCTTATAAAATATCCGGAAACATAGCAAATTTTTTTGAAACCGGAGATGATGAAGACGTAGATAATTTCCAGCTTTTAATTTCATGTTTGCAAAATTCATTACAAGAGAGCCAGGTAGACATCAATCAAGTCAAGAAAACTTTATTGGATGTTGTTTTTGTTTGTACTTTATTAGTTAATAATTCAAGAAGATTTTTTTCTTTACTGGAAGACTGGCAAACTAATATAAAATTATACGGTATATCTGCTTCTTTTGTTCCTTATTTGTTTATTTTTGCAAATAAGTTAGATGATTTAAAGAAATTGTCTTTAGATAATGTAGTGGATATTAATATTACTACAAATGACGTGTCTAATTCATTATATAGAGCATTAAATAAAGAAGAGCTAAAAGAGTATTTCATAAAAACTTCATCGTCAATAGAATCGGCGGAAAAATCAGCGGCAGATTTATTAGAGCCGTTAAAGCTTCATATAAGTAAAAGAGCTTTAAATTCATTTAATAAGGTTGAAATAGAACCAGGGCAAGAAAAATATGCTGGGGATTATGCTGATATGAATACTAATTTTTTATATAAAAGAGGATTACTGGATAGAAGATTTTCTGTAATTTTTAATAAAATATCTAAATCTGTTTTAAATGAGGTGTCCTAACATGAAGAAACTTTATTTTTTGGATACTGGTGAAGTATCCCGTAGAATAATTAGTTTTGTAAGACAATTAACTTTCATAGATAAATTACTGAACTCAAATAGAGATAATGACTGTAAATATATATGCTTTTTATATTATTGTTTAAATCTACTACAAGAAAAGCGGAAAATGTTACCGACTTTCCCTTTGAAGTAGATGAAAATGAAAAGTTATTTTGTCTTTACTGGGATGAAAAAACAAAACGGTAAATTATATTTATTTGTTTAATATGTATTATGTTCCGGAAACAGAAATATTTTATTTAACTGAACCGGAGACTGGTATTGCAGTTCCGTTTAATACTTTAGCTGATTTATCTCTTTATTTAGGAGTAGATTTAAGTCAAGATTTTATTAATAAAGTTATGGCTTATAAGCTAACAGGAAATATAGAATATTTTTTAAATAAAGATGAAGAAATAGAAAAAGAAGTAGATAATTTTGAGTTATTAATAGACTTGTTATGTAGTCATTCTGTAGAGAGTGTATCAGACCCAAGTAGTGTTGATGGTTTTGTATATAAGCTGTTTAATTTAGCTAAAGAAGTTATAGAAGTTCAGTTTTTCTTTCAACGGATTTTAAAATTGAATGCGGAAAAAACAAACCTTTATTCAGATATAGAAAGAGTATTTTATAAAAATTCTACTATAGTTCCTATAGAATCTTCATCAGCTTGTAAATATTATTTATACCGAGCTTCTTCTGATGTTCCGTTAAGCCAATATGATTCTGATTCAGAACACTATAATAAAATTCTTAATTATGTAAATAAGGTGGAATTAACAGAATATTTCATTAAACAAAGTCCTTCTTTAGAAAAAAACGACAGAAGTTACTTTTCAAGATTTAATAAGTCCGGCAAAAGATTTAATGGGGGAAGAAACTTTTAATAAAGCGACTTCTATAAAATCTCCTACAGACCCTAATAAAATTAATTTTGGTCATGAGTTTCAAGCAAATAAGTTTATTCATAATACTCACAATAGTAGACGATTTTCTGTAATATTTAACAAAATCTCAAAAAGACTAATGAAAGAATTAGTATAATATAAAATATAAACTGTTTGTAGAAGGGTACTGCCAATGAATGTACAAGAAAAAACTTTCAAATTAAATATTTCTTGCATTAACGGTCAAGAGGCTGTAATTAAATTTTATAAGGATATAAGTAAAAAAACTGACTATCTACTTAAAATACAGAAGATATTTCCAGAATTTACTGGATTACATATAGTATCTTTTGACAATTTTAGTAAATATGTTAAATTAAATATTAAACTGTTAAAAGTTGACGAACCTTATGTAGTTTTATTTGGGTTATTTTATGGAATTAAATCAGGAAATTTTTATTTAACTGACCCAAGTTTAGGGGTAGCTGTTTATGTAGGAACTGACCAACAGCTAAAAGACTATTTAAACTTTAAAGACGATAAAAATAATATAAGGGATATACTGATAGCTTTTAAACTTAGTTTGGATTTTAACTTATTTAACTTAAAAGAAGAAAACTTAGACGCTTTTCAGTTGATGGTGAAGCTTTTAAATAGCGGAGTTGATTACAATATTTTAAATGTTGTAGATAAGTTAATTTTGTTAGTTAAGAATGTAAATTTATATAAATCTGTGCTTACTATTCTATATAGATATGTGAAGCCTAAAAAGGGAGAGAAGGTAGACATATATTATGTTATAAAATCTATAATACCCGTACGAAAATTTTCTTACTTAACATATAAGGCGACAAAACAAGACCAGCTTTATATTTTAGTAAATAATAGTGCTAAAGATAATATTAAATCATACAAAATTTTAAAGGAGAGTAATTTAGAAGAAGTAGCAATAGCGTTTTTAGATGGTGGAAGAATTGCCACTAAATCAGCTTTTTACTCAATAACAAGGGGATTTTTAGATTTAACAACAATACTTCCTGATAGTTTACGTAAGTTATTGCCAAAGGATTTTTATTTAGAAGTAAAACCTTTTGGGAGAAAGAAATATTTACTAAGTGAAAAATATCGTATTATAAATTTAGTAACACTTATAAAGCAGATTCTGTTAAGGAGATATTTTACACTTTCAATTATTTGACAAAATTAATTCAAAGAGAGGTTAAACAATGAAGTTACAGCTGATTTCTACTTACTACCAGAAATATTTTAGAAAGCTTTTGTCTAAAAAACCTTTTGGACCGAAGAGTGATGTTATTGTACTTCCGCTTTTGAGGAAATATAATGATGAAATAAAAGAGCTTATGGATAATCCTGATATCGATGATATCGAAGACATCAGAAAGCTGTATCAAGATGCCGGCGGGTCTGCTATGAGCCGTATTTTCATGAATCAAAGGTTTATGCAACTGGTTAAAGAACTCCAGCAAGTGGGAGACCAGGACTATTTAGATGACCAGAATAAAGACTATGTTTTTATTCGGACAGTCGTAACAATGTTTCAGGTTTTAGTACTGGTATTTGCGTTGAAATGTATATATAAAACAGATTCAGGACAGTATCAGATTTCATATTCACCTTCAGTATATATGCGGCTGAAACCTATCTTTGAACTTATGGATATAGACTGGGAAAGCAACAGAAATATATCATTAAGTAAGCAGTTTGATACAGAAGTTTCAATAGCTTTTAAATATTTATTCAAATACTTATTACAGCAATAAGGAGAAATTATCGTGGTACAAGATTATTTACCTTTCTTAGAAAAATGTCCCGTTATATCAAACAAAGTAGTAGACTTTGATACAAATAATCTTTTACTGACAGCTAAAGCCTCACAATTTAACAATCTATCAGATGAGTTTACTTCATCAGTAGTAAGCTCAATAAAATCACCAACTATATATCAGGTTCGTCCATTTAATTTTTATGTAATGACAGAACCTGATTTTGTCGTATATTCGATTAAAAAGCATATGGAGAAAATTAAAGCAATGATAGTCGAAGTAGACTATAACGATGTTTTAAGAAACTCATATGTAGATACGGCAGAAAGCGGAACGACTGTAGTCTATTCTGATATAGACGGACAGGAAATAGGGGGAGTTTCGGACTCTTACTATTTAGACTTCTGCTTAAATCACAAAGACTCTTTAACTGATGACCACCCTTTTAATAATTATATTAATGAATCTATCCAAAGGAAACCTATGAAACTTATGACTATTGATGAAGCAAATCTCAAAGACCTATTTAACAAAGTAGATGATGATGAATTTAAAAACAGTGTAGGGAATGTAGAATCAGGTACCCCTACATATGTAAGTAGACTTGATGTTTATTTTCAAAATGATAAACCGCAGAATAGAATACCTTTGCTTTTAGGGCAGTCAGGGGTAGCTAAATCTGCTATGGTTAAGAAATTAGCTGACCAGTATGGCTATCGTTTAGTAGATATTCGGTTAGCTTTCTTATCACGTCTTGACTTACAAGGTTTATCTAAAGTAAATAATACAGAAGATTTAGAGGACCTTTCAGAGATAGTGGCAAATTCAGCTCCTGCTTCTTTTATGATAGAATGCTTAGATTCATACGTAGATTTCTGCCGTAAATCTATTCCTATTATAGAAGAGAAAATAGAAACCGCAGAAGACTATGACAAAGAAAGACTCACAAAAATATTGAATAAGTTTAAAGAAGGAGCAAAACCGCCTGTTCTGTTCCTGGACGAACTTATGAGATGTTATCCACCTATCAGACAAGCTTTTACAAAGATACTGTCGGACAAGGAATTTATGGGTCACCCTATGAAGTATGCTAAGATTGTAGCAGCTTCTAACTATGCCGTAGGAAAAGAAGAAGATTTACAGTCAATATATCAAGTAGGAATTTCAGACGATGCTGCTTTTAATGACCGTTTTGAACCTATTCCTATTTTGCCGGAAGATGTTATTAAACCGTGGAAAGCCTGGGCAGATGAAAAGTCTGAAGGAGACAGGACTAACATTCATCCGGTAGTAAGAGAATACTTAGAAAAATTCCCAACACAGTATTATGATTTTTCTTTAGTAGAGAAAGTTTATAATGATACAGGGGATACTGACAAAGCTGGGGAAACTTCTTATCCTAACTTCCGCACGTGGGAAATGGCTTCAAACTATCTTTATCAACATCCCGATAAAGTAATTAAGAAAGATATCTTTATGGGTCTTTTAGGAGAAGGTGGAGAAAACTTCTATGACTATCTGACTAAATTAGGATATAAAGAAGCTGAACTTTCTGATGATGTTATGTCTGATTTTATAGAACAGGGTATTGATTCTAATACACCTATTCTGCTTGAAACAGCTTCATCTATGGGTAAATCTTCAAGGTTAAAAGCAATAGCAAATAAAAGAAAGGCTTTACTGATAGATGTAAACTTAGCTGAACAAGATAGACTGGACTTGATGGGTATTCCTACTACTGTATCTGTAGCCCGTTATATTTTAGGCGGACTTAATTTAAATGAGTCTGAACTAAATGAGTTGCCTAAGCTGTCTGAATTTAACTTGCCTGAAAAGACTACTATAAAAGCTTGTGACGGAGAATTATATTATAAGCTAAGAAAAGCAGCGGACGTAGGACAGGAAGTTATTATTCATTTTGATGAAATGAATAGACTTTCTGATACGACTCTTATGAGTGCTATCTTAGAAGTTATTTCAGACCACAGATTTAGAGGTATAAAATTCAATAAAGACAGAGTAAAAGTTGTAGGTTCTTGTAACGTAGGGGAAGCTTATTCTGACGTTAAACCTCTTGACCCTGCATTTTCAGCAAGATTTTCAGTATTAAAGAAACCTGAATTTGATGAGCTTGATTTAAAATCTTTCCAGAAGTATATGAAAGATTCAGAATTTGCTCCGGAAGTACAAAAATATTTTAATGACTTAGCTCCGGAAGATGCTATTGCTTTTATGAATACAGTTGAAAAGCGGTCATTAGAATGTTCTTCTTCATCTACCAGAGCGTGGGAAGACTTAAGTACATTTATAAAGAACTCTAAATCAACTTCTATGTTTAGAGGAGTTGTATTGTTCCCTGATGAAAAGACACAAAGACAGGTAGCTGATTTAATTTCAGGAGAGGGAAAAGATACTGATTTTGTAGATGTCTACAATACAGTCAAGAAGTACATTCATAAATGGGCTGGTGCCAGAGGGGATTATTCTGTTACCTTAGGTGGGGAGCAGGTAGATTCTCAATCAGTAGCAGAAACGCTCCAGGAATTAGTAGCTTCTCATACTTCTGATAGTATAAAAGAAGATGATTCTCTTTATAGGACTTTCCAGAGATTAGCGGTTATTGCAAGACAGATAGATATTGAAGTTATGCGTGACCGTAAAGAAGCTTTTACTTATATTGTAGGAAGTGATGCTTCTTCTAAATTCGGACAGTTTTATAATAATGTGTCTGACCGAGAAATAGAGCATTATGATTTAGAAGATTGCGTATCAATAGACATATTAAACAAATTCTTAGAACAGGAAATTTCTATTATACCTGTAATTGAAAAGAGATATTCAGTTGTTAATAGCTTGTTTAAACAGTATATTGACCATTTTGATAATAAAGACCCAGAATATGATAGAGAAGTTGTTTATGCTTTCTTAAATAGTCTTCCATCAAATGAATATAAAGTTAATATGCTTTATACAGGAAAAGACAGTACATATTTTAGAAAATTTATTAATAAAGCTTTTGATACAGCAGACTTACTGGTAGAGCTTATGGACAGTGTAGGGGTAGTAGTTTCTGATGAAATCAAAGCTAAAGTAGCTGCTAATATTAATAAAGGAGCAAAATAAGATGTTAAAAGAGGTACTTATATCTTTTCTTAATTCAATCGATTATCGTACTGACTTAGAAGAAGTAGAAGACAGTAATAAAATCATTTCTATAGACGTGAGCAGGAATGATTATGAGAAATATTTCGTTCCTGCTATTGCGACTGATGGGCGGTATGTAAATAACAGCACTAAATTTACAGGCGGATTTAAAATTAAATATCGCCAGAATGTTAATCACACAATATATGATTTTGATATAGTAGTGATTAGAAGTAAAGATTTATATAAGCTCACAATAGAAGCTTTAGGCCGACCGAGATATAACGGAATCGGATTTTCTTATGAGGAATAAAGTTTATGTATAACTTTAAAGAAATAGTAGGACATATACAAAATATAAAAGAAAAGTTTGTTAGTAAAGACGGACAAGAGCTTAATAAACTGGTTTCTGAAAAACAGAAGAACTTTTTAGATATAGACTTTATATTTGCTAAAGATACTAACACAGAAAATCCGGACAATACTTTTTCAATAGGAGTAGCTTATTCTCCGGAAGGCTCAAAAGAAGAAGCTACTTTATCTAATAATTATAGTGCTGATGTAGACACATTAAAAATAAGACAAAAGCTTGCTGATATAGTAAAAGAGGAAATGAAAAAAGTTAATCCGCAGTTAGGCGTTGAATTGTTTAATGCTGCTGTAAAGAGATTAAATATTTTATTTCCTCAATATGCTATTATCTTTAATCACATTCCGCAGAAAGTAAATAGGAAGATACCGACTTTATGTGTTACCAGGACTTTATCAGGAGACGTTGAGCTTTGGTACAATCCGGAATTTATTATTTATCAGGCACTTTATCAGTCTACCAATGAATATATAAGATATTTAAAATTAACTGACAAAAGAGCTATTGATTTAATAGTAAATGAAGCCAAAAATTCAATAGTTCTTTTGCTGGCTCATGAGATGAGCCACATCTACAGAGGACATTTATTTCAAAAATCTTTTAAAAAATATCCTCATACTTTATGTAATATAGTAGAAGATGCTTGTATAAACTTGCCGTTAGAAAAAGTTTTGTTAAAGTCTCCGATGATAACAGGCGTTTCTAATGACATGTTTTTCTCTTTAGGTAAAGTAGATTTTACAAAAGACAAATTCTATAAGATTTTAAGAGAAGCTTTTAAACAGCTGTTAGATGGAAAAGTATCTTTACCTTCTAATGTTTTATCTAAAGTGACTGACTTTGACGGCTATTTAGGAGTTAATTTTTCTATTTCAAACTCATTACTTGAATACTATAAAGATAATTCTGTAATAGTAACTCATAAAATATTAGATTTTATCAAGAGATTTTCTGATAATATTTCCATGGTTGATGAAGATGGAAATGAAAAACAAATAGTATCTAACGGTAACAATGTAGATACGGAAGATAATCAGCAGGGTGGTAACTCACAGCAACGTCAACAGAGCGGAAATTCCCAGCAAAATCAACAGAGTGGCGGTTCATCAAGTTCGCAACAAAGTCAAAACGGAAATAATTCATCTCAAGGTAGTAATGGTGGAAACTCTTCAAGTACAGGAAGAGATTTAAGCCAGAATGATATGAAAGGTAACAAAGGAGATTCGCAAGATAGCGGTAGTTCGGGTACAACTTCTCAAGCTGGAGATTCTCAAAGTGGTTCTTCTGGCAGTGACTCTTCAAGTGGCGGAAATTCATCTATACCTAAATCTATGCGTAACATTTTAGTTAGACAGTCTAAATCTAATTCATCTATGCCGGCTATGTCACAAAAAGATTTAAAAGATGTAGTAGAAAAGATTTTGAACAATACAAATAATGAACAAGGTAAAGAAGACCAAGATGAATTAAGAGAATTAAAAGAAGCTGGAATTGTAAAAGATGATGAAGACTCAAATAGTTCTTTAGCAAAGGCTAAGAAAACGTTGAAGGCTTCTTCACCTATTATGGAAAAGCCGCTGAAAGTTAATCAGAATTTATCTAATTGGAAAGTTAAATTAAGAGCTTTACTTACCAATTATTTAAACGTAAAAGAAGAGTATAGACCTAATGACCCGTCCAGAAGACTTGAAGGAGCGTTTGGTTCATCAGCTGATGAATCTTATATAGGACGTATAGTTTTAATGTTTGATAATTCGGGTTCTATGTCTGCAAATAAATATCGTTTAGTTATTTCGGAAATAGATAATATAAGTAAAATAATCAAACATAATTTGAAGGTCGAAGCTTTATATTGGGCGTCTGACAAAGATTATTATTGGGAACACTACACAACCTTAAGGGGTCTGTATGGTAGAGTTGCTGCAGCTTATGCGAAATATCCGCAGGGTGGAACGGACTTTTCTACAGCGGTAGAGATGGTAAAGAAAAGAGTAAATCAGAAGACAGACTGCATAATTGTATTTACTGACGGTGAATTTTTCGGAAACGATTCATCAACTTCTTTATCATATATTAGGCGGAATAAGAATAAATTAATTTGGGTAGTGACAAAACATTTTTCAGTCAACGAAATTCGCAAGTACGATTCGGGATATAAACAAAGATTAATTAGAACCTAACTCTTATATATTATCTTAGTTTATTGGGGGTGAAACCTTGCCTACAGATAAAGAATTACAATACTTAAGCAATATACAAGTACATCAATTAAAAATATGTGAATCTACTGAAAGTAACGTACCTAACGATGCTGTGCTTTGTTCCGTTGAGGGTCCGTTTATTTCAGTTGATGAAATAAATAACAATATGCGGGGTTACACTTTTTCTTTAGTAGAGAATAAGATACGTAACTATCCAACCACTATTGAATTAATGGAAAACCGTACATTATTCGGAGAATTATCACATCCGGAAGAACGGTTTGATATTGATTTAAATAAAGTATCCCATAATGTAATTAAATTATGGTGGGATGAAGCTAAAAAAGTCTTGTGGGGAAGAGCCGACATACTCAATACACCAGCAGGAAGAATGGTATATACCATGATAAAGTATGGTAGTAAAATGGGTATTTCTGCAAGAGCCAGAGGGTCAATGACCGTTAGAGATGGTATAAGTTATCCTGATGAAGATAACTATGTTTTTAAAGGATTTGACTTTGTACCTAATCCTGGCTTTTCTACTTCAAGACTTTCTCCGGTCAATGAATCGTCTAATGCTACATTTATTGACACATTGAATAAATATCTTGATGAAGCGACTTCATCGGATATTAAATCATTAAAACCGATATTTGAATCTATGGATTCTAATATATATGATTCTATTAAAAGTAAGATAGACGCTAAAATCAAAAACAGCACTTCTGACAAAGAGATTTTAGACGAGTCTTACGAGAATCTTTTTGAAGAAAATATTATAACAGAGTCTAAATTACTTGAAAGTGAAGAAGAAATTTCTACACTTAGAGCGAAAATCTCTACACTTACAGACAACATCCAGACTCTAAATAACCAAGTTTCTTCATATCGTAAAGATATAAAAGATTTAAAAGAATCTATAGACAGCCAGGCAAGTCACTTTAATAAAGAAATCTCTAAAAGTAAGCTGGCACTTGTCGAGAAATCTAAAGAAGTTGATGTTGCTATAGCTTCTAACATGAAGTTAGAAGAATCTATTGATAGTCTTAGTAAAGAGATAGACTTTTTACAGGAATCAAATTCTATGTTAAAAGCCACTTATTTTTCTAAGATAGAAGAATCTACCGAAACCAAAAAGCTTTTAAATAAGCAAATAAAGAATTTAAAGACGCAGCTTTCTAAAAAAGAGGAAAAGATAGTAGAGTCTGTAAAGCCTGTTATCTCAAAGCCTAAAATAAAGAAGAGCGTCAAAAAGAAATCAAATTTTGACTATGGGGCGAAAGCATATTACCAAACGACAGTAGTTAATGAGTCAATAGTTAATAAGCCTCAAAAGGTAGAAACAATCAATTCAATTAACGAAAATCATACAAGGTTAAATAGCTTTCTTACCCAGATAAACTAAAGGGGTAATAGTGTATGGAATCATGGCAGAGTAAATTATATCAGCAGAGTGAATATCTGCTTAAAAAGTACAAAGGACGTATGGACTGTGTAGAAGCAGACCGTCGTTCAAAAGGTCGTTCATTTTCTGACGAAGAAAAGATTCGTTTGGGAATGCTTCTTGAATCAGTAGACCAGGCGTATAACTGCAAGACTATGGGTCATCCCATTTACGAAGCTGCTGACCCGACTTTCGGAATCAGCGGTACACAGTCTTACAAATATAATAATTCAGGTAACGTTAATACACTGAATCTGAAACGCCAGGCTTTCGATGTGATCACGGGAGTCTTTCCGAACATCATTGCTGAACAGCTTGTATCTGTACAGCCTTTGCAGCAGAAACAGGGGCAGATTTTCTTCCTGAAATATGTCCGTGGTACAAACAGAGGTCGCAATAAAAAAGGCGATACTTTATTTGGGCAGTTTGAAACTGCCGGTTACAATGGACGTAACTATACTGGCGAAGTAGTTGAAGATGAAGCACATGAACCGACAGCTACTGCTACTTATAAAACGTCTATTGAAAATGTACCGGTAGTTCCTGGAACTGTATTAATCCACGTAGGTGATGCAGTTGTTGAAGACTCTTCTGATGGAGTATTAGCAGAAGCAACTGGCGGAACTATTACAGGTACTGTTGACTATGCTACCGGCGTAGTAGAACTTGCGGGCATTGTTGCTGGTCCTCACGATGTATCTATTTCTTATGAACAGGATTTAGAATATGCTCCGGCAGCAGTACCGGAAATCAATATCCAGATTTCTGATACGTTTGTAACTGCTAAGCCGAGAAAGCTCCGTTCACTGTTCTCACTGGATGCAGCTTATGATATCCAGATGGCACAGGGTATTGATATTGCTGAATCACTGCTTGTTGCAGCTGCTAATGAACTGAAACATGAAACTGACGGTGATATCATTAATTCTATTTGGAACGGTACTAAAGCTGTTTCTTCATTCAATAACTACTACAACGCTTTTGCAGCTAACATTTCGCAGTCTGAATGGGCTCAGACTTTCGTAAATGAAATTCATGTACAGTGTAACGCAATTTACAACCGTACAAAACGTGTCCGCGGTAATTGGGTAGTTTGCGGAAAGAAAGCACAGGACCTCTTAAACATGGTAGGGGCTCCCCGCTTTCAGGGTTCAGCAGCTCCGGCAGCTGGTCCGTATTTTGCAGGTAAACTTGATGGACAGGTAGACGTATACTTTGACCCGTTCTTAGGTGAAAACGATTACCTGGTAGGTTACAAAGGCGATACGCTGATTGATACAGGGTTTGTATATAGTCCCTACATGATGTTCTACAACACTGAACTGGTAATGTTGGACGACTTTATGGGTCGCCGTGGATATGCAACGTCTTACGCTAAGAGAATGATTGAACCGAATCTTTATGTTCGGGGTACAATTTTCTATGAAAAACAGGCGTCTGACGGACATTAATCTTAGTTTATGACTGCTCACACAGTTATAAAATAATAAAAAGAAAGCCGCTTCTGATTAACGGAGGCGGCTTTCTTATATCTTAAGACATAACATATATTTATGTGTTAGGAAGGAGAAAATAATGTCAAGACAAGCTTATTTGTACAACAATTCTTATTCATTAGTAAATGTATTTTTGTACGGTTTCAAGAAGAAAGAAATAAACGGAAAGATTGTAGAATATAAAGATTCTATTAACATCTATCCGGCACACTCTTACTTTTTAGGAGAAATCTCACGTGATGAAGAACTGTACTATAAACGTTATCGCAGAATCTTTGTTGAGTTGAGATTTAAAGAAGTTCCTGATAAAGTAGAAGAAGTTATAGCTGAAAAAGAAGAGAATAAGGTAGAAGAAGCAAATCCGGAAAGTTTAGAGGAAGCAGTTAAAGAAGAGAATAAAAAAGAAGTCTTTACAAAATCTAAATTGATGAAGAAGACTTTAATTGAGCTTATCTCTATTGCTAAATCTTTTGACTTAGTAGTATCAGATTCTTCTCCGAAAACGTACATAGCTAATCAAATACTGGAGTATCAGCAGAATGAACGTACAGGACACCGTTGAGGATATAAAACTGCAATTAGGTGGGTCTGTATTAAGACTGGAAATATCCGATGAAGATATAGCCAGACTAATACGAAAAGCCTATAGAAAAGTAAAACCTTATATAGCGGAAGAGAAATATATAACTAAACCTTATATGACATCTATTGACTTACGAAAAGAAAACGTTCATGAAGTCATTAGGTGTTTTAGGACTACACAATCTATACTAACAGGTAACCGTCTATTTGATTTTGAAACGATTGATTTAAGGCGGAAAGATATTAAAAAGTATATCTTAGGGTCATATCCGATAGTAGATGATTCTATCAGCTATCGGTTTATAGATGGATTTTTATATTTAGATAATAACGTAGCTTTCCAGGGCAGAGTAACGGCACAATGTTTAACTACACCTACATTAGACGAACTTCAAGATGAGCAGGCTATAGACTGGATTCAGTCATACGCTTTATCTTTATGCAAGGAGACTGTAGGAAGAATCAGGTCTAAGTTTAAATCTCCTAACATTCCTATCGAGTTAGACGGAGACACACTGTTAAGCGAGGCACAGCAGGAAAGACAAGTTCTTGAAAATGACTTGACGGAGAAGCCGTTTGGTCCGTTTATTATTTATTCTGATAGTAGGACATAATAACTATGGCAGAATTAATGATGGTAGATAGGGAGTTTGACCAATACCAAAGATACTATGCGGAAGCATTAAAATTAATTGGTCAAGATGCCTATTTATATCCCGCAGATTCAGTAGAAGAAGATATGTACTTTGATAAATCAGTATCTTATTCGGACGCAAGGCACATAGGGTTAATCTTTGAATCTAATCCGAGACCTATTTTAAAAAGATATAACTGGCTGACCGAAGACGAAGAACTTCCGTTCTTAGCTTATATAGCTCCATTAGATAATAATGAAGATGGGTTTGAAGTACGAGACCAGATGAAGATACAGATTAACTCAAAGAGAGTTATATCGTCTGAAAGATTCTTTATAGTACAGAAAGTGAGAGGGTCTTCTATTGACCCGCTGATGTTTATTTGTTCACTCACTCCGTACAGACCTAAAGTCTCAATGAGACCTGATTTAGAGGGTTATCATTCAACTGTAAATGGAGTTAATGAAGCTGGTTATACTTATTTAAGGACACAGAAGAAATGATATGGTTTATACCAATAGGAACATCATGGCACCCATCCGAAGAGAATAATATAAATGACCCTAAAGAAAGACATAAATTTGACCTTTTTATAATGGAAAGATTTTATGCTGATTTAGTTAAAGAGTATGAGAATGTCATACAGACTACAAAATCAGAATCTTTAAGAATGAAGACTAAATTTGTATTAGATAAACTGGTATTAGATTCTTCACATCCTAATATCTTTCTGACAGTAAAAGATGGGGAAGACGAAGAAACAGGATTATATTATTCGGAAATAGTAAGGCTTTATGAGTATGGAAGCAGATTATTAGCACTTCCGCCACATCCTTTTATTAGGCAGACTTACTGGAAATATAAAGATAATCTCTTTAATTTATATGCACTTTATATTGATTCGGTGGTAGGAAAATGAGTTTACAGTGTTTTGACGAAGCTTTAGAAAAGAAAATACAGAATGTCTTTGAGAATACAGAGATAGCTCACGAAGAAAAAATGTATTCAGACGCCATAGAAAATGATGCAGTATTAAATTTACCAATCATTACTATATGGCGTATTTCCAATGTATTAGCTTTTGATAAATCAACTGATGCCAGGATACGTTCAGGATATAAAGCATACTCTAAAGACAATAAGACTGTTACAGCCATACAATCATTACCGGTTTTAATAACTTACCAGATAGATATTTATTCTGACCGAAGACGAGAAGTTGATGATATTTTCAAAGAACTTTGTATGTTCTTATATATCAATGACTCTTTGCATGTGGTCTTTAATCTGTCAGACACTGTAGCTTTAGAAGAAGATTATACGCTTAAGCTAATAGATAACCAGTCACAGACAGATTTTTCATCTTTTGATGATAAAGGAAGACTATATAGAGAGACTGTCAATCTTGAGATACAGAATGCTGATTTACCTTTCTTAAAAGATTCTCCTGTAGTTTCTCATATTCCTATTCATCAGTACGTTATCGAGAAAGGAGAGGAGGTTGAAGATTGAAAGTATATAACATCTCAAGGGAAGATATTGGAATAATTTTACCTAACTATGAGGGTAGCAATATACAATATAATCTTCAACCACACGATTATATATTAGTTAAGAGTCTGACAACTCAAATTAAACAATTAGCTGACCCGTCTATTAAGAAGTTAAGAATAGTAAGGGATGGAAAATACATTTTATTTGTAAACAACATTCCGGAAGTAACTACTACAGTAAACGGTATTGAAGGCGACCAGTTTGAATTTAATATAGAAGACACTGTAGTAGTTAAATCTGTTATTAAATCAGATTTCTATAACAAATTCAATCTGAAAGAGTTAAGAATTAAGTTAAAGTAAAGGAGTAAAAATCTTATGGCAGAATATAATGGCGTAGCTCCCAGAGTGTCTGTATCAGAGATTGAAGAACAGGGCGATTCCGTAGTCAAAATCTCTAACGCTACTGCAATTGTGGGTGTAGCTATTAAGGGTCCACTGGAATTAACTTTAGTAAGTTCAGTCAAACAGGCAATTAATTTATTTGGTAATCCTATAGCTAATAACAGTGCTGTACGAGCTATGCTTGTAGGTCTAACTACTAACAAAGAAGTATGGTTTCAGCGTGTAATTAGTAAAAATGCAAGTGTAGCTTCTACTTTTTCACCGTATAAGTTTGTAGCTGACGAAGCACTTACGCTTACAAAAGATACTGAAGGTAAAAAATTTAGTGCAACACTTAGCAATAAACCTCTTCTTAAAGGTTCTACTACTGTTTTTGTAACTTTTGACACAAAAGAAATTGTTCTGAAAGATAACCAGGCAGGTAAACTTCTTTGTGATAAGATAGGTTACGAAGGCACTGTAAATTATGTAAATGGTAAAGTAGAAATCAACTTTGACACGGCTCCAACAGGAACTGTAACTGCAAAAGCTGATTATAAATATAAGAAGCCGGCAGGAGTTGAGCCGTGGATTAAATTTAATACGAAAGACTTGACGTCATACTATAATGACTACAAGATTTCACTTAAGCTTTCTACTGATGACTCAACTAAAATAGTGTATACTTTGGCTAATAAAGATGGGGATATGGTAGAAACCTATCGTTGCAGTATAGACCCGAAAGAGATATCTTTTATTGGAAATATCATTAACAGATTCTCTTCTTATGTAACTTGTATAGTAAAAGATGGATATACTAAAGCTGATGCTGCTGACCTTGACACTGTATTAGCTGACGGCAATTCAGGATTAGACGTTACAGTAGATGATGTTATAGGCGAGGGTAATTCAGGGATGAAATCCTTATATGACCCGGACCGTGTTGACTATGCTACTTTAGTAGTTCCTGGATGGTTTGACAGGAAAGTATATGAAGAAGCGGAAAAGATTATAAACTATCGTAAAGATTTAGTTTATTTGCCGTCACTTCCTTTCGGACTTACTCCTGAACAGGCAAGAGATTATGTACGAGCTTACGGAGAATTTGTTGATACAGGATACAAATTTGATAACTCACACATTTTCTTAACTTATCCGAACGGATATATTAGAAATGCTATTACCGGACAGATTGATTTAGTAGATATTACACCATATATTGCAGCAACCTTTACAGCTTCTGACAATGTATCTCATGAATGGATTTCTCCGGCAGGTGTAAACCGTGGTAAAGTAGTAGGTCTTGATGGACTTGAATACTCTACTACAAAAGAACAGCGGGATATGCTTTACTCCACGGATACAAATATAAACTCCGTTGTAGATGTTAGAGGAAAAGGCTTATGCTTAATGGGTGTTCGTACTTCTAAAGTTTATGACGAATACGCTACTAATAAATCTTTACGTTATATCAACGCAAGACGTCTTTCTAACTATTTCCGTAAAGTCATTTTAAGAGAATCCCTTGATTTCTTGTTTGACCAGAACGAATTGAATACGTGGAATAGATGGAAATTAAGACTTGACCCCTATTTCAGAGCGGTAAAAGAATCCAGGGGTATATATGATTATATCCTTAAGATGGATGAAACTACAGTATCACAGGAAGATATTGATAATGGGCGGATGCCTGGACTTATCAAAGTTGCTATTATAAAACCGGCTGAATATATTGATATTTCTTATGTACTTTCTAAAGATGGAATCACTTCTTATTCAGAAGAAGACGCTACAAAGAATATCAAATTAGACGGAGAAAAATAAGATTATATATACTTAGTAAGAGGGAACATAATCTCCCTCTTACTAAAATATTAATTACAAGGAGTAGTGAAAGATGGCTGTAAATTCAATTATTCGTAACTTGAACGAAGCAAGAATGAATGAAAGCGAAAACGATGAACAGGTTGAAGTAACAATTAACATGGGTTCATTAGAAGTAGGAAAAGAATACAAATTAAAAAAGAAATATGAAACTAAGCTTACAGCGGAAGACTGCATAATGAATTTTGTTAAGCCTGATGAACTTAATAAAATTTATGCTATTATGAAATGGGCTGATGGAGATCAGAAGAATTTTATTACCATTCCGGAAGGAACTACCTGGGTCTTAGATGAAAACGGATATTTTGAAATCTATGACGATGAAGACTATGTTATGTTTGTACATGGTTTAGGTGATGACGGAGAAATAACCGAAGACCTTATTAAAGAATACTTATAAGAGGTAAATATGTCTTTAAAGTCAATCATTCAAGGGTTAAACGAGTCAAGGAAAATCAGATTTTTAAAAGAGTCTGCCTTTGATGAATTAGACTCTAATAAAGAATATTTATATATAAACGAAAAAGGAATACATCTGACTGATGAATTAGCCAATTCTCTATTTTATCGTTTTCTGCATGAATATAATTCACCAGAAGACTTATATAGCTATCTTAGTGAAGCTAATCCGAGATTAGTTAAAGATTTAGCATATGACTTATCTTTAGATTTAAAAAATGATTCAGAGGAAGTTATAGGCAGTGGCATAAAAGAATCTCTAATAGATTACGATATGCAGATTTACAAAGACTTAGGATTTTTGGTTGATGTAGATAACAAGACTATACAGATAGCCTTTAATGGTGAGCAGAACTTATCATTAGACAGAAGTTCAATTTTCGATTATATAATTGGTGACAAAGCTGATTCAAATAAATTGATGAAAGCTTTAAATGATGGAAAGCCTTTCTTTGTTGAAGTCGACAAAGAGGGAGTAGCTTATTTAAATCCAAACAAAATTATTAAAGATGAAGAATAGGAGTTAATTATGTCTGTAAAATCAATTTTTCAGAGACTCAATGAATCCACAGAACCGATGAAGAAAAAGCTCAAGAAGATTAATGAAGATGTGGATTTCCAGGCAGAAGAGCCTAAAGACCCGCCGGAAGTATTAGAAGATGATGACACTGTAGAAGAAGGGGAAGAATTAAATCCGGAAATCACGGAATCTCTTGACCTCAATATTAAGAAAGCTAAAGACCCTAAACAGATAGTAGTAACTATTAATGGTAAAGACTATTTCTATGAATCAGATGATATTGATTCTATCTTAGAAAAAATGCTTTATATCATGAAACAGCAGGGAGCAGGCAAAGCTTTAGCATGGCTCAAACAGCAGGTAAAAGACGGTCTTGTTAAGTCTCTTACTTCTTATGCTTCCAAAAAGCTTTTGAAAGTATTTGAAGCGGAAGGGGATACAGAAGTTCTTTCTGATTCTATTCCTAACGCTGTAATTGGTTCAACTTTCTTAGGAAAGCTTTCACACGAGACAGAGGGTAATGTAATTTTCTTAGGTATTTCTCCGCTTCCTATTGTATTTGAAAATACTTTGGATGATACTAAAGTAGGAACAGCTTCAACTGAATTTTCATTACTGCTGGGTGTTGTAGACCCTGATGAAAAAACCACTGAATATGCTGATGAAGTAAAAGTAAAAGCAGATATCCAGGCAAATACAGATTCCTTTACAGGAACAATCAATATCTCAAACAGTATGTTAGGTGACGTAACAAAAGACTTAGATGTACAATCTTCACTTTATGACGGCTCATCTTTTGCTAACGCTTTAACAGAAGCACTTAATGAATTTGCTGATCAGGCTGATTTTGATGCGTTGGTGTCAAACTATTTTGATTCTGACGAAGAGCCGGAAAATGACGATGGAGAAGAACCTGATGATTTTGCTAAGATGTCGGAAGAACCTAAAGATGAGGGAGAACCGGAAGACTTAGAGACTGAATTAGAAGACGGAGAAGATTTAGAAGAAGATGATGACCATGACGAGAAGATTGAAGAAAAGACTGTAAAAGTAGTAAGAGATAAGGCAGTCGTTAAGAAGACTATTCCTACCAGAAAGAAACGTTTAAGTTCAGCACAGAAGATGGCTTTAGTAAAAGCACGCAAGAAAGCCCACACTTCTCAAGCTAACAAGAAACGTAACAAGTCTGTAAAAATACATAAGAAACTGTTAGGCTAATAAGAGATTTAAAGAAAAGAGTTACTTTAAGCAGTAACTCTTTTTAACTTGTAGTATAATATAGTAAGATTGGAGAATAGATATGGGGAGAAAATACGAATTAACTGACGAGACAAAAGTTATAGATGGTCATATTTTATATAGAATAAGAGCCTTAAAATCATTACCTTATGTTCAGAGGGGAGCCTTAGGAGGATTTGTAGAAAGTGAGGAGAATTTATCACAAGAAGGAACATGTTGGGTTTATGACCATGCAATGGTATATCAAAATGCTAAGGTGAAAGATGATTCCAGAATTTGTGATTTTGCAAAAGTATATGGGTGTTCTTAAAGGAAAGGTTCGTGTCTATGGTAATGCTGAAATAAGAGGAAATTCTGAAATTTATAGTAATGCAAAAGTTTATGATAACGCTGTAGTAACTAATTCTACTATTAGAGATTATTCAAAAATATTTGAAAATGCAAGAGTTGAATATAAAAGTAACATAAGAGAGAGTGCAAAAGTTTACGGAAATGCATTAGTTTCAGAGTCGTTTATATCAGGATTTGCCAGAGTTTGTGGAAATGCTAAAGTGAAAGATTTATCTGAAATCAAAAACAGATGTAGAGTATATGGTGATGCTTTTATATTTAATTCTGTAAAACTGTATGATGATGCTCAAGTTTTTGGAGAATCTCAATTACTTCACGGAGTTAATTTATACGGAAGTTCCAAAGTTTATGATAGGGCTAAACTGCAAGGGAACATTAAAGTTTTTGATAGGGTGAGTATAGGTGGTGATATAGACCTTGAGGGTAGATATGAGCTTTTTGGAGATAAAGAAATAAATAGTGAAGAAGATTTAAAAAGAAGTTCATATAATATAATAAGTAGTTTTTTGGAAGAGAGGTAAATTTATGTCTATTATTTTTAAAAATCTAATTATTCCTACTGTAGATTATGTTTTTTATGATGATAGTAATAATGCTATTTATGTTTCAAGCTGTAGAAGAACATACACTTTAACCTTTAAAACAAAAGAACGTAGTGACCAAGTTTTTCATGATATAGAAGAAGCTTATATTAAAGATGAGTGTTGTGTGCTTTTAAAATATTTAAGCTATGACAATGACATATCAAGTAGCTTTAGGTAGCTTTATTTCGTATAGTCGTTTTTAAGGCTTTTAAAAATACTGTAGGGGAAACTTACCTTAAAGACTTCTGCTAAGGGTCTTGTATGGCAATATAAGAAATCGTCTTTGAGATTAAGCTAATGGTGGTCTTTAGTAAGGGTTGTTTCTATATTAAGTCTAAAAATTTATAGTTTCTTAGACTTAGTTATATATAAGTTTTAAAAATAGCCAATTCCTGGACTTAATTAAGCTATTATATATTTTTATCGTTGTTTCTCTAAGAGTTAATAAAGAGAGGTAGAAATATAATGTATAAAGAGTGGCTTATTGAGTCTATATTTTGGACAATCTTTGCATTTACTTTATGTAGTATTATTTTTAGTTTAGCTAACTACTTTAAAAGTTAGAGGTATATAAATGGGTATAATAATTAGTTTAATACTTTTATTTATTATAGAAGATGAAATTAGGAATCATAAGAAATGGTAAATGCGGTTATTTCTGTTTATATATCAACTGCAATAATTATTATCTTTTTCCTTTCTTGTTTTATAGAAGAGAGGAAAATTTTAAAATATAGTATAATAATGTTAATCATATTTTTATATTTTTTATTTTGACTTAGGAAGGAGCCTTAATGCAGCAGTTAGAAAAAAGAAAGTATATCATTTCATTAATTATAGTAGCCTTAGCTATTACTGCTACCTTACTTTATGTAGGAGAGTTCTTAAGAGTACAACATAAACCGGAACCTCCGCAGAGCATTTTAATACAGGAGCGTGACCACACAACGGCATTGCTTATGGAATATGCGAAAGCTTCTGAACAAGAGAAAAAGATAGCTAAAGAAAGAGCTTTAAAAAATTATAGAGTAATTGACAGAGCAGGAAAGCCTAATATACATAAGAAAGAGAAAAGGAAGATACTGGAAGACTTAAAGCCTTATTCATCTAAACAGATTTATTCTACATATCCTTTTGCTTTTATAAGTAATGTGCAACAGGCTTTTGATGCTGGAAGACTTGACCAGGAAGATTATGATTTAGCTATTCAGGCGTTCCAGGAATATATGATAAACGTTGTAGTAATATATGAAGTTTATGATAAAATAAACTATTCTGTTACTAACGCTACTGATTATAAAGAAAATGGTATTATAGTAAGAGTTATGAAAGAAAGAGCAGAAGAGTTAGGTTATGATTTAGATTATGAAACTGCTGTAAAAGAAGCTACTGATGAAATCACACAATCTATCAAAAATTAATCTTGTATTTACATACTATCTAAAGGAGAAAATCTGTCATGGTAAGTTAATAGTATAAAGTATTTAAATTCTACATATAATTTTATGTAGAATTTTTTATAAAAGCACTTGACATATTTTACAATCTCTTTTATAATATAGACATAGAAAACAAATTATATTTTTAAAAGAGAGGAGCAACAATCATGTTTCTGTTTGCAGTCATTGCATTTATTGTAGCAATTTTGGTAAAGCCGATTTCGCCACATCCTCTAATTCATTTAATTTTCACGCTTATCGGTACGTTTATTGTGTTGGCAATTTTTAATAACTAAGGAGGAAATCATGAAATTAATTTGGTATTTAATTACTGTTTTGGTTCTTACAGTAGCTGTGAATTTAATTTTCGTTGTAGCTCCTGCTTATGTTTTTGCCAGTCTTTTAACAGACAACACGCTTTACTTTTGGATTTTATTTATTTGGTTTATTTTGTTGATATTTAGTATTTTTACGATTATTAAGAAACATCTTTAATTATTGTAAAGGAGGAAATGTTATGTATTATGTACTTACAGAGAGTTATGAAAATGGTTTTAGTGAAGAAATAGAAGAAACTACAATAGTCATGATAAGCCGAGATTTGAAAGAAATAGAGGCTATGAAAAACCGTCTTATTGACATAGAGGAAGTTCGACAATATAAACACTATCAAGATTGTGACTTATGGGGAATGCTTGAGAAAGAATGGATAAACATTTATCAAGAGGATAAAACTAAAAATTGGGAAGTATTTATTAAAGAAAAAGGATTTGACATTTCAGAATGTCCGTTTGATAAAGAAATTTACTCTTTGTATTATCGAATAGATGAATATGAGGATAATTATGGAGATAATTATGTACAACCTTATTTAAAAGAAACGTTAAATTTGTAAAGTTAAAGGAGAATATAAAAGTGAGGACAACAAGTTATGTAAAAGAAATTAATGAATTAGCTGATTTAATGAAAAGTACAAACAAAAGAAATTCAACTGTATTTATATTTGAAGGCTTTGATGGAGTAGGAAAGACTAAGACCGCAGAAATCGTTAAAGAGAAGCTTGTAGGTAAAGCTTTAACTAAAGTAGATATTATTAGTTATGGGTGGAATAAACTGGAACCTGATTTTAATGAAAGATATAAATATGTTTCTATGGTCTTGAAAGTTTTGAAATGTATTGACTATCCGTACAAGGTTTTAAATAGTTTGGATAATTTTGGTATTATTGACAGGTGGTTATTTTCATCTTTAGTTTATGACCGGATTTATAATAACAGTAAGAGAGAAAAAGAAATCAAGGAAAAGATTGACTATTCCTTGAGTGATTATTTGCCTTTCAAGGTTTGTCCCGTACTTTTTAAGTTAGACGACATCACTCTAAAAGAGAGGTTTAAATCTCTTAAAGAAAGACCTTGTAATGAAGATTATGATATTTTTGAAGATTTTGAAGAATATTCTAAAGACTATAAATTGTTCACTAATGAATATAAAGATGTTATTTAGGAGTATGCTGACAAATATAATTTAGATTCTATTGTTTATACCAGTTAATCTGTCAAAGAAAGGGAAGCTTAAAATGAGTAAAATGATGAAGTATCTTATTGGAGTAATTTTAATTCTTTGTTTAGTTAAAGCTTGTGGTGGAGATGAAACAGTAGCGGATGTAAAACATACTAAATCTAATCAAGTTACTTCATCAGTATCTAATGAGAGTAAAGACCTGACTGAATTTAAGAAGTATGCTGACAAAATTTATTTTAATATTGCAAAAGTTGAAAAAGTACATTTAGATAATTTCAGGCTTATAAAGCAGGCTGGAATAGTATCTGATAAAGCAAAGAAAAAAGAAGTGTTAAGTAAGATGGAACCTGGGGAAAATATAACTTTATATACTCCTGAATTTGCAAAAGCTTTTGAGACAGCGGCTAAAAAATATGAAAACGGTAAAATGTCTATGAAAGAGTTTAGTAAATATCTTAAAGAATTTCATTCAGTAACAATTTCTTTAATTGTAGCACATGAAGTTTACGCACCTTTGAATTATGGAATAGCTAATCCAGATGTATATAAGTTAGAAACAAAAGTAGTCGATTCTTTTAAAGAAGTGGATGAACGTTATAATGGCAAATGTTCTTATCAAGGTTATGTAGATAATGCCTTTGAAAGAGTTAATAATGCTTCTAAATATTTTGTTTTACAACAGCTATAAAAATATGTATTTAGGTTAGGGTGACAAAGAATGAAAGTTTATAAATCTTATGTGGTAAAACTTCTTAAGAAACCGGTAGTATATGTATATCGTGTCGCTAATGAAGATGTAGCAAAAAAAGCAGCTGTTGCGTATTTTGATAATACATTAACTGATGTAACTGAAATTGAACAAACACCTTTCAGAAGTAGGATACCTGGGTATTCATCAGAAGAAGATAATGCACTTATTGATGATTACATTGATAAGGCGGAATATATTCATCTTATTTGAAGTCGAAGTTATATTATTGGATTAATTTATGTATACAATAAAAAACAGCCATAAAGGCTGTAGATAAAGTGTTTAAGTTGCCGCTTACACACTTTGAATCTGACCGTAACTGACCAGACTAATTAATTAAGTTAATTTATTTTAACATATTCATGAAGGTTTTGCAATAGTTATAAGCTATGACAAATGAAGAAAGAGTTAAACTAAGCTGGAAGACAAGGAATAGAAATAAAAGGTTTCCGGAGTGGTTTATAGACCTGTTAGCAAGAGAAGAAGATAAAGAAAGAGCAAGAAAAGCGGAGATTACGGTAACAGAGAAGTTACCGTTTTTCTGCTGTAAACATGGGATTTACTATAAGATGGTAGGACATGTCATTAAGATGTCTACACAAGAACAATTAGGGGGATGCCAGAAATGTGGCAGGGAGTCGTCTGTTAGAAAGAAAAGAGAAAATAGGAGAGAAGAACATATAATCATTCCGTTAAAAGAGGAAAATATTAATAATTTAAATTTTTCAAACTCTAAATTTGAAAATGAAATATATAATACACTATTAAAATATTTAGATACTAAAGATTTTATCAGAAATCAAAGAGGGCTTGATTTCTATATACCAAAATACAAAATAGCTATTGAGTGTAACGGCAGTTATTTTCACAGGTATCCAGCAAAGCCTAAAGACTATCATTATAAGAAATATTTACAGTGTCGAGAAAAAGGAATAAGATTGCTTTCTATTTTTGACGTAGATTGGAGAAATAGACGGAAGAAGATAAAGCAGCTTATAGAAAATATTTTTATTCCAAAAACTAAAATATATGCCAGAAAATGTACAATAGTTAAATTATCTTATAAAGAAGTTAAAGAGTTTACAGACTTATATCACTTGCAGGGAAGTTCACATTATCAAAGTATAAATTACGGACTTTATTTCCAGGGAGAATTAATGTCTTTAATTTCATTTTCTAAATCCAGATATTCTAAAGACAAAGAAGAATTTGAGATAATAAGGTACGTAGTAAAACAAGGGTATATAGTAATTGGCGGATTTCAAAAACTTTTAAAATATCATATATATTTAAGTAACTCAAAAAAATATTGTCACATTTTCAGATAATGACTTTTTCACCGGAGGAATATATTCTAAAGCGGGATTCAAGTTAGTGTCTAATTCACTTAGTTACTACTGGACAGATTATAAAGGGTATTTATTTGTACCGAGGGAAAAAGCACAATTAAAATATCTGAAAAAGAAATATCCAAAACTCTATGAAGAATCTTTAACTCATGCAAATAAAGAAGATTTCATTATGGAGAGCCTTAAATATATTAAAGTATATAGGTGTGGAAATTTTAAGTGGCACTTATAATATAGAGTTTCTATAATAAGAGAAAGAGAGGTTTATATAGTGGCAGATTCAGCTGTTAGGAATTATGACGCCAGACATCTAAGCTCAAGAAAAGATTACCAGTTACAAATGACGAACTGGTTTGAGATACAGATTGACGGCATTTCAGAATCCATCACAATGTTGCAGAACTCAATGACTTTGCCTGACCGTTCGACTCCTGTAGTTGACATACCGTTCGGAAACTCCCACGCTAAAGTAGCAGGGCAAGCAGAATACGCAGACGGAACTTTAGAAGTAAACGATGCTATTTTGGTTGATACTGAAAAAGAGATTGAAGCGTGGCAGAACCAGGTATACGACCCTAATACGGGTAAAATGGGTTGGGTAAACCAATATAAACGAGACATGATTTTATCACAGCGTGGTCCTGACGGAACATATATCCGCCAGTGGAAGTATGAAGGTGTTTGGCCCTCCGCTGTAAACTATGGTGAAATGTCTAACGATTCATCAGACCGCAAGAGAATTTCAATGACTTTGTCTTACGACAGAGCATATCGTTTAGATGTTCAGAATGTTACTTAATTATATTTATTTTTAAAGAAAGTAGGTAAATAATATGCCGGCTATTTCAGAACCGTTAAAAGCAAAAATCCGCGTAGCAGCTTTAAAGCTTTTAAATATTTCTAATCGTCAAGCAGCTTTAGGAAAAGCAGAAGACATTTCTCACGTAGGAATCAAGAAAGGTTCCCAGTTCAAATATGGATATGAAGTTGACACTGTAATTTCTAAAGGTTTGGGTCTCAAAATCACACTGCTGAATAAAGACAAGATTGTTTCAGTAGAAATGGGAGCTTCCGGATATATGGAAATGCTGGAAGGTACTCCTGAAGAATTTTTAGATACGTTTGCAGAACTGGATACTTATGAACTTTCATACACTGTTACATATTATGCTAACGGTGGGGAAGGTATCGTTCCTGCTCCGCAGGAAACTAAGTTTGGCGTGATTGCTAAACTGGCTAAAGGTGATGAACTTATTCCGCAGACCGGTTTCAAACTTGACCACTGGAACACTGCTTGTGATGACAGCGGAGAAAAATATACACTGGAACAGGAAAAAGTAAAACTCACGAAAGATATTGCTTTGTACGCTATCTACAAAAAGACTTCTCCGTAAGATAAACAATAATCGAACATCTCAAGCTTTAATTTGATATATAATTCCCTTGACATTAAGCAACTCATTTATCCGAGCGAGCCGAACTCAAGGGATTTTTATTTTCTGATATATACTAAAGTAGGAGATTTTATTTTATTTAGTAAAGGAGAAAATATCTACTATGGCAAGTAAGATAGAAATGGTAGTAAAACTGCCGTCACAGGGTAAACCTTATGAAGACAAGAAATTAGCGGGCGATATCAAGATAACTATGATTACAGGGTTGCTTGAGAAAAAGATTTATGGTTCTACATCCCCTACTATTTTAGATGACATTATAAAAGAATGTGTAATTTCGCCAAAAATAGACCCTACCAAGCTTACACCTGATGATAAGCAGTTTTTATTGATGAAGATAAGGATTCATTCATACGGTCCGGATTATCATGTGGAAGGAACATGTCCTGAATGTGGATATACAAAAGAATATGTTTCATCTCTTGATGAAATGGAAGTAAAAGAATATATGGAAGAGTGGAAAGAGCCTATCGAAGAAAAACTTCCTGTGTCGGGAGATACAATTACTGTTAGAGCTTTGCGGGTAGAAGACCAGAATATAATACAGTCCAGAGTTAAAAGAGTAGCGAAGAATACAAAGACAAAGCCGGCGGAGCAGGAATTTATTACTACTTTAGCTCAAGCTTTAGTTAGCATAAATGGGGAAGAAAAATCTATTACTGAAAGGGAATTTTATATTCAGAATTTAACTGCAAGAGACTTGCTTGTATTAAAGAAGATGATACGCAGATATTCAGGGTATGGATACCAAGGAAAGCTTCCTGTAAAATGCGAATCATGTGGGGAGGAATACGAAGCGCCTGTAGTATTAGGATACGAGTTTTTTCATCCTGACCTTGATTGAAAAAGCGAGACTTTACGATAGGTGGGAAGAATTTAATAAATACATGGACTATAAATTTGCCATGTATGATAATGTGTGTGAAGAATGTTTTAGAATAGTCTTTTACGGAAGAGGTTACACGCCGGAGTATGTTGACGAATTGTCTCCATCAGAGCGTAAACAGATTTTAGATTATATTAAGAAATACATAGAAATAGAAAATCAAGCAAAGAAAGACGCTATAAAGCAGAAATAGACCTAAAGCTTTAGGTCTATTTTCATATGATATATTATTTTAGTAATTTTAGACTTTATAGTATGGTGGAAATATGGATAAACAACCAAATTCAAAAAGACAAATATATAAACCTTCTAAGAGACAAACTCCCGAACAGAAAAGTGATGTGAAATCTACATTCTCAAATATTTTTGGAGACGTGGCGGATTCAGCGAAAGCTCAATTTTCCAAGTCTTTTAATACACTGCAAAAAGAGAATAACAAACTTTCTGAAGCTTTAAAGAAGAAGTACCATATGAATATGGAACAGGTAGTCCAGGATAGTTTAAAGTGGCAGGAAGCGGAATATAAAAAGAGACAGGCTCACATGAAGAGATTAGGCAAGTCTCAAGACACTTTATATGCTAATCTGAATAGAATGATAGCAAGACTTGATGCTAATCTTGAAAGAAGTTTCAGAGAATTACAGAAAGCTAATGAAGAACAGAATAAGCATTTTAAACAGATGAATGAAGAGCAGGATAAGATGATTCAGAAATCTCATAATTTCGGGTCATCTTTGATTGATATTATCAATGCTTTTAACTTGTCCGCCTTAAGGTCAAAAGCAGAAGATGATATGGAATCTATCGTTAAGAAAAGTAGGGATGCTCACAAGAAATATAATATAACTACTTTTTATGAAGATGTTTACGCTGTTACTAATAAGATAAATAAAGACATTGGACGTTCTTTGACAAATGCGGACAAAGTAGGACAAGTCATGGATGCCTTGCTTGATTCAGGGATGAAGTGGGGAGACCGCATGAAAGGTGTCACTGAATCTGTAATTAAGGATACAAGGTATTTAGGTTTAAGTGACCCGTCTAAGATGTTAGGCATAGCTACTACATTAGATAAGTATGCTGTCATGCAAGGGGAAAACTTACAAAGATACTTAGACAAGACGTCTGAATTAATGCTTAATACAACACAAACTACAGGAATAGGTATGGAAGAGCTTTCTAATTCCTTTAGTACGTTAGTTCAGAATGGGATTTTAGCACAAGCTAAGAATGAAAAAGATGCGGAATTAATATCTAAAAATGTTTTAGCAGCTATAGGCGGATTGAAACAAGTAGGATATAATCCGGACGAATTAGCGGGAATACTCACACAAGAAAAATTCTCTACCTTTGCTAATTTAGCTGAACGTTATGGTATAGCAGGTATTGATGTAGAGAAGCTGCAATACTTGAGAGACACCGGACAGTATGATGAATTATTGCCTTTACTCATTGGCGGGATGCGTGATACTTTAGCACAGGGTGATGGGGTTAGCCGTATCATGAAGGAGCAGATGGGGATATCTGACTCTATGGCTAATACTATTTTGTCTAACAAGAATTTAACACATAAAGACTTAAGAGATATAGTAAAGACAACTAAATTTGGGATTACTAAAGCGAAGAATGATATTAACAAGACCTTAAATGATGGGTCTAAGACATCTGCTTCTATGTTTGAAAGAATAAGGAACTGGTGGGGTTCAAGTGCTTTCTATAAATATTTGGGAAAATTCATTGGGGATTTAGAGATAAATTATTCTGATGCTGTTTTAACAGGTCAATTAGTAACCCAAGCAGCGTTATTAGTAACCTCAAACGAGTGGTTAAAGAATATTTTTAAGAAAATGCTTGCTATTGAGGCTTTTACAAAGTTAGCTGGTGGAGCTTCTTTATTAGGCAAAGGAGCTGCCGGCAAAGTTTTAGGGGGAGCTAAAACTGCAAAGGGGTGGTTGTGGACTAAAGTTACTTCAAAAAGTTTTCAAAGTAATATAGAACTCCAAAAAACAATTCAGAGGGGAATGATTACTGAATTTAAAACAGGCTGGGGTATGGTAATAAAAGCTGTTTTAAAAATTAAGGATGGTTTATTTGCGTTAGGAAAATTACTTTTAATCAATCCGTTTACTAAGTTAGTAGGAAAAGGTGTAGCAGGAATAGGGAATACTTTAGTAAGAAAGCCAATATTAAACATTTTAGAAGGGATGTTCCCTAAAACTTTTAATACAGCATTGGCAGGAACTAAGGGATTTAAAGCTATAACTAAAATAGGAGCAATAAAAAAACTATTTAAAGGTAGTGGAGTGCTTTCTGCTTTATTTGGAGCATATGAATTAGGTACTGCTAAGAAAGAAGAAAGAGGAGACATCATGACTTCTATCTTAGGGAGCTTAGGGGGAGCTACAGCGGGGGCGGCGATAGGTTCTGTAATTCCGGTAGTAGGTACTATAATCGGCGGATTCATTGGGGCTATTTTAGGTGATGAAGCTTTACACTATGCAGCAGAAAAATTACCATTTTTAGGAGATGCTCTTAAATGGTTAGGCGAAGCCGCTGGCGATGCTATTGATATAGTAAAAGACTTGTGTTCATTATTAGGAGATTGGTTTAATGAATTAACAGACTCTAAATTTTTCCATATTATAGCTGACTTATTTAAAACAGACACCTCAGGAAGTGGAAATCAGCCAGCAGATGACCACCGTACAGGGTTAGGTAGATGGTATATGGGGGCTACAGGACGTAGCCTTGATAAACCGTCTACAGACAAGCAGGCTTTAACTGGTGAATGGATGGTTCCGCGTGACGGTATGGTATATACACTACACGCCGGAGAAATGGTTGTTCCGAGACAACAGGCTGATTTAGTCCGCAGGATGTTCAAGAATAATTATTCAGGTGGATTCCTGTCTACATTATTTAAGAATATTTTTGGCAAGGGCGGTTCTTTAAACGTTTCATCATATGGTGGAATGGGTGACTATTTCGGCGGTAGTGATATTGATGCAAAAGATACTACTGGAAGAAAAGGGGCTGTTATGGACTTCCTCATGTCTTCTATGGGGTTGTCTAAATTAGATGCAGCTGCTATTACAGGTAATATACAGCAAGAATCCAACTTTAGTACATCTGCTATATCGTTTGACGGAAATGGTTCAATAGGGTTAGCTCAATGGGCTTTTGACCGCCGTTCTGCTTTAGAAGACTTTGCAGCTTCTATGGGTCAAGATGTTACAGATTTTAATACACAGTTATTATTCTTACAGAAAGAAATAACTGAAAATTATGGACATGCACTGCAAGCGTTAAAGAATGCAACTACATTAGAAGAGAAAACTGTAATGTGGGGAAGAACGTTTGAAGTTCCTTCAGAAGAGTACGCAGACTGGGGAGCCAGAATTGCTTATTCAGAAGATGCTTTTAACTCTTATAAACAAGGTACACCGTTTGTTCCTAATAACCAGTGGGCTTTCTTACACAAAGGGGAAGCAGTAATTCCTAAGGAATATAATCCGGCTAATAATTTATCGTCTTTTGATATTGCTGATTATTCACCGATTACACAAGTTCTTACCTGGGGATTTGAATATTTAGCAAAGAAGATAGAAGATTTAGATATTAGAGTAAATCAGGTAGCTGATACTGAATCTACTCAACCAGCAAGAGTTCCTACTGAAACATCAGAAGAGAAGTTATTCAGATTAACAGGGATGGAAACGTACTTATGAGATTAGGAGATATAGGAAATCGAGTAACTAAAGTACAAGATGCTTTAATAAGATTAGGTTTCTTAACAGAAGAAGACCGAGAGCCTTTATATGGTATAAAAACTAAAAAGGCTGTCATGGCTATTCAAGCGGATTTAGGATATAGAGTTACCGGAGTGTGGGAACAAGATTACGATAAGTTATATCTTATAAAAAGAAAAGGGCGTAGAAGAGGGATTAGAAGTTTAAGGCAGAAAGACCCATCCCCTTTAAATGAAGATTTTAATGAAAATAAATCTACATCTGATTCTAATATAAAAGCTGCTGAAACTTATGACTTACCGAAAGTAGAAGTTACAGCTGAAAGAAATCGGAATTTTGTACCGCCGGCTAATAGCGGGGTCGACCAATTCTTATGTTATTTAGAGAACTTAAATACAGGGTCAAGGGTTGTTTTCTATTCACGTCCTGATTCTATATCTGACAATATGACAGCTTCTTTTGACTCACAGATTCCTAAATCAAGAACCTCACCTATTCAGTCTTATGCAAATTCAGGTCCGAGAGAAATATCTTTTTCTGTAATATTACATCAGGATTATTCTCCGGAAGACATGCGTATATTAGTTAGAAAACTTCAAGGGAATGTACTTCCTATAGATAAAGGCGGATATATAATACCGCCAAAATCACATATAGTAGCAGGTGATTTTATAGACGTGGTAGGGGTATGTACATCAGTTAGTACGGACTGGATGCCTCCTTATCATGATAACAATGTATTTAATCAGGCTAATGTTTCTTTTTCATTCACAGAAGTAGAAGATACTTCAAGATATGCTGACCAATGGGAGAGTAGTATAAAATGAAAATAAAAAGATATTATGAAGACAGGTCTCAAGCATATTCCAGGTATCGTTCTTTAAAAAGAATAGAATATGAAGATGGTACAAAGAGAATAGAAACTGCTAATCCGGTTAATATACCGGAAAAAGAAGGAGACACATTCTTTAAAGTCACATATCAGTATGAAAACAGACTTGATTTAATAGCTTTTAAATTCTATAATAATCCGCTTTATTGGTGGGTTATTGCTTATGCTTCTAATATTAAAGACCCGTTTAATGTTCCATCAGGAACAGTTTTAAGGATACCTAATCCGATTACACTTTACACAATAGAGGATAATTTAAATGGCAGGGTTATATAATACTTTTATACGCTTGAAAATTGGAGACGTTGAATTATTTACTGACCATGACCATATCATGTCTTGTTCAGTGGTAAAGCAAACTAATAATAATAAATTAGCCAGATGTTCTATTACACTGTATGACCAGACAGCTTTATTAATAGAAGATGCACTTTTAAAGACTAAGAATAAAACTGCTTTATTGGAAATGCAGTATGGGTATGTTAATGGCAAAACTTCTCCTGTATATCATTTTACTGTTTCAGGATATACTCCGCAGTTTAACCAGAATGGTTCTCTTACTATAACAATAGAGGGAGTACCTTCATCAACGTTAAGTGCGTCTCAAGCGAAACAAGGGGATGCTACTGCTTATATTGGGAAGTCGCCTAATGAAATTATTGAGATATTAAGTGAGAAAAATCACTGGGTAGTAGTAGAAAATGTACCAGTAGAATGGACTGTTTCAACAGAAGACACAGAAGCTAATGCTATAAAGCAAGAAGTAGGCATGTCTGATTTAGAGTTTATAGAGAAAAAATTATGTGATAAAAAATATAAAACAAGCAGTTCAGTAACTGGTGCTGATGATGGAGAAGGGGATTATCAATTTATTTTAGATTCGTCTAAAGAACCGGCGGAAGTTTATTACGGTCCGAAGAATAGGATAGACAAGATAGAGAGAGAAGAGCAAAAAGTTTCATCGGATATAGCGTCTAAAAACACTTCAAAAATAACATATAATATAGGTCGAGATAATGAACGTGTTATCTCTTTTTCTGCTGAATATGGAAAATTCTTTTTTGGATTGATAGGAAGAGATTCTGTTAGAGCGCAGATATCTAAACCTTATTCAGGGGAGAGAATAACATATGAAAAAGAAGTAGCTTCTGTGAATACAGATATGGATACGCCGGCACTTTATTTAGGAGGGAGTACGTATTCTAATGAAGACTTAAAAGCAATGGCAAAGACGGTATTTGATAAGATGAAAAATGCAGCATTTCAGGCTACTTTAGAAATAGTAGGAGACCCCTCATTTAGTGTGGGTAAATATATACATCTCTTAGTTTTAACACCACAGTCAAAAATTCATCACACTTCCGGAATGTATTTTGTACAATCAGTAGAAGACACTGTAGAAGCTGGAGCTTACTCAACAAGGTTAGAGCTTATAAAGAATGCAAAATCTCTTGAATTAAAAGATAAATCACAATCAGGTTCTAACACAGAAAGTGATGGAGAAGACCCAGCAGGACAGGGTGATACATGGGTAAAACAGGGTAAAGATTGTAAAGTATCTGACTGCAAGCCGGAAGCAAAAGAGGCTTTAGAAGATTTAGCAGCATGGTATTACAATAGGACTGGGGAGAAATTAGTAGTAATAGCAGGTACTAATGGACAACATGCTCCAGGTGGTCATGATGACGGATGGAAGTTAGATATTAATTCTTACAATGGGTCTGATGGAACTTTAGAAACCAATGATGATATTCTAAGAGAGTTTGTTGAATATGGGCAGAGCCGGGGTTACGGTATGAATATTGAAGATTTACATAATAACGGTACACGAGGAAATAATTTCCATATAGACGTGGATGTTAGAGGTATTCAATGGGATAATGCAAAGAATCCTAATCACTCTTATATAAATGAGAATGCCTTAGAAAATTATGCAAAAACAAATTAAAGATAGGAAATAATCTTATGTTATTAGACATGTCGGTAGACAAAGATAAAAATATATATAAAGGTTTAGTAGAAGATAATGCTGACCCTAAGAAATTAGGAAGAGTAAAAGTTAGGATACCTTCTATATGGGGGAATCCTGATCAGATACCTACTGCTTGTCTGCCGTGGGCAAGTGTTCTTTCACCTAATGCGGGAGCAGATTCAGGTACTTTTATAGTTCCTGAAATAGGTTCTACTGTATATGTACGATTTGAAAATAACGACCATGACCTTCCTATTGTTTTAGGTTCTGTATATACAACAGACCGTACTTTACCTGTTAGACAGGCTATAAATACTAATGCTCATTTATCTCCGCAGGGTTTATTAAATGTACAGAAACTTCTTGACCGTGGAAATATAATAAAGAAAATCCAGGAAAAGTTTGACAAGCTTTATCAACTTCCTGAATATAAAAAAGTGATGGATTCTTTAGATAAAGTACAAGGTTGTTTAAATGATGCAAGAAGAGATGTAGACAACATTACAAACACATTTAAAATACCTTTATATAATATAGCGAATTTTCCGCCTGAAACACAGGAACAGATAAAAGACTTTTCAATGAATTTAATGGAAGTAGACGCTTCTTTAAAATCAATACAGTCACAGGTAGGGAAGTCATACACTACTATTTTAGGAACACCTTACGTTAATTACTCATATGACAATGAACTAAACAATATTATTTCTACACAGGTAGACAAGTTATCTTATCCGGTACAGCAGGAAGTACAAAGAAAACTTTCTGAAATGTCCAGGAAAGTTGAAATAGTTAGAGGAAAAATTGATGTAGTAAGACGTTTAGAAAATAACCTGATTGCTAATGTTGATAAAGTAAGAGACAAACTGATATCAGCCACCACAGAAATTACATCAATATATAATATAACTGTTTCTATTTATAATACAGTAAATAGATTTGTAGGCTTTTATAAATCAAAAGATTTACGAAAAAGCATATTAGAATCTATTCGTAAAGACATGCAGAATGAGTGGGGGAGAATTATTGACCCACGTACAACAGATACACCGAAAGATTCTCAAGATAACATTTCAAAACGAGTAGTCTATAAATCGCCTAAAGGTAGCAAGGTCTTGATGGACGAGACTGACGGACAAGAATCTTTACTGATAGAAGACGCTAATGGGCAACAGATAGAATTAACTTCACCTATCCGGCAGGAGCTTATAAAATCAGAAACTTTTAAATTAGGAGACGATAAAGCGTATAATTTAAAAGCTCCGGCAAGAGTAAGTATCAAGAATCCTTTTAAAGATGAAATCCAGATATTAAGTGATGGAAAGAAATCTCATATTAATATAGTATCCGGAGAGACAAAAAGAGGTCTTGAAATAGATACGGAGAAGAAATTCACCAGACTATTTACACAGACTAAAGAGCCGTTAGAACTTATTATTACTGATGACGACATAGCTATTCAGACGCAGAAAGCTATTTTAAAAATAAAAGGTGGAGTAATTACAGTTTTAGGAAGTTCTATAGAGATGAAAGCACCGACAATAGCTTTAAATGCTTCATCTTTAAAATTCAATGCAAAATCAATTAACTTCAAAGGTAATATTTCATCGGATTCAAACTTACCTAAAGAACATTTTGCTACTCATGATGGGTCGGGCGGAACAGCTTCTGCTCCGTCTAACTCTATACAGAAATGGGAATTACCTAAGAAGAAAGAATAATATATTAGAATATAAGTAGGGCGGTGATTATCATAATAGGATATAAAAAGAAAACAAAAAAGACGATAAGCACTACACTAAATGATTCTCTTATTGGGTTTGGATTACAGTTGACTCCGATGTATTTTAGAGGGTCGTCTATAGTAAATACAGGAGTAGACCGGATAACGCAGTCTCTTTATTGTATTTTATCAACTCCGCGGGGAGCAAGACTATTTAATCCAAACTTTGGAACGAGGCTTTATGAATGTTTGGCAGAGCCTAATGATTTTGTTCTTAGAGATACAGTGAAATATTATGTAACCGAAGATATAAAGATTTGGGAGAAAAGAATAGACTTTGATGTAAAAGTTATTCAAGAAAATGGGTCAAACATTTTAAATATTGAGGTATCTTTTTCTATAAAAGGAACAGAACATAAGTATACTTTTGTTTATCCGGTACATAGAAAGATACATGAGTTAGGTGACGATTATTCATTAGGAGTTAAAGATTAGTAGATGAATTACTTAATTACTATTATTCAAACACAGAATCAGAGAATACAAGTAATAGCAGGCGGAAAAGTTTATACATCTAATGTATCTTTACCTGCTAAGACAAAATTTAAAGTAGAGCTTACCGCTGATACTTTTTATGATGCTGGGGTTCTTAATATAACAGAGGGCGAGCTTGACAGTGACATAACTATAAGAGCTACAGCACCTAAACTTAAAAGATATACAGTAGAAATTAAACAGACGTCTCACCAGCTGATTACATTAAGAGCAAACTCTAAACTCTATACATCTACAGTACAGCTTCCAATCAATACAGGATATGAAGTAACTATTGAAGCTGATAAAGGGTATGAGTCTGGTACTTTAAATCATGTATCGGGTGTTCTTAAAGATCATTTAGTTATTTCTGCTACAGGGGCTTTAAAGAAGACATATAATTATGTTTTAGAATCTAATCCGATAGTTAAAAATTTGTCTTATACAAATAGAGATATAAACGCTTTAAGAAATTCATGTATAGAGTTTATCAAAGCACATAATCCGAGATGGACAGATTTTAATGATTCTGATATAGGAATGACTTTAATAGATGTCATTACAGGCTGTGTTGATTTGTCTATGTACTATTTAGACCAGCAAGCCAATGAATGTTTTTTAGATAGAGCTACAGAAGATAAAAATATTAGGTCTATCTTAAGGACTATGAATTATAAGATTCCCTTTGAAGTTTCTACAACAGGGGAACTTTTAGTTATATTAAAAACACCACATACTAAAGACATTATAATTCCAAAGTATACACAATTTAAATCTTTAAAGACTAATTTAATTTACGTTTCAAAAAATGATAATATATTAGTAGCTGGGGATGTTTCTTTAACGATTCCTATTATGCAGGGGAAAGTCATTAAAGAGAGAGAAACAGTCGCTTACATGAAATCCGATTGGAAATACTATTTAAATAATGAACATGTAGCTGACTATTCTGTAACAGTAAAAGACAGTGATGGATATTGGGAAGAAGTCGATGATGCTTATTTAAAATATAAAGGCGGAAGATATTTTTCAGTACATCGAGATAGTGACGGTTCAGCTTATATTTTATTTACCTGGGATTATGAAGAACAGTTTCCGGATGATGAATCTTCTACTGTTACGATTTCTTATTTAGAAACAGTAGGAGAAGAAGGAAACGCTAATCCGCTTGAAATTAATTCTATACAATCTATCATATTAGATGCAGACGGAATTGATGTTACAAGTAAATTAATTGTTAGAAATCATACGTCTGTAACTGGTGGACAGAATACACCGGATTCTTACAAAATGATAGTAGATGCTAAAGCTAATGCAAGGCATATGGGAAGACTTGTAACCTTAACTGACTATGCAGAGGCTGTACAAGGGTATCCAGGGGTATATAAATCAGTTACGGAAGATTGGTCTGTAAACAACACATCAGTTAAGAAACCGTATCAAGTTATATCTTATATTGTTTCAAAAGATGGTACGCCTTTTTCACCTGAATATTTAGCTACAATGAAACATCAGATTTATAAAAATTCTGTTTGCATTAATGAGTTTGTTCCTAAACAAGCTGATTTTTATGATTATAATATTATAGCTAATATAGATGTAGCTTCTACTAATGATGAAGAAAGAAATAGAATACGTGTAGCAGTTATTAATCATATTAAAGAATATTTTTCTTATAAAAATTCTAAATTCGGACAGACTATATATGTTGATGAGATTTGGTACCAGATTAAATCAGTTTCTCCGTCAATTATAAAAGTAGTTTTACAATCCCCGACAGAGGATTATATAATTCCGCAGATAGTTTATCCTAAATTAAATAAAGTTTCTATTAACTTGATAGAATAAGGTATTTACATGATACAAAAAGATTCTAATAACAATCTTTCAGATGTAGCTGTATTAGACAGACGGAAAGTGATGCAACATTACTTTCCTGAATTTTTAGCTAACAATAAAGATTTTGTTATATACATAAATCTATTAGCTGATAAGATGGGATTAGTAACTGATTATATTGAGTTATTCAATCGTCTTACAGACATAGATAGAACGCCTGAAAAATTTCTTAAAGACTTGTCGCAGTTAGTAGGATATAACTTTATAGATGAAGTAGACCCTAAAATTCAAAGAGAAATAATACAGCGAATCTTTAATAAATATAGGGCAAGAGGCACTGAACAATCTATAATAGACATGGCAGTCCACGGAGATAACGAGGGGTATATCGGTGGAGATTTATACTTGCCAGGATATTATAAAGATGAGGGAACAGCTGTACTTGTTTTCCCAAGAGAACATCTCTTTACATGGGATAAATCGAGATGGTCGGGAACTGATGTATTCCCTGATTCTAATTATAATCAAGACGGAATATTAGAAATCAGGGTTACACATATAAGTGACAAGATAAAAGAGAGAATCGAGAAAGAAGTAAAACCGGCTGGAGTAAAATGTTTATACCGGACTCTTATATCTTTTAGTAACGATGTTCTTAAAGTCAATAAAGATGTAAATGTATTTGTAGACTTTAGGGAGTATTTCAATATATTTGTAGACGCTTATAGGTCAAGAAACAATTCTAAATGGTCCGGAGCAGACATTACTACAAAATCTGTACCTGACATGCCTAAGACTTTCTCTAATAAGTTTATGTGGGGAAGCAATTCAAGAGTATTTACAGAATTGTATTTAGTCTCAAAGGATAATCAGATGTATGGACCGCTTAGAAAAGAAATACTGTCAAATAATCAATCTACACATATTAATAATTTGCAGCATGTTCCTATAACAGGATTTTATGATAAGATAACAGGCGGAAAGCCTACTGCTGGAAATCCGAAAGGAAAATATACAGTAGAATTATCTTATAAAACTCAAGTAATGGGGGTATGTTCAGTGAAAATTAATGATAAAGAGGTATAACAATGCCAGATAACATTTTACCAAACGGCGAATCAGTATCTCCGTTACTTGTAAAATCTATTGTATCTACTGTAAAAGCTTATCATGTTAATAGAGCAATAGAATTTTTCGACAAGAATAATCTGTACTGGGGATTTGGACATTCCAAAGACTGGGAAGCTTCTAAAGTTCCTATACCTAAATACTTTGATGTTTTAGAAGAACCGTGGGGATATAAAAGAGTCCAGACAAAACAGCTGGTAGTTCCGGTTAAAGACGATGCAACAGGAGCTTCTATTATCGAATTTCAGAATAGAAAGTTCAAGATAATTGGAAGAAGTGATGCTCATAATGAATCTTGCCGCTGGGTTTATATAATGTCTAATGTTTTAGCGGGAGAGCTTCCGCTAAAACCTTTTGCTCAAGTTTCTGTGCAGGTAGGCTTGAAACCAAAAACAGGCATTACTAAAGATGCTTTATTGCCAAGTGACGTTCAAGATTTAGGATATACTGAAATTTTAAATAACAGGTCAATAACAAGTAGAGATGCTGATTTAAAAATTCAGATAGCTGTTATATTAGAATTTTAAAAGGAGATAGCATGAAAGACGATAACGGTGTAAATTTAGGTCAATACTTTGTCCGTTATGACAAAAATAAAAAGTATAATAAAATTCTTGCTATTCCTGGAAGAGTGGCTCAAGCGTCTGATTGGAATGATAACCAGTATATGGTTGTTGACAAGATTAAACGCTTAGGGGATACTTTTTATAAAAACGGAAATATAATAAACGGTATGGAGCTTTCTATTGTAGAAGATGCTAATACTCACCGTAACTATGCCAGAATAGCTAAGGGTGATATTTACTTAGACGGAGATATTAGAGAGTTTGACTCTACTATGATAGAGATAGCAGGAGTAGGGGAAGAAAGACTTTGTCCTTATGTTCATTCTGAATTAATTACCGAATCAGAAGATACAGCTTTATATGACCCAGCTGAAGGCAATGAAAACTATGGACAGCCAGGCATGCATGCTATTAAGGAAACTGTAGCTATTGGTATAAATAGAGAAAATGCTCCGGTTATCTATACAATAAAAGACGGCAAACTTCAAACAAGCAAGTCTGCTGAAAACCAGGAAAATAATGAGTACGCCAGAATAACAGAAATATTAGCCAGAAGAACATACGATGAATCAGGTAATTATCGCAAGAGAGGCTTATTAATTTCACAGAGATTCGATTATCCTAATCCTGACCCTAATAAGTTATATTTTACATGTACAAAAGGCAAAGCCTATGTTTTAGGTTATGAAGTAGAGAAGCCGGCAGACTTCACTTTTTCTGTGCCTAAATCAAAAGAGACCCGATTAATACAGGGTGATATTATGTCTGTACGTAAAGGGTCTAACGGTAATTACCAGTTTATCATGAGGCATACGCCTATTCGTTCTATTAACGAATTTTTAGTTCAGCGTACAGTAACTGATACTGTAACACGTGGTGCTGTAAAAGACGGTGAAGATGTTCTACCACATACTCCGGTAGTAGCTGGTTCTGTAACTAAAGTCGAACAAAACGGAGTAGTATATAATCAATTTAAAGATTATTATGTTTCGGGTAATAATATAGTATGGCGTTCGGAAAATAATGGTTCACCGGAAAGGCAACCGAACCCAGGTTCAGGTTACAAAGTAACGTATAATTACAACTTTAACGTTGCTTCTGACCCAGCATACTACAAGATTTATACGTATAAAGGCAGACAGGTTGTTGAAATAATAGACCCAACTATTATTCCGGCACAAGGCACAGCTGTTTCTTTCTCATACAATTTTTATTTAGCAAGAAAAGATTTAATCTCTATAGATAAAAACGGAAATATAATAGATACTGTGGGGATACCGGACTTAGAAGATAAAGTAGTTCCACCGGTAGTGAATGATGACAATACTCTTTCTTTAGGTTCTATTTTCCTTAAAGGAAATGGAGATGTTGCTACTATTATAAATATGTCTATTGAAGATAGTACCATGGAAGATATCCAGAATACTATACGGAGAGTAGATGATTTAGAATATAACGATTCTATAACGGATTTAGACAAGAAAGCTATAGAAGGAGAACCGGCAACACAGTTAAGAGGTGTATTTACTGACGGATTTATTTCATTTACTAAAGCAGACGTAAACTACGATAAAGGTTCAGATAAATATGACTGCTTAATAGATATAGATTCTCAAGAATTGCAGTTACCTTTTACAACTAACAATGTTGATTTAACTGTAAATGAGGCTGGTGACACTTCAAAATCAGAGATGGGTGTTATCATTACGACACCTTATATTGAAGAAGTAGCTTTAACTCAACCTACAGCTACACAAACTATGTTAGTCAATCCATACCAGGTATTTGACCCGTTAGTTCCTATTACTTTATCTCCTTCAGTAGACAATTGGGTAGAAAATGAGAAAATAACTACTACTGAAAATACCGGTACTACTATGATAAATGCGGATTTACATAGAGATATAGGTTCAGGAAATGCCAGGGTATGGTGGAACAAAGCAGCTTCTAAATACTTTGAAAATATGGCTAATGTAACTGCTGAATTTACTAACGAGTATAGAGGTCAAGCTGAATCAGGTATTTATGCGACAGAAGTAACACAGAAGAAAACTACACAAGTTAAAGATTCTTTGATTACTTATATACGTTCAAGACCTGTTACTATTAAATCCGCGGGATTTCCAGCTTTCGCTAAGAATATTAGATGTTATTTTGACAGCATTCCGGTTAGCTTAATACCGAAAGGAACTACTAAAGTAGGAGACCCCTACACAATCGGAACACAGTCTTATACTTCTGTAACGGCTGATGCTGAAGGTAATGTCGAAGCTGTATTTACAATACCTAAGAATGTTCCTTGTGGTACTAAAGAAGTTAAAATTGAATATTTAGGGGATGCTGTAAACAAAGCTAAATCAGGGTCAACTACTTACACAGCTAATGGCAGAAAGCATACAACTATTGAGACTATCTTTGAGCATAAGACAGTAGTACATGCTGTAGACCCCTTAGCAGAAACTTTCATGTTTACACAGGAAAAATATTTAACTTCTGTAGATTTATTCTTTGCTTCAAACACAGACAATAACTTACCTATTGTAGTACAGATTAGAAATGTAATTAACGGATATCCTGGGGCAGAATGTTATTCAGAAGTAATAGTACCTCATAACATGATTAAGACTTCATCGGATGCTTCTGTACCTACAAAAGTAACTTTTGGTAATGCTATCAAGTGTTTAGCTGATACGCAGTATTGTATTGTAATAATGTCTGATTCAGCGAAGCCGGCAATGTGGGTATCCCAGTTAGGGGAAAGAGAAGTAAAGACTGGAAAAGTAGTTAATTCTAATCCGTATACGGCTGGTGTTTTGTTCAGTTCATCTAATGCTATGACATGGACTGCACATCAGGACATGGACTTGAAGTTTACTTTAAGGACAGCTAAATTTAATGAAACAGGGTCTATTGAGTTTAAGAGAGTAACCTTAAATCAGGTAGATTATATAGTATTATCAGTAGATGCTTCTGTTCCAGCGGAAACTTCATTAAATTGGGAATATAGAATTAATTCTTCGGGAGCATGGCAACCGCTTGAAATATATAATTTAGCAAAGCTTGAAAACATAGCTAATAAGATTGATTTAAGATGTACTTATAAAGCTAAGACTACAAGGGCGCCGATGATTTCGTCACAGTGTATGTCTCTTACTTCTTATTCTTCAAAATTAAAAGGAAAGTATATTTCAAGACAAGTTGAATTTGATAATACCTTTAATGACATTAAGCTTTATCTGAATGAGTGTAAAAATACAGGGGCAACTATCAAGGTATATTATTCAGTAGACGATGGGGTTAATTGGGTATTACTAAAAGATGCTGAAGCTACTACAAAGACTGTAGATTCTGAATTTACAGAATATTATTGGCACAAAGACCATTTAACGCCAAGCAAGAAATTAAGAATAAAGATAGAGCTTCAAACCAATTCAGCAATAGGAGTTCTCACACCTCCGAGGTGCAAGAAACTTATAGTAATAGCAAAGACAATTTAAGAGGACAAAATGAGGCAGAGATACCAAAGAACATCAGGGGCTGTTATTATAGAACATACTGCTGATGAAGAAAACGCTTTAAACAATGAATTAGCGTTAAAAGCTTTAATGAAGAAATTCTCTACTCTATGTACTCTTTTAGGCATTGAGGAGGAAGATTTAGTCAATCTTCCTCTTGATGTTTTAAAGGGAATGTATAAGAGGTGAAATTATGCCTGATGAAATAAATGGGTTTAAGATAATATCAGAATCATTAACAAATCCGGACACTATGTTTGATTTAGTGTATAAGTGGAAATACAACTTTTCATTAATAGGAACGGATTTTGTTAGATTCTCAAAGAATAAAGCTACCGAAGAAGAAGTAGAAGCCTTAGAGGTAGATGATAAGTTTGTTACACCAAAGACTTTAAAGAAAGCTTTAAAGATAACAGACATAGATAACAATACAGGAACAACAAATTCAAATTCAGCAATAGAAGCTTCTAATGCTTATGATGGAACACCTTCTACACCGCAGCAGTTAAGGTCTTCATCTTTTGTCATTCCTCTTATACCATTAGTAGACAAGAAAATAAAAGGAAGAGCAACATATTCATTTTGTGATGGAAGACTTACAGTAGCTGAAAGAATATGTGTTAATCAGTTTTCATACTGTAACTTTACTTTACAGAAGAAGGTTGGAAAACAGAAAGCATATTATAAGGTAGATATTTACCAAGACGCAGAAAAAACAGAGTTAAAATTGTGTACTTTTATTTATAAAAACGATACGTGGGTAGGAATAGCGGTGAATAATAAATCAGAAAAAGATTTAATATTCAATATGCAGTATAGAGGTTCTGAAAAAGAACAGAAACCTATCATGTATAAATGTTTCAAGTCTACACTATTAACACCTGAAGGGCAAATAGTAGCTACTTCAATAACTATGTTTGAAAATTCAAATGCTTTTATTTCAAGTACAGCTACTATACCGGAAGACGATGCTATTTCAAAAACATTTATAGCTATGTTGATTAATAAGTATTATGGGTGATATAAGATATGTCAAAAAAACTAAATGAGGAAGGGTTAGAATACTTAGTCAAAAAACTGTCTGAACAGACTAAGATAAAAGACAATTCAGTATCTACACCGAAACTACAAGATGAAGCTGTAACAAACCCAAAATTAGCTGACAGTTCTATTACCAGTTCTAAGATATCAAATGCTTCTATTGAAGAAAGACATTTAAAGAACTTTATAATTACAGCAGCTAAGCTTTCTGAAAATTCAGTCCAAACATCAAAGATAGTTGATAAAGCAGTTACTTTAGAGAAATTAGCTGACTCTTTAAAAGATATAATAACTAATTCAATCTCTAATAAAAAGGGATTACAAAATACAGGACAGTTAAATAGTCTAAATGAAAGCTGTTTCTTTTACGGCAATTCACCTAATAACAATTCAGAGCCGGCTGAATTTGCAAGAGGATCAGACTGGAACGGTATCTGTATTTACAGTGTAGAGCAGACGTTACAGATATTATCAGTAGGACAGTCTTACGGAATTAATCCGTCTTTACATTATAGAGTAAATGACGGAGAAGTATTTACGAACTGGACAAGAATTTCAGACGTTGACCACATATGGGAAAATCTTCATAGGTATGGTGGAAATTATGTTCCAGCAAACCCAGGAGAAAATAAAAGCTGGAATGAAAAGGGAATTTTCATTTCGTCATATAATAGTGAGGTGTTTCAACATCAGCCGAATCAGTGGGGTCAATTAATAAATATTCCGGAAAACAAAGAAAATGAGTCTTTACAGATATGGATAAACCAACCGGATGGAGCTATTTATTGCCGTGGTGGGAATGGAAGTATTAAAGTAAACGACACACCTTTTTCTATTATGTTGTCGCCTGCAACTATATTAGCTGTATCAGGAAGTACACAACCGTCATTGAATCTTCAGTCTGCTTATTCAAATGGGGGGAAACATGTTATTGAAAACTTGCATACACACACAGGCGTGGGAGCAGCTTCACACAAATTAATAGACATTATTAATTATTTAATGGAAAAATCTCACTCACATACCTTTGAGAAGCGAGAGACAGATTGTAATTGTCAATGTGATTGTGGTGATGATACAGGAGGTCCGTGATATGATAGTAAGTGGAAAGATACAGGCTATAACAGGGTTAATTAATATAGAAGATTTAAAAGAAGGGGATATTGTTATTTCTCTACAACGTTCTCCTTGTGAAGTAAAATCAATTAAGAAAGTTAATATTAAAAAAGCTTTACAATCTACATTTAATTCTAATCTTATTATTTCGGATAAATCAAAAATCTACTCACTTTATGGAGAACAAGTAGTAGAAAAAAACAAAACTATTTATATAAAAGAGTTTAATAATACAGAACATGAAGATTTATTTAAAGAAGTAAAAGCTACACAAGCTTATGATATAACAGTTAATGGTTTTAATTATATAATAATAAACGGATATCCTGTTGAGGTAAAGAAATGCTGAAAATATTATTTAATGAAATAAGTAATTCTACTACAAAAGCTACAATACAATTAGCAGGAACATTTCTTTCTATCCAAGCAAGTTGTAGTTATGGTGATTTAAAGGGCTTTGATACAATAGAATCTTTGCAATCATATAATTCTTATATTTTTGCAAGATGTCCTAACTCTAAAGTAAAAAATTTCCGGACAATATCTCATTCTGATTATAAGTTTCTTAACATGAATAGATTAGGAACTTCAATTAAGATGGATTATACAGATATGATTCAGCTTTATTCAGAAGCTGATATACTGCAAATAGATACAGGCATAATAACTCCAGCTGAACGAGATATTATTATAAGAGTATTTGAGGGTAAAAAAGAGAATTTTACTATTGATGCAGACATACCTTATGAATTAGGAACTTTTGATTCAAGTAAGTTATCTACACAAAACCACCCCAGAGTAGACTTGTGGGATTCATATTCTGTTAAAATAGATGGAAAAGAATACCAAGCAAATAAAGAGGGATTTATAAAAGCCGGAGATTTTTCTAAACCTATTTCTGTAAAAGATAAAGAATATATAGACATAGAAATTCAGAAATATAAAGGAAACTTTGCTTCACCTTTAGACCGAGACATAGATAATGAAGATGTACTATTAGAATCAACTGTAGGACTTCTTAATGCAAGAAGAATTAAATTGGTTAAAGGGAAGGCTTCTGTACGTTTATATCCTTTTGGTTATAAAGGAGCTTTTAAGCTTAAATTAGGACGTAAATGGTATGAAGTGTGGAATGAATACAATCTTATCTTAGGTGAGTAATGGGTAAAACTATATCTATTTATTTAGGTAGTAAATGTAATCTTAACTGTAGTTATTGTCATAGAGAAATTGGGAAAGAGTTAGAAAAAATATCTAACTCTTTCTTAGCTGTTTTAAGAAATTACACTCACATTCGGTTTATGGGTGGAGAGCCTACTATGTATATGTCGCAAATAAAATACATAGTAAGGCAGCTTCCTAAGACAATAAAATACTCAATCACTACTAATGGCATAAACTTTAAATTATATAAACAATTTTTCTTAAATAATAATTTTCAGATTATTTTTAGTTATGATGGGGATTGTTCTTTAAGAGGGTACGACCCGTTTACTTATGAAATAAATTATCCTAATGTAGGAGTATCTACTACAATCTTTCACAGCAATACAGATTTTTCTGTTTTATATAAACAATTTGCAGAAAAAGAGAAGATAATAAAAAGAGGTCTTAGTTTCTATCCGCATATTATGCATGAGACTTCTTCCTATAATTCAAAATACTCATTAACTTTAGAAGATTATAAGGAGCTTACTACACAGATAATTAGTAGAATAAAGTCTTTAGTAGATGATTATGAGCAGTATAATATTATAAACCAGAAATACTTAGGGCTATTTTCACAGTTATATACAGCTTTAAAAGCTGATTATGCACAATATGAAACTTATTGTGCAAATAGTAAAAGAGACAAGGTTGATATAGAAGGAAATTACTTAACTTGTTTATATATACGAGATGAAAAGCCGGAAGATTTAGAGCAGATATATAATACTAAACTCACTAAGTGTCTGTCATGTCCCGTACATTCTATGTGTGGGGGAGCTTGTATTAAAAGCAAAGCACACAGTAGAGAATGTTTTTATTACAAAACACTTTATACATGGTTTAAATCTTACTATGAAATACACAAAGCAGCTATAGAGGGGATAAATAGAAATTATGAAGATTTTTCCATTCTTAAATTCAGGAGTAAAACTCACTAAAAATATTAAGTTAAATAGAGATGGAAATTTACTTACTTTATTTGTAGAAGATTCTGTTCTTGAATTAGATTTAGACAACATTAGGGAAGGTTCGTCTACTTTAATATCTTACAAATTTGAAGATAAAGTTCTTTTACCGCTTTATAATTTTAGAGAACTTTGTCAAATATTTAATTGTACAGCACGAGAATTTAATAAGATATTTCATACATATGGAGTAATGCAGATAGATAAATGTAATAGTGATTATTTTATTAAAGTCTTTTTACCATATAATCAGACAACTTTAGAAAGTGATACAGATAATTATAGTGAATTATCATATTTAAATTTAGAAGAGATAAACCAATTAGACTTACAATTTAGTTATTATTTAGAGGATTTAACTATTTTTAAAGATGGAGATTATATAAATATCAGCTTTAACTTTAAACAGGGTAGTAGTTTTTGGAATAGACCTGTTCATATAAACTATGCCGGATTATCAGAGCCTCTACAGTATGGGAGAAACAAATTTAAATTTAAATATTTAGAGGGAAATGATATTTATATAGGGGAGCCTTATTCATCTTATAAGGGTAGAATTATTCCGGTAAAGAAGTATATCAATGATAAATAAGATATTTATTATTTTAGGTAATAGCTGTAATCTTAACTGTAAATACTGTGTACAACATCAGCTGGTACATAGACATATAAAATCAAAGATAAATGAAGATATTTACAGTTTTATCAGAATAATTTCAAAGTATAAAAAGCTTCCTATTGTCTTTTTTGGGGGAGAGCCTTTACTTTACTATCCAGCTATAAAAGAGATAGTTAATAATACAAAACAGTATAACGTTTCTTATCATATTATCACTAATGGGCTTCTATTAAATAGAGAAGTAATTACATTTTTTAACTTAAATAAAGTAGGAGTAGCTGTTTCATGGGATGGAAATAATACGGAACAGACAAGAAGATACAATATTTTTAAAGATATAAATAAAATAAAATCTATTATAAGATTAGATTCATTAAGTCTTTCAGGAGTAGTTACTTCTTATTCGTATCCGAAAGATATTTTAGATTCTTTTCAAACAATAGATAATTGGTATTATCAGTTACACAATAAGCATATAGGAGTTAATCTTGATTTGCTTATAGATACTGGATTGTCGGACAGAGTCCTATATCAATTTGATTTTAAAAAATTAGAAGAGCAGTCAAGATATATTATTATGCAGTTCATAAAGGACTACACAGAGAAGAAAGAGACAATTTATTATTTATATGGATTATCTCTTTTAAATAGATTATTGTTTTCATTGAAAAATCCATTTACTTTTGAAAAATGTACATGTGGCAATGGACATACTGTCATAAATTTAGATTTATCAGGTAATCTATATTCTTGTCATAATATTTCTAATTCTAACGGTACTATTTATGATTTAGAGAATAATTTAAATCTAAACAAAGAAATTGACCCTACATCTGACTTTAAAGACTTTTGTAAAGAGTGTAAAGCACTTCCTTTCTGTAGAGGAGGGTGTCCGTTAGTTACAAAAGAGAGAAGAGAAGACTTATATTGTAAGATACGACAAACTTATTTTGGTTCTATTTTAGATGAAATTACTAAGAATAAAAATCTTTTAGAAGAATTAACTTTCAATTCCCGATAATATAAGGGAATTTTCTTTTATAAACATTCTATTTATGAAATAACTATGTGCAGAAATTTTGTACATTCTTTTTGTGTCTTAGAAAATATATTAGATAGGTGTTGAAAACATGGAGTATAAAATGAAATTTAATACGTGGGATTATATGATTTTTGGTGGCATAGCTATTGCCTTATATTTTTATTTGAAAGACTTATTTAACTTATTTTTATAATAAAGAGGGTGAATAAAACAATATGCCAAAACCTAATAATACACTAAATGTTAGCATTGAAGCACAGTTTCCGAATCCTTATTCTTTAATATTTACGGGCGGAGTAGAAGCTTCTTACGATGGTAGTGCAGAAGTTACTGTCAATATACCGCAGTATGACTTGTCGGGATATGCTACAAAAGATGAGTTAATAAAACCTAAAGTTTTAAATATTACGTCACAAAATAATACTTACATTCCGACAAGCAATATAATAGTTCCTAAAGCTTTAACAACGGATTCTGCTACTGTTCAAGTTAATTCAGAATATGACGCTTACAATCTAACTTCAAAATATTCACAGCTAATAGTCAATATTCCTCAGGAATCTAATCCTATAGGAACTTCACGAGTAGTTAAATTAAATGTAGACGGAAGTGAATTTAATATTGATAGAAATATAAAAATTACTTGTCATTCTACGTACAAGATTATAACGGACAAAGTAAATTTTATATTAAAAGCTCATACATCTTATGCTTTCTTACTCATTATAATTGACCGACAGATTTCTATTATTTGCAGCGACACAACTAATAATCAAGTTTCTATTGCAGCTCAAGACCATTTAGGTTCAGTTAAGATAGGGAACGGAATAGCTGTTACTACAGACGGAACAATTTCAAATGATTTATCTTATGTTACTGATTATTTAAATGCATTAAAGAAAGAAGTTTTACATTTAAATAATATTAGTTTTGTAGTGCCTACTTATAAAATATTATGGAAACAGAATAGTCAAATAGCAGGTTCTTTGGATGCTTTTTACTATACAGGGGAAGCAAACAAAGCTGAACATGCTGAAAAAGATGAGTTAGGTAATGTAATTCACGAAACTTATTTAACTAAAGCAGTAGCTGACACTATCTACATGACTAAAGGCGGGTCTGTTCAGCCGGCTACAGCAACTACTTTAGGTGTAGTAAAAGTAGGAAAGAATCTTGTTATTACACCGGACGGAACTCTTTCAGCGGATAGCTTTACTGAATTAGAAGCACAGACTTACGTAAAAGTAGGAAGTACGATGATTCAGAATGGGAAAGTGACTGGTGCCGAAGTTGAATTTGCTACCAAAGCGACACAGGATTCTAAAGGTAATGTTATCGATACTTATTACGCTCCGTTGTCTGCATTAGGAAATTATGTTACGCAGGATATTTTAAATTTATATGTAACAAAAGCTTCTTTAGGTACATATATAACGCAAGATAAACTAAATGCTTTTAAAGATGACCAGGATAATTTCAATAAGACTTTATTTTATTTAAAGACAGAAACTTATTCACAAGCAGAAGCTGATGCTAAATTCTTAACAAAAGTAGATTTTGAAGCTTATAAAGAAACAGTCAAAGGGCATTTAACAAAAGCAGAAGCTGACAACACATATATTTCTAAAACATATGCAGATACAACTTTTGCGCCCAAACAAGATTTAGATGGCATTACACAGCAGTTAGACGTAACAAGAATAACTGATGCAGAGATAGACCATCTGTTTTTATAATAAAAGGAGAATAGCTTAATGAAAGTATTAGATTTACCAGGACTTACTAAGTTTTGGGAAGGACTGAAAACTTATCTGTCTAATAAATATGCTTCTAAATTAGATTTAGTAGAGTTAGTTACAAAAGAAGAGCTTAAGAGCATAAGAGTAATTAGAAAAGTAACGGCACTTCCGACGGATAATATTTCTGAAAATAGAATTTATTTAGTAGGAGAGAAGGCTTACATCTATAACGGTACAAAATGGCTGGAGATAACACAGGACTTACTTACTTTTGATTCTACTCCTACAGAAGATAGTCAGAATCCTGTAACATCAGATGGAATTAAATCATATGTAGATACAAATGTAGCAAACATTTTAGCTACCATTAAAAATGCAGAAGAGCATGGTTATTAATATAAAAGGAGACTAAAATCAATGAGTGAATTAGCTTTAATAAAAGAAAAGACTTTATCTGATATTGGTGATGCTATTCGAGAAAAAACAGAAACTACAGAAAAATTAAAGCCGAAGGAAATGCCGGCTAAAATAAAATCAATTCAGACAGGAGTTTCAATAGACGATTTACTTGATAAAGGTTATAATTTAACGATAGATAAAGATAGTTTCACTAATCAGTACCCTGTTTATAATATATATGTTGCTTCTGGTACTAATGGAGAAGTAAGTGGAGTAGACATTCCTAATAAGTATTTAGGAAATGGATTTTTTAGCATAGACGTAAAACTTAAACCTAAAGAAGGTTATAATATTGGTACTATGAAAATAGAATCCTCTGAACCGGATGAAAATGTTACAGAATATCATGAGTATGTTTTATCGGACATTAAAATTACTCAAACATCAGCGGCGACTTTAGCTACTGAAATTGATTTTAGTTCATATATGAATACTTGGTATCATGATTCTTATAAGACAATGACTGAATTAACGGCTGACACAAAAGCTATCATGCAAAATACAAGTATAAAAGCTAAGGCTCAGGAAATGCACCATACTTTTGCTGATTGTCAAGAACTCAAAGAAGTTCCGAAAATACAAGTTCAAACAAGTGATATTAATAGTATGGATTCTTTTGCGTTACATTGTAGGAACTTAGAAAAAGTAGATTTATCTGGAATGAATTTAAGTAGAGTAAATACTTTATTTCATGCTTTTGAAGGTAGTGAAAACTTAAAACAGCTTCTTCTATCTGAAAGTTCTTTTAAGCGAACAGTTGACAATATTAATATAGCTTCTTTATGTGAAAATTGTTTTAATTTAGAAGTTCTTGATTTAAGAGGAATTAAACTAAGTAACACTACAAAATTTATTAGTTTTGTTTTAGGTTGTTCTAAACTTAAGTATATTTTAATTAAAGAGGAAGATAAAAGTATACTTGTAAACAGTAATTTTGTTGCTGAATTAGAAAAGGCTGGAATAACGACTTCATGTACATTACTGATAGATAATATAAGTAATTTGGATTTAAAGCAACTTAAAGATGGTATAGAAACTGTTGGACTTACAGGACAGTATAATTCTTACAATATAAATTTAGCTTCGTCTAACAAGTACACTATAACAGATAACGGTGATGGTACAATTCAGATACAACCCAAATCATAATGGCATAAATTAACTGTACATGATGAAATTTTCTATGGATTTTCAAATATTCCTGATATTGATTTAAAGAATATTCGTTTGAGAATTACAGGAACATCTAAATATCAATCAAATAATTACACATTCACTAATTTAGAAATTCCGGTTGTATTTAAAGGTGACCCGAATAATATTGGAATTATTGCTGTAACTACTGGTAAGATGTCCGTTTTGAGGCAATTCTTTGACAACAATTCAGACATTCAAAAGGATTTTCCAAATCTTTATCTTCAACTTAGTAGTAGTAGCTATGATAATGATTGTATGTTTATGATTGCAGATAGGTCTGCCAGTCTAAACTATTCTATTCATACAGTATTGGGAAATAGTGCTGGACAGTGTGGAAAATGCGTGGCTGGTCTTGAATCATTGATGCCTAATATTCGTTATTTTACTGAATTTAATGTTACTAAACTTGAATATAAAGTAATTGAAGATGCAGATATTAAACCAACTGATTATAAACTTAATTTTGATTAATTTCTAAAGGAGTAATAATATAATGGATAAACCTTATACAATAGACAAGAAATTATTTGATGCACATATTAAAATTATTAAATCTACTTTAGACTCAATAATGAATCTTTTTGTTAAGAAAGAAGACTTAGAGGGTAAACAGGATAGACTTACCTTTGATACTGTTCCGATGGAAGCAAGTAAAAATCCGGTAACTTCTGAAGGAATTAAAACATATGTAGATTCTAAACTTTCAGTAGTACCTAAACTTTCTTTTAAAGTAGTAGATTCTTTACCTGTTACAGATATTCTTACTGATGTTATTTATCTTTTAAAGAATAAGACAGAAGAAAATAACTTATTTACAGAGTATATTTATGTAGAAAACAAGTGGGAAATTTTAGGTTCACCGACACTTGATATGTCTGATTATTTAAAGAAAGATGACTTTACACCTTTAACTTTAGAAGACTTACAGAAGATGTGGGGAGAAGACATCAAGATAGCGGACTTATTAAAATATTAATCTTTTAGAAGAGGTATTAATATGAATCTTGAAAAAGTAGTTACAATACCTTTGCTCAAATATTTTTATATAAGATTACATAGAGTATTTGCGACAAAGAAAGAATTGTCACAAATATACTCTATAACACCTTATTACTCTAAAATAGATGATGAGACAAAGCAGATTACAAAGAAATATTTACAGAAAGAAGTAAAACCTGGAGACTCTATTATTGACATAGAAGGAAACCTTTACACAGTAGAAGAAGTTTTTGACTTGTTTATTAAAGTTAAAAAATCTCTTATTTCTATTAAAGGTTATAAAGGTAATTCTCTTTATTTATTAGCTTTTGCTGTTCCTGTTCCGCCTTCTTTACATGAAGGAGAAAAGGTAATGATAGAAGTAGAAGCTAATCTTTTCCAAGGTGATACAAATACTCTAAGGGAAGACGATTATGTAATAGACAAAGCAGGGTCATTCTTTAAAGTTAAAACAATATCTAATGATAAAGTTTTAGTATATGGTCCTCTTTATTCAATAACAGGGATTAAAGGTGAAAAGGGCTTTAAAGGGGAGAGAGGTCATTCTATTTATGTTTCTGAAAGAGACCTTTATATCAATTCTGATGTTAGCTTTACTAAGATAGAAAATTCAGTAGATATAGAACCTGGTGATTTTGTAGTAGATGCTAAAGGTGATGTATTCTCTATTGTTTCAGTCGACCAGGATGCTAAGACTGTACATTTAGCTAATAAAGTTATTATTAACCTTAGAGGTCCGATGGGGAACAACGGTAAATCTTTCTATGAGATATATCAGGAACACGGAAATACATTACCGGCAGACTTAAAGGAATATATAATATCTATTTTACCGAAGCCGGAAGTAACGAAAGCTACAGAAGAAGATATAGAAACCTTAGCTAAGCAGCTTCATGGGTGATATCTATGGACTTACAACTTTATCACGATATATTGTATGTCTTTAATGACAAAACTAAACAAGTACAATGGCATATTGCAGAAATCCCGAAAGCCGGAGAAAATACTTTTGGGGTAGTAAAATCAGGACGTACTGTAAAGATAGAAGATGGTATTCCGGAAGTTTCTGATGAAGTAGTACAGTTAGAAGTTGACGGTACTATATCAAAGTTAGTAGGAAAGTCTTTGCCAAAGAAAACTATACTTATAAGAGGCTTCCCTACTATTGCTGATTTTCCGCATAATGCTGACGTAGGAGCTTTATATTTTGATATAGATAAAGGGATACTTTATCAGTGTGTTGAAAAGACACCAGGAGTCAAGATATTTACTCCGATAAATAAAGTAGCTGATAAAGCAGAAAAAGATATAGAGGGTAATGTTATTCATTTACATTACCTTTCTAAAGATTCAGCAGATGAAAAGTTTGTAGCTAAAGATGAATTAGTTACTTTACTTAATAGTTTATCTGTACCTAAAGCAGATTTAGCTGATAGAGCGGTAGCAGACAAAGCTGGTAATGATATAGAAGATACTTACTTAAGGAAAGATGAACAGTTAGAGATAGATAATGATTATATAGTTCAGAATAATAATCATAAAATTACTGTTAATCAATCAGAAGTAGCTACTTTAGATGATGATTTAAAGCTAAAAGATAAACTACTTAAAACATCCAATCAGGAAGTTAGGGGTGTAGTAAAGACAGGAGAAGGTTTATCTGTTTCAGAAGACGGTACTTTATCTATTGACCTTGAAAAGTTGTTAGCTTTAATAAGAGAACGTATAATTTCTCAAGATAGAAGAAAGAATTTTACTTATAATCAGATAACGATAAAATCTGATTTAAAAGACTATTTAGCTAAATCAGAAGTTAAGAACTGGTTACATCCTTTATGCATGAGAGTAACTGCTTTAGAAGAGAAAGATGAAGAAATACAGAAACTAAAGCAGGAAATAGCGGAACTTAATCGAAAGTTAGAAATTTTATCCAGGATAGTAAGTGGGCATGGATTCTAAAAAACAAATTACTAAAATAATACAGATAGATTCTGATTATGAAGTAACACCTGTAATTGATAAAATACCAGATTGCAAAGTAACCGTTTTACCGTTTGATAGTGGGAAAGTCACTATCAATGGGAAAGAAGGTGAAGAGCTTTATTTTGCTTATGGTGAGCCTTTAACAGTTACCGTAGAAGTTGATTACGGCTACGAGTTTACATGTACTTACATAAACAGTAAGAGATATGAAACTTTTTCAGTAGCTTTTGATATTTATAAAGACACTACAATTTCAGTAGTTTTAAAAGAATTAGTTACTTATAATGTAAATATTTCTTCAAATGTTGGAGTAGTTACCGTCAATAAAAAATTCTATAAAGGAACGTTCAAAGAAAAATTCGTTAAGGGTACAAAAGTTACTTTAAAAGCTTTTGATACAGAACTTTATAAATTCTGTAACTATGAAGAAGGAATGGACATTAACAAGAATAGGCAGATAATAATACCTAAGATTGATAGGAATTATTACTTTAAATTTAACTATAACTTAGTTAAATTGTTTAGGTTTTATAATATCTCTTGTCTTAATATTAAGGCTTTTACTCTTTTAGTTGATGGTGAAGAACAGATATATAAACCGCAGACAGACCAACAGCTTACTTTAAGGTTTAAATCTAATCAGGAAGTTACTATAAAATCTGTAGAGAAGCTATCTAACAATTATATTACACCTATTGTAAATGTAAATAATAAGATAGTTGAGTTACCACACAAAATTCCGCAAGGAGATGCTGATGTAGTTATTACTATGGATAGTGTGCTTAAGACATCGAGTTCATCTGTGGATTTAAGTAACTATGCTAAGAATTACATTAAAAACTATGATAAAATAACTATCTTGCCGAGAGACACAATTAAATTCTTAAATTCAGGATTAGTAGTTAATAATGCTACTGATATATTTAAAGGAATGCTTAAAGTTAAAGTATTTCCTAAGTTTTTTATGGATTTCACAGAATGTAAATCCATAAAAGGAATGTTTAATTATTGCAGAAATGCACAGATAATAGACACTTCTTATATAGTAACTAAAGCTTGTAAAGATTTCTCTTTTGCTTTTGCAAATAACAAAGCATTAAAGGCTATTGACGTTTCATCATTCAATACCGCTTTAGGGGAAGATTTTTCTTACATGTTTTATGAAGATAGTAGTTTAGAATATTTAGACCTTTCAAAATTTAATATGAGAAAAGCTACTAACTACTATTACATCTTTGGAAAGACTGACAAGCTGAAATATCTTATTTTATCTGACACATTCTTAAATTGCAGACAAGAGGTAGGGCTTTCTAAAAACACAACTATTTTAGTAAATCCTAACCGACTAAAAGCATTTAAGAATCATAATATATTTAAGAAGTATGCTGGACAATTTGATTCAGTAGAAAAATATGAAATAGAAGAAACTTTAGGTGGAGTTATAATATACAAGAAGGGGTGATGTTAATTGGATAAGTTTATCACTCTTGACATTCTAAAATCTTTCTACTTACGCTGTATTGACAAGTTTTATATCAGAAAATCAGAAAAGGGGCAAGCAAACGGAATAGCTTCTTTAGATGGTAAAGGGCAGATAAAAGTACAGCAGGTTCCGGAGACCTTGTTAGAAAAAATAAATCTGATAGATACGAAGGTACAAGAAGTAGAGACAAAATTAGAAACAGTTAAAGAGACTAATTTCAGGATTAACTTCTATAAAGATATAATAAAAGCTGACCAGGTGACTTGTGAGATAGCTAAGTTAGTTATTAAGAAATTAGCTGTAGAGGATTTTATTATAGATAAAGAGGGTAAAATCTATAAGGTAGAATCAGTAGGGGAGCTTACATTCTCAATCGACCCGTCGAAACAGATAATTAATTTATCAACAGATAGTGAAAGTGATACATCTACTGCTACTGATGAAAATATAAATGATTTATTCGGCTGATAAGAGGTGCTTATGTCAAAGACAGTAATATCTCTTGAAAATTTAGCTTTATTTAAGAGAAAAGCAGACAACTATTATGTACTGAAATCAACCAAAGGCGAGCCAAACGGTTTTGTAGGATTAGATGCTGACGGGAAGATAGAGACGAGATTTCTGCCTGACCAAGTGAAGAAAGCTTTAGTTAAAGAATATGAAAATAAAACATTATTACCAGCAGAGGGAGACGAGCAAGTTTTATATCTGATAAAAGATAGTAATGAAATTTTATTCTATTCTGTAGCAGCACATGCTTATAAACAATTCACAATAGCAAAGCCTTTATTAGATGCGAAGATTTCAATTAAGGGTGTGGTAGAAGCACCTAAGACTTCTTTTGACGGTTATCACGATGTAGAGTTAAATACAAAAGTTTCAAACGAATTTCCTACTACATCCATAACAGATATAGATGATTTATTTTAATTAGAGGTGAAATATGCCAGAAACAAAATATGTAGACCTTGAATCTTTAAAACGGTTTAAGCAGAAACAGGATGCGGCAAACGTAGCAAAGTATTTAGGTACAAGCGAGACAGCAACAGTAGCAAATAAAGTATCTCATAAACTTAAAATTAAAAATGGAAGTGTAGACTCCGAATATGACGGTAGTGCTGAAATTTCTATAGATATTACTCCGCCAAAAGCAGCTACTGCAACTGAATTAGGTTTAGTATCTGTAGGGGATAATATTTCAGTAACTAACGGAAAAATTTCTATTGAAGCTGTAGATATAAAAACAGCTTTAGGAAATACACCTACTGAAAGAGCAGAGAAAGACGCTAACGGAAAAGTCATTCATGAAACTTATGTAGAAAAAGATGGTACTAAAGTTCTTTCATCGAATGATTATACGGATGCTGAAAAAGCAAAATTAGCTGGAATTGAAGCTACTGCACAGGTAAACAAGATTGAAGTAATCAAAGTTAATGGTGCAGGGCAGGTAATTTCTAATAAAGAAGTAAATATAACAGTTCCGACAAAGACTTCTGAATTAGTAAACGATGCTGGCTTTGCTACAGCTACAGGTGGTACGATTGAGAAAGCTGTAAAGGCTGTTAAACTTGAAACGCCAAGAAACATTAACGGAGTTCCCTTTGATGGCACAGCTGACATTACCATAGAAGACAATACTAAGGTAGCGTTATCAAAAGTAGGGGCTGTTAATGGTGTTGCTTCTTTAGATGCTGCCGGAAAAGTTCCTTCCAGCCAGTTACCGTCTTATGTAGATG